CGGTAGTAAATCATGTGAAATACGTAAATGGCGAGGACCCGGCCATTTTCGTATATGTAGCCCTACTTCTTATCATCGTGTTGAGCTTAAGCCTGGCGTAACTGCATGGACTTTGTTTATGCCCGGTCCACATAAACGTGAGTGGGGTTTTCTAGTTAATGATAAATGGATACAACACGAACAATATTTGAAAGAAAGATATGAACAAGCTCATAATTAAAAACAAACAATTTAAAAAGTTAGTTGCTAATATTTGTAAACAGATTGCCAATGACGGCTGGCGCCCTGATTATGTCGTAGGATTAACTAGAGGAGGGCTGCTACCAGCTGTAATGATCAGTCATTACTTAGATGTCCCTATGCAATCACTAGATATAAGTCTACGTGACGGCGGTGAATGTACTAGCAATTTAGGCATGGCTGAAGATGCGTTTAAGGGAAAGAATATTCTTGTTGTTGACGACATTAACGATCAAGGTAGCACATTAAACTGGATCATGAAGGATTGGCCTAGTGGATGCTTTCCGGGCAACGAACTCTGGGAACAAGTATGGGGCAATAATGTTCGATTTGCAGTAGTAGTTGATAACATGTCTAGCCAATGTGCGGTAGGTATGAGTTATTGGGGTATGGAAGTTAATAAAGCAGAAAACGATGTATGGGTTGAATTTCCTTACGAAGAGTGGTGGACTAAGTGAATGAAATTCTAGTACCTTGGAAAAAAGAACAAACTGGTTTCTGGTGGAACGAAACCTGTGCCATAGTATTAGAACATTTTGGCTTGCCGGGAGATCGATATACTAGTCACCCGTCAACAGATCAAATGAAATTTAAGTTTCATAACGAACACGATGCAATGATGTGCAAAATATTGTTAAGCGATAGAATATGATCAAATACGTTATCGGTTTTATTATTGCTTGCATCTTTTGGATATTTGTACTTTCTCAAGTAGACATGCCGGAATATAAGGTATACGATTGTAGTATGGCCGACTGGCATCCTGATATTCCCAACAGTGTAAAAGAAGAATGCCGTAAGCGTAGATATCAAGATTGGGGGAGAAAGAATGAAACCACGGTTTAAGCAGGCTTACATGGATGTTGCTCGTAGATTTGCAGAACTTAGTCATGCTCGCAGATTGCACGTTGGTGCTATTGTTGTAAAGGATGATAGAATTATTAGTATTGGTTATAATGGTATGCCCGCAGGGTGGGACAATAACTGTGAACTTGAAATCTACGAAGAAAATGGTGATGATGAGCCGGAAGTTATTTTAAAAACAAGACCGGAGGTATTACATGCTGAAACTAATGCTATTGCAAAATTGGCGAAGTCTAATGACAGTGGTGATGGGGCTGATATTTTTATTACTCATGCCCCTTGTATTGAATGTGCCAAACTTATATATCAGTCTGGTATTAATTGTGTTTACTATGGTGAAAACTATAGAGATGATTCAGGAATCAAATTTTTACAAAAATCAGGAGTTAAAATTGAACAGTTGGACACTTAACGTAGAAGAGGATCCCGAAACGGGCGATTGTATATTAGCCTTTCCTCCAGACTTACTAGAACAAACAGGTTGGGTAGAAGGCGACGTGTTAACATGGACAGATCAAGGGGACGGCTCTTGGCTTTTAGAGAAAAAGAGTGTATAATATAATATGAGCAAAATAAAAATAGCAGAGCTGTTTTACAGCATTCAAGGCGAAGGACGCTACATGGGCGTCCCTTCTGTTTTCTTACGTACATTTGGTTGTAACTTTAAGTGTGCAGGCTTTGGTATGCCGCGTGGTGAAATGAGTCACGAGGCAACCGACATCGCGGGCGCCCACACAATGATTAAAGCGTTTGAAAAATATGAAGAACTTCCTTTGGTTTCTACGGGTTGTGATAGTTATGCTAGTTGGCATCCTGATTTTAAAGATCTTAGTCCAATGCTCACTTCAGAAGCAATCGCCGATCGAATTGCGGAAATTATTCCGTTCGGAGAATGGCGTGACGAGCATCTAGTTATCACAGGCGGTGAGCCATTACTAGGTTGGCAACGTGCTTATCCAGAGTTGTTAGATCATCCTAAGATGGCAGGTCTTAAAGAAATCACGTTTGAAACAAACGGTACTCAGAAACTTACTACGGAGTTTAAAAACTTCTTAGGCACGTGGACTGGCTTGCCCAAACATAAGCGTGAGATTACATTTAGCGTAAGTGCCAAACTTCCAGCAAGTGGCGAGAAGTGGGAAGAAGCTATCTGTCCAGAAATTGTTTGCGAGTACGAAGAAGTTGGCACGGCGTATCTTAAATTTGTTGTAGCAACGGAAGAAGATATTAAAGATGCCGAACGTGCTGTAGAAGAATTTAAAACAGCTGGATTCAAAGGACACATTTATCTAATGCCGGTGGGTGGCGTAGAAAGTGTTTACACACTTAATGCTAAGAATGTAGCACTAGCAGCTATGAAGCGTGGATGGCGTTATAGTGATAGATTGCAGGTGCCGTTATTTAAAAATGAGTGGGGAACATAATGAAACGATTTATAGAAAAATTATTCGGCATTGATAAACTCAAAGCAAAAACCGAAGCTGCTTTAAAACTAGCAGAGGAATCAACAAAGATTGCTAAAGATGCTGTAGAGTCTGCAGAACGTGCTAAAGATTCTGAAGAACTTGCAAAACTAACTCCAAAAGATCGTGCTACACGTAAAAAAGAACCATGGGTGGGTGTATTAAACACTCACGTAAATAAAGAAAATGTTCGCAACGGATTCTTTGAACTTGACTGGAATGATCTATTTGTGTTAAAATTAAAACAAGAAGGTTATGGAGTCGACGGCGATAAAGATGAAGAGATTGTCGATCGTTGGTTCCGTGAACTATGTGCTAATGTAGTAGTTGACGGAGATTATGGTGGACCAATTGAAACTGGATCTCTCGATATAAAAACAGTGATGAAAAATAATAGATGACCTATATTTTAGTAGATACCGCAAATACCTTTTTTCGTGCAAGGCATGTTATTAACGGAGATGCTGATATTAAACTTGGCATGGCATTTCATATTACATTAAACAGCATTAAAAAAGCATGGCAAGATTTTAACGGCAGTCATGTGATTTTTTGTTTAGAAGGTCGTAGCTGGCGTAAAGACTATTATAAACCCTACAAGGCTCAAAGAGCAGAAGCTCGTGCTGCACACACAGAAAAAGAAGCTGAAGAAGAAAAAGTATTTTGGGAAGCATTTGATACTTTTAAAGATTTTGTTATTGAAAAAACTAATTGCACAGTAATGCAACATTCTCAGTTAGAAGCAGACGATTTAATTGCTGGCTGGATCCAGAGTCATCCAAACGACAATCATGTAATTATTAGTACCGACACAGATTTTGTACAATTGATTGCACCTAATGTAAAACAATATAACGGTGTAATGGAAACTACTATCACACACGAAGGTATATTTGATGCAAAGGGCAAAAGAGTCATTGACAAGAAAACGCAAGAACCTAAAGCAATCCCAAATCCAGAATGGCTCTTATTTGAAAAATGTATGCGTGGTGATACCAGTGATAATGTCTTCTCGGCGTATCCAGGTGTGCGTACTAAAGGCACAAGCAAAAAAGTGGGTCTTACTGAAGCGTTCGAAGATCGTAAAAGCAAAGGATATTCGTGGAACAATCTTATGTTACAGAGATGGACTGACCATAACGGAGTAGAACATCGTGTTCTTGAAGACTACGAACGCAATCGTCGACTAATTGATCTAAGCCATCAGCCCGACGATATTAAAGCTATAATGGCAGATACTATTGCAACCGCAACAAGTGCAAATAAAAATGTTAGTCAGGTCGGAATTCGTCTTATAAAATTCTGTAACTTATACGACTTAAAGAAAATTGCTGATCAGGCACAGGCATATGCCGAACCATTAAATGCGAGATATATAAATGAAACTCAAACTGTGCCCGTATGAAGATACGTGTGAAAATAGTAAAACTTGTGGAGGTCCTCAAATGACAGATTTACATGCTAAACCGATTATTGATGATAAATTTTGGATTGTTGAAAAAGACGGAGCAAAGTTTGCTACTCTAAGAAAGAACGAAGACAATCGATTTGTTCTTAGTAATGAACTAGGAATTAAAATTTATGACAATAAAGAAAGTCTAACTCGACAATTTGGTAAAGACTTCTTTGTTGTTAAAATTATTCAAGAAGCTACTGATTCATTGCCTAATGAAGTACACGGGTATTCAACAAGTACTAGTCCGTTCAATGCAATGTTTGATATCAAACGTAAGCTGCCACTCTTTACCAAGAGTGACGACAGCAAGAGTTTATATTGTGCTGGATTTTATGTGATCAAGTTTGACAAAGGTTGGGTAAAATCATTCTGTCCTAAATTAATCACATTACAACGATACGAATACAAAGGTCCTTTTAAAACTGAATTAGAAATGAAGCAGGTGTTAAGCAATGTCTCAAAATAATATAACATCTCTTCCTACTGTAGAAAAACTTATTTCTAGAGTTGCAGTTGCAGAAAAAAGTCAGCAAAAAGAGATTCGTATTTCTATTCAAGAGGCTAGAGACTTAACTTCTGAACTTAGTGTACTAACTAGCAAATTAGGTAAAACAGTGCAAGAAATACATGCTATGCTATCCGAAATACGCGAGTCTACCACTAAAATTGATGTTAAATTCGATGGTGGTCAATTCTAAATAAGGATAAATATATACGTGGTTAATTAGGACACGTATATATGAGCAGACCAAAACCTAAAGTAATACTTGAACATGCGAATAAGGATTCTTATAAGATTGAACAAATCTTAGAGAGCGATGCCATATGGGCGGTGTTTTATAAAGGTCAGCCTTTCAATTTAAAAAGTGGTAGTCTATTGGCGAGTTATCCTGGACCAAAGTATAAAAAAGTAAGTTTTTCAAATCCTGGACATGCACATAATCTTGCTAAAAAATTAAACAAGTTGTTTAAAACAACAGATTTTGCAGTTTTTAAGTTAGTACAAGGCGAACAAATAAGTTAGTATGGATTCAAAGAATACCTATACAGAGGTATTCCTCAAAGCTGCAGGATTACCTAACAACAATATCGAAAAATATCGATCTGTATGGTGGTGTAATCTGCGAGAAAAGAATGCTAACGGTCTTAGATTAACTGATCAAGGTATTGAGTTTGTAGAAACTCATGCTGAAATTAAAACATATAATATTGATCTTCCAAAAGAACTTAAAATAACACCTCAAATTTTAGTTTGGTTAGATCACTATATTCAATCTCCATTTTATCTCGGAAAAAATTATATTAAAGTTATGTCTGAAAAATCAGCATTTGAACTTTATCTGTTCTCTGGAGATATTAGAAAAATGGGCATGGCAAAAGCTATGAACAAAAGACTTAGCCAGAATTAACATTTTCTTTAATCATCTATATTAAATATTGTACTATGATAGAATTGAATGCCTTAGATGTTTTGAATCGTCGAAAGATTGATTTTATAGCACCTCAGTTTTCTAAGATTAAAATTTCCGAAGGAGATTTGTTTGGAGATGATCTTGAAAATTGGATTAAAGTAAAACTCAAAGGTAGATTCTATTTGCAAAAAACACCAGGTCTTGGCACTGATAGTAAAGTAAGATCAGTAACATACTTGGGGTTTGAAGATCATAAAGAATTGACATATTTTATGTTAGCATGTCCACATTTAAGGAGAAAATAATGACAGACGAAGTCAAACAAGAAGTTCCCGTAGAACAGGCGGCGCCACAAGGTCCAGATTTAAATCTTAACGATCTTGCAGCACTAAAAAGTATTATTGAAGTCGCATCACAACGAGGAGCGTTTAAAGCAGCAGAACTAGAATCAGTTGGCAAAGTATTCAACAAACTTAACACATTCCTAGAGTCTGTAGCAAAAAAGGAGGCTTAAATGATAACCATTAAGCATATAGGTAAAATTAAGGCCAACGGAGCAAAAGTTCTAGTTGCCTTTAGAACTTTACCAGGCGAATCTAATATGGCATTGGTGTTGCCAGTTGCCCCTTTGAAAGATGAATATCACGATTCTATTATGAAGATGGTTGAAACTGACCAAGCTCAAGAAGTATTTGAGTTAGGTGAAATCATGTTTACACGAACTTTTCCAGATGGACGTCCAATGTTACAAGCACTAAGAGCAGACGGATCATTGATAAAAGTACCTACCGATACTATTGTGATGACTCCAACGCCTGGCAGTGAAATTGATTTGCATCAGTTAAATGTTCTTATCGCAGAACAAAAAAATGTAGCCATTGACGATCTATACACATTTGTTTCCGGTGCCCCTAAAAAAGCAACAGTTGAAGAAATTGTTGAAGTTAAAGATTTGATGAGAGATGTTGGTGAACCTAATATTCCTAAGAAACAGGAACCGTTAAAGGCTGCAACTAACGAAGTATTATCGGATAAAGACATTGCTAAGTCGTATCGAAGTCAAGCAGATGCAATGTATAAAGAAGCTGCTAGATTACGTAAACAGGCAGACGATCTCGATCCAATACCTAAGAAAGCAACTAAAAAGGCTGAAGAAACTTCTGATGCCTAAACCCTTATTTAGACCACCAAAACATCTTGTACAAGAATGGCCGGAAGTTTTTGAGGATCTTTATATGAATACCATGCCAGTTCACTATGTAGAAATGATTAGATTAGAATTTGGCAACGGTAGAATTTGGGAAATTAATGTTAAAGAACAATTAGCTCACAGTCATAGTGATATAATTGCCAGTAAATTAATAGAAACGTTTCAAGAATATAAAGAAGAAATTAAAAAAATAGATTTTAAAATAGATGTCGACAGGCTTAAGGGCGATATCGGCAACGAAACTAAAAATATTTTATGAATTATATATAATCTTAAACTTATCTGAGGTATAAGAAAGTCCAAGAGTTATAATAATTATGGCTTTGACAACGTCTTTAAAATCAAAATTGTTTGAAAATGTAATATCAACAACTGGTTTTAAAGACGTTTTCCATTTGCGTAACAGTTCTATATCAACATTGCTTCTTATAGAAAACTCAGAATTAAATCTATTTCTAATCCTATTGTGATATGTCATTACATTATCTACTAACAAATGTTGTTCATAATGTATATGAGGAATAATACTGCCGTGATCCGGAACCAATGCAATATAACATCCGGTATTTAAATAGTCGGAAATTTCTATCTTTTTCATAGATGCTAACCAAGGATACTGTATTCCGCCGGTATTAAAATAAACAACTTCTATTGTATCATTATGGAATAAACTGTATACCGCTTGCCTAGAACGTCCAGGATGTATTACATTTTTTTTCAATCTAGGATTATAATGTGCTCCCAAAGGATTACGTATTCCCTGAGAAAAATATACATCAGTTAACCAGCACATCTTTACAAAACTTTTAAATTCTGATGCATAGGGTGTAGTATGGAATTCTTTATCAAATTCAGTAGCAAAATATTTTTTAATATCAGCATAGATTTCTCTAGCAGAACTAAACTCTAAATAATTTTTAGAGACTAATCCTTTATATAAAAATTCATTTGATTTTTTAAATTTATTAAATGTCTCAACTAATTCTGGTTGAGTTCCGGGCAACGAGTCAAGCAAATAATCGGGCATACAATTCTTTTGCAAAATGTTCGTGAACTATTTCGTTGTAATGCCCGCCTGGAAGATTTGCAGACCTGGGCACATCAAATGCCATTGATCCCATTTCATGTAGAATCTTTAATGATCTAGATATAGTATGATGTCTTGTTTTTTTAGAATCGTGTTTATAATTTTTTATATACCAACCCCATAAGCAACTGTCTAAAAAGTACACAGTTCCCCCCAAGGATTCAATATGATGCTTTGCTGCTATTAAGTTAGAATAACTAAACCACAATAAATCATAGTCGTCAAAATCTTTTATAATTCTTTCACAATAATGTTTAATAGATCTAGGCATAAACTCATATCCCGGCATAAAAGATTGATATTCAAAATCTCCGCCATAATCTATATCATGCTGAGGAGCTCCAAATCGATTCGGAGATGTTAACATCATTAGTACAATAATATTATTAGCATCTATGCCTTTGCTTAGTTTAAGATGGAATGTTTCAACTGCTCTATGCGCTATTTCTTGATTGCTAATTCCTCTCCGACCTACGTTACTTATTGGTATTCCTGACAGTTTACCAAGATATGCAGGCCATGCTTTAGCCTTACTATTTTCCCAGTATTCATTATGTTCGTTTGTAGATAATTTTTTTTCTGCTGCTTTTATTTGATCTCTTAATTCCTGTGCATCTTTAGGAACACCTGCTAACGGATAAAGATTAGATGTATATCCCGGTATTAATAAATCTGCTGCTAACTCGTCGCCTGCAACATAACTATCACCACTGCATATAATAATTTTATTTGCATTCGTCATATATTTGTTTACATAGGTTATAAAAGTCTGTGTATTCTGGAAATGTATTTAATAAATCAGTACCTAGACGTTTATCGTTTTCAGTAAAAAAGCTATAAAAATCTCTGCGTCCTGCACGTATTTTTTCTTCTGAGATAGTCTTAGCCTTCATGTAATCTGTTACACGAAGAAATTTTTCATATTCTACTCCGGTAAACCATTCTTTATTATCTTGAATAAATTTTAATGTATTGTCCATATAGACTACAAAATCATCTGTAAGAATATTAATCATCCAATGAGGAGGTTCCTTTAAGTAAGGAGTATCAAAAGATACTGCATTCATACCAAATTCTTTACGCCATTCAATTACCTTATGTAATAGACTTTGAAAATTTGTCACACATAACACATTAAACGTACACATTAAATTAACTGTGGCTCCAGTAGCAATCACTGCTTTCATATTTCGTTCCCAATGATCACATTTTAACCCGGTACGCATATATTCTGCTTGTTCGCCCCAACTGTCTATGCTAGTAAAAAAACTAAATTTACGGATTTTCTTTTGATCTAACAAACTCTGTACACGTTCTAGAAGTCTATCAACTCGATCAAAAGTAACTCCTAAATTACTGTTTAACGTAATTTCTAAATGAGGACTAGGTTCAGACTCTAGTAAATCAAAAAACTGCATAGCACCCGGATTCATCAGTGGCTCGCCACCGGTTATACGTAGAGTATCTAAATCATTTTTTAAACTTGGCCACCAGCGCCAAAATGCTTCAATGTAGGGATTTTCGTCTTTAGGACCATAGTAAGTTCCGTTACTCATAAATTCAATGCCATATTGATTATAAGTTAAGTCATAATTTCCATGTTTCTTAATTTCTTCTGTCCACATAGTACTTGCTTGAGGGCAACAGTAGCCGCAACGATAATTGCAAGCATTACCGAAACTGACTTCTAAATATTTTGGATTAATTGGAGCATCCCACGGAAGTTCTGCTAACTTTTCAATCAACGGTGTGGAAAAATTACTAGCACTGTGAATCATTCTATCACTTATATGATCACCTTCTAAGTCTTCAATGTTCCAACAATAAGAGCATTCGCTGGGACGCTCACCTTCTAGCATTTTTTTACGTTGTTCTTTTTTCCATTTGGTGTTATGTAATGCACTTGGATCAATGGCAATTTCATCAAGCCCAATGTGATGGGGGCGAGGATGATAACAACTGTGATTGTCGCCTGTGTGTAGATACAAAGTTTGATGCAACCATTTCATTGTACAGTAACTAGGACTTACTGCATTTAATCTATCTCTAACACTTTTTACAAATTGTACTCTATGATCCATGTTTGCTCTTGTTATATAAATTTTTGAATTCTGGAAATGTATTTACAAATGATGTGCCTTTGCGGCGATCATGTTCATCCCAATACATGTGAAAATCTTTTAATGCAGATACCTTATCAAAAGGTGTTGTTTTAATCCAGTCTAACAATCGTTGTACTTTACTGATTTCAAAATCTTTAAACCCTTTAAATCGAGTTTCCGGAGTTTCGTGGTTATCTTTCATAAACTCAATGGCAGATTCTAACAATGTTGCCATCTCGGGAGCTATTCTAGGATCCATCCAATTAGGACTAGTAAGTTGCGGAATGTCAACCCATATTAACTGTCGATCTGTATTATACGTTTGTCTTAATAATAAAATATTTTTTAAATATTCTAAAAATCTAGGGTAACTTAACACATTAAAAGTCACAATAAAAGTTAAACTGTGTTTGCTACTATTTTGTAGATAGTTGGTAATATTTTTATAAAGTGTGTTAAAATTTAATCCGTCTCTAATGTATTCTGCTTGATTGCCCCAACTGTCTAAACTGCAAAACAACATGAAATGTTCTATGGCATTGGTATCTGTTACTTCTTTAAGGCTTGATAAAAATTTATTCCACTGATCGCCGGGTGGACAACAATTACTAGTGATGCTAAGATGAAGATCTTTTTTAGGACGAGATTTAATATATTCAAATACTTTAAATGTATTTTTATCCATTAAAGGTTCGCCACCTGTCATTCGAAATGTTTGAAGGTTAAAATAAATTTGAGGCAACCATTTCCAAAATGCTATTAGATAAGGATTAGACAAACTGTTGTCGGGTACTGTATCACGCTGCTGCATCCATGTAATATCATTATGCTTTTTAGTAGACAATTGATACGGACCGTTACGTTCTATATCTTGCATCCATGCTGTGGATAAATGTGGACTACAATATGTGCATCGTAAATTGCAGGCTTGATTAAAATTTACTTCTAAGTACCTAGGGGCAGGGTTACCGTCTGCACCTAAGGCAACAGCTTCATTAATGATTCCCGGTCGATATACATCTTTACTTCTATATGCACGGTCGCTTATGTTATCTCCGCTGTCTTCTATTTCCCAACAAAAACTACACTCTTCTGGTCTTTTACCATCCAGCATTAATTGACGCTGTTCTTTTTTATATTTGGTATTATGTAACGCACTAACATCAATGGCAATTTCTTCTAAAGGTATTTTATGACTGCGTGGATGATAGCAACTATGCGTTTGTCCCGTGGGGATATGAATACTAACATTATACCATTTTGCTAGACAAAAACTAGGACTTACTGCATTAAGACCGTGTAGGATTTTTTCAGTATCGTGAAGATATACAGATTGAATTTTTCCATCAACAACCTTAATTTTATCCCCATTAATATTATTCAACATCGGTTTCTTTTTTATATCGATCTTTAGTTTTTAAATGCAATTCTAACGACGGTAACCATTCTGTATACTCGGAGAACAACCAATCAAAATCGTTAATTTTTGAAAGTTCTTCTAAGTCACCAACATTTGCTGTTCCAAATCTGTAACCTGCAAGGGCGCCGCCGATAGAATATAATCCAAACGGCTCATTTTTTCCAACTGCACACCAAATTCTTAATCTAACTGTTGTTTCTTTATCATAGTTTCGATCAATTGATTTACTAGATAACTTTGCACATTCTCTAAATGCACTTCTCCAGGTGCTAAATTCATCAATATTGAACGCTGTTATATTACTAACTTCTTTCATTACTTGAAATTTGTCGCTAATAGACGTTGTCATATCTGGTTTTGTTATATCCATTGACATAGTTAAATGCTTAGGAAACAATTTTACACCGCCGTATCCGTATCTTAATTTGTTTACGGGATTTTTACTGCGCCAGACATGAACAGTTTCTATTAAATTAATTCTACGCTGACGATCATAATAGGGAATTTGTTCAAATTCAAAATTAAATTCTGGAAGTATTTCAGCATCGGCATCTATTACCCAAAACATTTCAGTACTAGATAATTCTGCTGCTTTAATATGGGCTTGATGTATACCTTTAACTCCATGCACACGTTTAGCTAATGGAAATCTATCAAGAAGCTTTTGATAATTTATATCAGCATTAGTTTCGTCGTACGACATAAAAAACATATCGTAGGGCCTAGGCATCGACGCAACTACATCAATTTCTTTCTTGTTAATATAAAATCTGTTTTCAAACTCACGTTGGGTAACTATGGTGCTTTTTGGGAAAATACAAATTCCATCAAAATATTTGCCATTTTTAAATACATGCGGAATATGTTGATCGTATTTAGGAACTTTAAAATCAAATGCAAATTCCGGATTAACTAATACTTCATCCCATATTACCCAAAACATATCAGTGGTAGCAGTTTCAATAGCATTTAGATATTCTTCATATGTGTCTATGTAAAACTTGTCGTAAGGTTTAGGTGTCGATGCAACCACATCAATTTCCTTTTTGTTAACATAAAATCTGTTGCTAAATTCTCTCTCAGATACTGTTGAATTTTTAGAAAATAGTGATATTCCGTCATAGTATTCACCATTTTTAAATACATGAGTATAGGATTCATCCCATTTAGCAACTCGATAATCAAATATAAAATTGTCAGATACTACTAAGTCATCCCAGACAATCCAAAAAAACTTAGTAAAAGATTTTAACTTAACATCATTAAAAGATTTTACATTTTCTAATTTTCTTGCCGCAGGAAATCTTTTAGAAAACAAGTTCCAGGCATCAGTATTAACTGATGTATTACTAATGTAAAAAATATCATATATCATTTTAAATAAGTATTTGTAAGTTTAATAGTTTCGTGATATAAATCTAATGTATATCGACTTTGATTAGAATCAAGATATGGCCAATCTAGACCTAACTCTATTTTTAATTTGTCACCTAACTCTTTAATGTCATCAACAATAGTATTAGAATTAACATGTTCATTATAGATATTGTTTAGTATTTCAAAATCTCGAACATCAACATAGTTCCATGATGTACAATTAGCTAACCAGGTACCCAACCTTGCACCGTGAACAGCATACATGCCGTGTTCTTCATGAGCGCCGACTGTGCTCCACATGCGCAATCGATGAAGATTATGCCACCAAATACGTTCTTTAATTTCCTGTGGAGGTATTTTAATGCCATCATCTAAGGTCATTTTTACGCCTTCACGGAATCCTGCTCTCCACGCTTGATACGGACTTCCTGTAATTATTGTTTCGCTATAGCACTCTTTGAATTGTTGATAACCGTCTTCCCAACAAAAGTCCACTTGAGCACGATCATTATCGCTAGCTTCATGACTTTTCATATTAAGAATAAAATCTTTTTTCCAAATTTTTAATCCGCCGTTTCCATACATTAGTCCGTTGAGCTTGTTTTTGCCTAACCAACTGTATACCTGTATTTTAGGATTGTTTGTGTCAATTTCTAAATTAAAAAATTTAGGATCGACTATGTTATCAGCATCAACGGTGATGAGCCATTCGGTATCGCTTAACTCAGCAGCAGCCTTGTGTGCAGCATCGCTACCTTTAACTCCGTGTACACGTTTTGCCCAGGGCACTTTATTACATAAATCAGCATAGTGCAAATCTGCATTAGGTTCGTCGTAACTTAAGAATACAACATCAAATTCAACTGTTTTCATAATGTATCAATGACATATTGATCAAACAATCTTCTAGTATAAACACTAAACTGATTAGATGAATCTACAGAAAAGATCTTATCACTCGATGCAATGTCCCCTACTTTAAATGTTATTAATTGTAATAGAATATTAGGATCGTTATAATCAGTGATTAAGAAATTCATTTCCGTATCACCTTCCCAAATATTTTTTTTATATTTGTTATCCATAGAAAATATTAATTTAGAAGTTGTTACATCGTGCTGTATTAATATGTCGGGGGAGCTAATTTTAGACCACTTCCTATCAATGACTCGATGTAAGACATCGTCAATTTTAGTTAATGTATGCGTAGCAAAATTGTTAAGCCTAATTAAAGTTTTTGTTATTACATCAACTCGATAAGAAAATAAATTTTCTCTACCATCAAGTATTGCCAATGCAACATCATCATCAATTTTAATTGTTGTTGCATGATGTTGAACACTGGTAGAAGGACCTACACTAGTAACTTCACCCTCAGCATTGTATACTACATGATATTCTATTACATTAGTTTGTTGAAGTTCGATCCACTCATCAAAATCCATTAATTCTTGTTCCATGCAATCTCCTCTAATAGACTTATCACTTCGTCAGTTATTAAATCTTTTTCTACATAATGCACAATATCTGTTTGTTGATAATTACCAATTTTTAAATTACCATCTTTGTTGAGATAAAATCCCGCATGTTCTGTTACCTTTTCAGCGGACCATGGCCAATTTTGTACCATTGGTTTCATGTGTACAACTTTTGGAAAGTCTAAATTGTGTGAAATTTCGTCGGTAATATCTAAAATTTTTGCTGCAAGTCCAAATGCTTCATCTGTACCTAACACTTTAGGTTTATGATCTACCATATACAGATTTTTAAACTCGGTGGGATTTTTTAAAATATATCTGCCGAGCGTAAAAAATTCAGTTGCAATCTCTGTATTCTTTTTAAAAAAAGTAAACATTGAATATAAATTAGGAATATTATTTTTTGTAAATGCTTTTCTGTAAAAATCACTAGAAATTTCTTCACCTCGGTATGTAAACGATTTGTTAGAAATATATAAATCTTTATTTTCAACAAAATAATCAATCCAGTGACTGTAATCTCTAAGAAAAATCATGTCTGCATCTATGCAAACAGTATTAGTAAACGGGGATAATTTATCCATCCAACTTCTACCGTCCCAATGCTTTTCTTTATTCCATTCGATCACATAGTCAAATACCCAGGGACTTTTTAAATTTTTAACAACGGTTGGATTATCGATCACCAATGCTACTTGATCGTATCCGGGTTTCTGTGTATTCTTAATACTCAATGCTGCTGCATATGCACATTTAAGATAATCAATGTCTGCATGAGTAGATACAATAATTAAATATCCAAAATTCATATTAACTCCAGTAACTTATCTTTATTTCTAATAATGCTCTGTTTGTTAATTATGTGTACATCAACACCTTTAGTTGCAGATGCCCAAAAACTTCCGCAGTCAAGAGGCTTGTCAACTAAAAAAATTAATTTTTCTTTATCAACATCAAGTAAAATATCTTTGTCAAAAATTGTAAATACTGGCGGCAAGGTATAAACAAATTCAGTTTCAAACCCATTCATAATGTGTTTGGCAATACTAAATGCAATATCATTTCTAAATTGTTTAGGACTAAATCTAAATAAATCTGCGTAATATCTATAATTGTCTTTGATAAAATCAACTAATTTAAAAAAGAATTGACTTTCTGGACTTTTATCAAACATTACCGTTGTTGCCCAGAACATATGAATTCCAGTTTCGCTAACTCTGTTATCAAGGATGCCGGCTCTATCACCTGTGATATCATTCATAGAATGACTCATCATTACTGGCGCTTCGATATCCCAGTATTCATTTAAGACTGTAGAAAAGATCAAATAGTCACTGTCGATCATTAAAGTTTTATCGTAAGGGCTTAAATCCCAAACACTAAATCTGTTAGAATTTTCAAAAGGAATTGTTTGACTATTGAATCCGTCGTGCAATTTTCTATAGTTTTTAGTTACTGGCTTGTCTACTTCAATTATCTTATCAAAAATAGATTCTGCTTTAGAATACATATTTGATTCTTTTAACCAAGCAATTGTCCATTTGTCAGTCACTAGACTAACAGGCACCTTAAGATTTTTCTTTGCCAGGCCAGCCGATATAATTGCCATTAATCCGTAATCAATTTGCGGATTGTTGTGAGCAAATATTAAAATACCTTTAGTCATAGATCTAATAATTTTTCAACAGTTCTACTAGATTTAATTTTTTGATATTCTTCTAAATATTCATATGTAGCTGAAAAATATCTATCTAATATTTCATCTCTAAATGCATTTAAATCAGCAATTAGGATTGGATTTTCATTAATATCAATTAAAGGAATGTTTTCAACACGACCTTCATTAATTAACATCTGAACAAATGCTATAAGCGTTTGATCAATTTTAAAGAGACCCCCATTACAGCCGTAGGTAAGCCTAGCATTAATTTTCTCTTTAAGAGTTTTACGCTGAATAGCTAGCGTTTGCCTGTAGTTTGAAAAATCTAAGGCTTTTTGTAGACGTTCGTCCATGAGATCTCCTATTAAATACGCACATTATTTATGTGGCACTTAACAGGAGTAAAAATTTAACTACCAGTAATTGGATCTAGTACCGTCGATGCAGGGCCGACAATTGCAAAACTACCTGCAGTTCCAGTGGGCTGCAATACTCCGTAGGCTCTAACAGCAGTAACTGATAATGATAACGTTCCGTCAACTAGATCGCCAGGGGCTGGACTAGGCTCAGGACCTGGATCATAATATCCGTCTGTCCATGTAATTCTAAATGTTAAAACAGTAGCAGTACCGTTAGAATTGTTAGCTACATCGGACTTTGCTTCTAATTTCCAATTATTTGCAGAATACGGACTACTTGCAACTAAAGAATAATATTGTTGATACGATGTTGTTAAATTATAAAAATTAACTCCAGCAGTAATAGCTCCAAAACCCTGTGCTCCGGCAGATGCTAATAAATTACTCCACGCAGTATTTTGTTGGACGCCACTAGTGCCACCGGTTCTTGAGCTTGAAAAACGTATTGACCCGCCGCTGTTAAAAAAGAATCTTGCTTCTTCGGCAGTGTTAAATGTAACCGTTGCAGTTGTGCTACGTGACTGATACCAGGACGAAGAAGTTGAAGTTGATGCTAATGCATCTGTAACAAATTGGCCGGATCCCAGATTAAATCTATTTGTTTTTGCTGTATCTGCTAAAGTAGAATATTGAGTGTTGGGATTTCCAGCACCGTAGGCAATAAGACCGCCTACTGCAATTTGTACAATACTAGGTGTGACTCCAGTTTGATGTATTAATGTATTGTAAAGATCATAGCGTAATGCATCCCACTGAGCTTTTGTTACTTGATTTCCTGATACTACCGCCGAACTAAAAGTTGTTTGCCCGTATCCATGCGATGCATCGTAAAAATAAGTTAACTCAGGAGTTTTACCTGTTCCTATCAAAGCAATTGCTTTGTCTCGAATACTGTTATAATCCGTTGCCGAAATTAGATCACCGATTGCCATGTCTTATCCTTATAATACCAATGCTTCAATCATTTTAATACCATCGTCATCACTAGATTCTAATGCTACTGCAAAGACTCCAGTTGCGTGTGGTACTGCAAATGATGCACATCCATCATTGGCTGCAATTAATTCGTCACCCTTTTTAATACGTCCGATGACTTTTACTGGAACACGACCCTTAAGTGCAATATATGTGCCGCCTTCAAGATCTTTATTCATCATAAATGCTGGATTAGTACTTACTACACCAATAGCACGTTTGCCCCAAGAGCTGGCAGTGACTTCTTTTTCACCACCAATACATACTACAGTGCCGGGTTCGTACTGGGCATCAGATAAATATTTCTCAGCTAAATCAGCATATTGTGCGGCTGTTGCAGTGCCTTGAAATAAATTAGCAGTTAAGTTCCCAGATCCGTCTCTAGCTGCAATAGTATTTGATGTTGCTGTTGTTTTTGCAGATTTGTACACTGGATCTGTGTCAACTGCTGTATTATCTATTTTAAGCCTATCGGCCTTATCAACAACTCCGATAAATCTATTAGCTGTAATATTGGCTAAACTATCTCGTAATGCAATAGAACTGTTTACTGCACCTAACTCGCCTACTAGACTGTTAAGTGTAAGGGCATTGGACGATGTACCAGTAACTGATCCAATTACATTACCGGTTAATGTTCCGGCAAATGCGCCTGCAAACGTCTTACTGGTTGCATTAAAAGCTATCGATAAATCTTCTGCAAGTACATTACCTTTTGTAGATCCAACTAAATTGCCTGTAACATTTCCGGTTAAACTTCCTAGAAATGTAGTTGCATATATATTTGCATATTTGCTAGTTGAACTTCCAATATTAAAAAAGTTATTAGTACCTGGAATTATTGCAGTTGGGGTAAAAATTGCAACATTACGTAGATCGCTATCAGTGACTCGAACTCGAATAGTTATAGTATTGCCTAAGCGATTTTCAATTACTGGTTCGTCGCCATTTTCAATTCTAAAACGTATGTCGTTTTGATCACCTATTGTAAATCCTGCATCGCTAAATGAAATTTCTTGCGTGAAGGCAATTTCACCAGTTCTAACATAGTCACTTGCTAGATATCCACCTAATCTAGCAGCGTTACTGGCTGTTCCCCAGAAGTAATGATCAGTAGTTGTAACTCCGGTTGTTCCGTTTGTGTTGACTAGCGTTATGCCTTTCTTAATAACATCAAATCCTGTAATAGGATTAATGACGCTGTTTAGTGTAAATGCATCTTTACTAACAATAGAAACAGTATCTCCACCAGAATTAAACTTAACAATTGTATGGTTATTTCCTAACGTGTCTTTGACAACTTGTGAGACAACTGCACTTGCACCTAAATCTGGGGCTGCTTCTGGCCCAATTAAAATAAATTCTGTGCCGTTCCATGCTTTTAATTGGTCTGAGCTAGTATCGAACCAAAAATCTCCAGATTGTAGTCCGTTGGGTGCAGTTGGTCCTATTTCAGCTCCGCTTGCAGTCCTAAAATTAGTACCGTCATAAAATCTTAATTTTTTATTACCACTATCAAACCAAATTTGTCCAGTAATAGCCCTAGGAGGCTGACTTGTATTTGCAAAATTTTCTAATAAATGCAAAAAGTTTTCGTTTTGTACTTCGCCGTATCCGGCATAGTTCTTGCCTACAAAGCGTAAATCGGTGGTAGTATCAATGGTGCCGTCGTCTACTGAGACTAAGAAAGTTCCATTAAATTTGTCTACTTGATATGCCATTGATCAACTCCGTTATAACTGTTATTTATCGTAAATATGATGATTTAATTTCTACCCACAGCAACTTCGATTACGCCAAAAACTCCGTCGAAATTCTCTAATGCTTTGCCAATTATTGTGCCTATGGCTAACAAATTACCAGCTGCTTGAGCAACTCCGTTCCCAGCACTTATTAGCATATCACCCTTGGATATCTTTCCTTGAACTTTACACGGAACTCTACCTTGCAAGGCAATTCCTATGACAATCTCTCCTACACACTCGCTATTCATTAAATATGCAGGATTTGTAGTGACTACTCCTGCTAATTTATTAGTGGCATTAGCTGCTATTGTTACTTCAAATTCTCCACCAAACTCTAATACGGTTCCTGGCTCATACTCTGCATCTGCAACATAGTTTTCGGCTAAGTCTGCTGCGGTTCCGTAGTATAAATTGGCATGCACTGCATTCCATTTGCGAGTAGAAATACCTAAATTAGTATTATTTGCAGAATCTGGAATAAATGCAGGAGCAGCTACGCCTCCGGAAACTAAAGAAACTGTAGAATTAATGAATGCAAAATTTGTTTTTCCGCCTGGCTGGGTTGAATCAAGAATATTGATTTTTATTGATCCAGTATTACCTATAATTGTTGGAGTAACTCCGTCGACAATTATAGACATATTTGCTGTAGTTAGGCTCGGGCCGCCTATGGTAATGTGTCCTGTTGAACTAACATCTACACTGTTTAATGTTCCTAAAGATGTTAGACTCGAAGTGATTAAGTTATTTGCTAATGTTGATCCAGAAATGTCAATTCCATCTACTGGGATTGTAATATTTTGAGATCCATCGAACGAAACACCGTTAATTTCTCTAGAAGTTGCTAATCTGTTAGCAGTATTTGCATTGCCGGAAAGTGTTGCTCCAATAATTTGATTTGCTTGAATAATATTAAATGAACTGGTACCTGTTGTAGCCGATACATTACCTGTAACATTTCCTATTAAGTCTGCCGTGATTGTTCCGGCAGCGAAATCACCAGCACTATCTCTTACAACAATTTTTCCCACAGTATTAGATGTTGAGGCATCAACTGACCATGTTGTTGTTGCGGAACCATCAAAGTTACCACCAGTAAGATATGTTCCACGAGTTAGTACATTAGTAGTGCTAGCTTTAATCTCAATATTGTTTTGCCCGTCAAAAAATACACCGTTAACAGTTTTACCTGGAGTTAGTCTACTGGCTGTGTCGGCGTTTCCGGTTAAATTTCCAATTAGACGTTTTGACGGATTAGTATTAATTCCTGTAGTTATTTCGGAAAATCCAGCTATTGGATTCAGGGAATTTAAAACAAAATCATTATTAGAACATACGGCAATAGTAGCACCATCAACTAATAATTCTAAAATAGCACGATTAACTCCGGATGCATCTAAAACACGTCTGGCTTTTAATTGTGTAGTAGCAAACCCCGCTACTGCTTCTGGGCCAATGACATTCCAAATATTATTTTGGTAAACTGATAATTGATCAGTGCCGGTGTTATACCAGAGACTACCGTTAAATCCGGTAGGTTCTGTAGGTGAAATTATTGCCGATCCTACAGGAGCCCATCCTAAATCATTATAAACGCTGAGCGAATTAGTTTTTGTGTTATACCATGTTTGACCTGACAACGGTCTAGCCGGTGGAGATTCATTTGCAAAATTTTCTAACAAATGTAGAAAGTTTTCATTTTGTACCTCGCCGTAACCGGTATAGTTACGTCCTACCAGACTTATGCTAGTAGAAGTATCCAAAGTACCGTCTTCTAGTACTACTAGATATTGACCGCTAAATCTGTTAATTATATACGCCATTTTTCGCTCCCTACATATTTACTCATTAACTTACAAATGTCCATGCACCGCTAATAATCTGGAAAGTTTTAACTGTCCTTGAAATAGACAAGCCGGGTGCTGCTATTGTGGCTGTTGCAAAATTTACATTACTTAAACCAAATGCAGTGCCAGTGGGTGTTACAAATTCTGTATTACTTGTTGACAGAATTGGATTAATATCTAAATTTGTTGTACCGTTGACTGCAAATGAACATAAAATACGTGCTAGTGTGCCATTTCTATATTCTGCAACTGGGGCAATTTGTTCTAATAATGCTGAAATACCGGAGTTTGCAATTCCGTCCGAAATATCCATACTAAAGGCTAAATTTCGGCTTTCAGTCTTCTGATCAACATATTCTCTGTTTGCAGCATCTGTTGCTCCAGGGTCGGGATCTAATAAACTAAGGGGTCGAGAACGAGGAGCCAATACATTTGAAATTATTTTATTACCTAGATTTAATGTACCCGATCCGTTGATAGTTAAAATTAAATCAGTATTTGGTGCTGTGACTTCAATTGCGGTATCATTAAAAAACAATTGATCAACTGTTATCTGAGTCTGAGCACCGAATGATGTTACTCCAGGAATACTTGTAATACTAGATCCCAATGCTGTAGCAGATAATACAGTGACACCGTTAATTTTAAATTCTTTTCCGGACGATAAATTTAAATGTTCTGAACTATTCCAGCTTCCACTAAACAATTCCGGCAATGCATCGTTATAGCCTTCGGCTAAAGCACCGGAGGTTGCTGCTTGAGCTGCTTGTCCAACATCGTGCCATAACAATATATGGCTCGTTGCACCTTGCAATATTACGCCGCCGCCGGCAGCATTTGCATTAGTAGGTATTGTATCTGTTTGTTTTGCAAGTACAATATTTTTATCTTCAACTGTCATTACGCTGGTGTTGACTGTAACCACATCACCATTAACAGTTAAATTTCCTTCAACTGTTAAACTTCCACCCATGCGTACTTCGCTACTTAGCTGACCACTATACATATTAATAATTCGATCTGCAGATTCAATTTTTATAGCTTCTTCAGCAATAACGTCACGTCTAACGTTAAGAATTAAGTTTTTGTTAGATGCAATGTTAGCAATAAGAACATTACCGTCTTGAACTTGTAACTGCCCTTGATTTGCATCACCGATAATCAAACCTAAATTTGATGAAATAATAATTTGACCGTTAACAATATTTGATGTATCATTACGTACATAAGAACTTGCTGGTTGATTACCTAATTTGTCCGAATTACTAGCAGTAACATTAAATTTAATGCCGCTTAATGTACTAGCATTAAATCCAGGCTCGACATTTCCACTAAATCCATCAATTGCTAATTTTGGTGTAAAACTGTCCTTAGAAAATATACCTAATAAAATTCCATTTGTGTACAAGTATGTTACAACTCGATTTTGATTTAATGTATCTAATACACTAGCTACTCGTAATCCGCTGACTCCTTGGCCAACAGAATAATCAGGCCCTAATAATATTGTATTAGTGCCATCATAGAAATATAATTGTTTATCAACATTATTGAACCATAAATCTCCTACTCCTAGACTGGTAGGACGAGTTCCGGAAATTGTAGCACTGCTAACTGGAATAAATCCTGTTCCGTTGTAAACTTTTAACTTTGATTCAGTAACATCGAACCAAATTTGTCCTCTAATAGGATGCGTTGGTGCTGCTGCGTTTGAAAAATTTTCTAATAATTTAACTAGATTTTCATTTAACGATTCACCAAATCCGCTGTAATTTTTTCCTATTAAGGTCAAATCTGAGGATAATGTATCAACTTGTCCGTCTGCAACTGTAGCTAAAATTGTTCCATCGGTTTTGTTTATTGTATATGCCATTTATGTTTACCTTAGAATGCTGGAGGACCAGAACGAATAATATAGTTCAGTGTTAAGAACGGATTCATAACCGAGAAAGGTTGTCCTAAAGATCCCGCTGTTTTAATACCACCGCTAGTTGGAAGATATTGACTCTGTCCGACCGTAGTTGGACCTTTATCTGATAACGAACCAGTATCGATAGGAATTGCACTGTCGACCCTAGTTGCATAATATTGTTGTCCTGTTGACCCTTTCATGTTATGTTCATGTTGTGGTATGTTAGACACTAATAAACTATTAGAACTTTGACCTCCACCTTCGCCTAAATTATCCGGCGCAGTACCTGCTACTCTGTCGACATTACCTCCACCAGCGTCAACATACCCGCCTGTAGAGTTTGGAACTGTTCCAGCGTTATCCATGTTATCCTTACCTAGCGCAAATCTTCCTCTAAGGTCAGGCAATCTAAATGTGTTTACACCAATTAACGGGATCGAACCGTTATAAGTTGTACCTATAATATCATATAAATCACTGTATTTGGTTCTTTCAAGTTCACTACCATCACATAATAAATAGCCGTATGGTGCTGAAATACCAGCATACGGTAAAATTCCGCCTAATGGTACTGCTAGATCTGAAACAAATACATCTCTAGATTCTTTTAAAAGTCCTTCAGTCCCTCTATACACTAAAACATAATCAGATGGCTTAGATACATTAGGCAGTGGTTCACTTTTACTGCTGATAAGACCAGATGTTAACGATGTAGTAAACGTTTTTGTAAGACCATTGACTTGACCATCAAATTGAAGACTAGGTGATGTAACATCACCTTCCATTTTAAATGTAGTAACAAATTTTAAATTTGTTGCAGTTGAAGCATTTCCTACAATGTTACCTGTTAACACACCTTCGATTGTTTCAGCTACTAATGTTTTTGTTCTAACAACATTCCATCGTTTAAGAACGGTTCCTAGATCATGCAAATCTGTGGTATTAGGTTGAATATTATTAAATTCACTAACTCCGGTCACTTTAAGTCCGTCACCAATTATTAAGTTTTTTGATATTGCAGCGCCGCCGGCAGTTCTAAAAGTACCATTATTAAAATTACTACTCATTGTAGTATCAGTTAACACTAGTGATCCGTTAGTTTTAATATTACCGTCGATGTGTAATGCTTCGTCGGGGCTTGCTACATTAATACCAACATTATTGTTAATGACTCGTAATACCGTTGAAGGTATTCCATCTCGATTGATTTGTAAATCAACACTTGATCCAGGACTAGAATTATAAATTTTGGCTGCTGTTTCACTGTTACTAATACTAAATGTACCGTCTACTCCAATAGTAACGCCTTGATTATTTCTAATGCCAATGCCATATTCTAATGTTTGATTTGCTACATCGGATCTTAAAAATTTACTAGCAGCAATTTCAACTCCGGCTACTGTTAGCGACTCAGCTGAAGTGGCTGTGCCCCAAATTTTAGTTTCGGCTGTACCTATACTAACGTTATTTGATGTAATGTTTAATCCAGATTTAATAGTTACAAATCCTGTTATAGAAATTTTTGGAGTAAATGCATCTTTACTAAAAATAATTACAGGGATATCTTCAACATAAAATATTAAAATAACTCTTGATATATTGTCAGAGTCAATTACCGAATCAACAATAGGGCCGCTACGCAATCCAGTGCTAAACTGAGGGCCGACTAAAATCCAACGAGCTCCGGAATAAACATATAATTGTTGATTTGTAGTGTCAACCCATAGTTCACCGACCGCTGAAGATGCAGTTGGAGGTTCGACTCCTCCCTTTTGAATATTACTAGCTGCTTTCCAAGTTGTGCTATCCCATAACTGTAATACACCATCAGCAGTGTTAAACCATAATTGGCCTTCTACTGGATTCACCGGAGCAGTTTCTTTGGCAAAATTCTCTAGTAACGCTAAGAAATTTTCAGCAATAGTCTGGCCGTATCCTGTCACATTCCTTCCCGGAAATGTTAAACTAGTATCTGTACTAGAAGTATTATCATAAACTGTAATTGGTAGTTTATTTTCTTTATCTGTAAAATTAACAATATATGGCATCTATTATACCTCAGTGAAGCTGGTTAAGCTCTGAATACGGATTGTATAATCAATCTGTAGCAATCTATTCAAAGATTTTTGTACAGGGTGGAAAACTACATGTGTTAACAACTTGCCATCACCTAATGGATTATAAGATCGCAATCCCAACTCATCAAAAACAAAATCTCCGTTTAAATCCTGGCTGTTATCGTAGGCTTCTTGGCCGTCGGGTTCTCCGTAGTCTAGAATACAACTAATAATGATATCGCTATATGTTGCTCCGCTGACGTGTCTAATTTCCATTTTATTTCTAATAGGATCTGCATTTTCAGATGCACTTTGATCTACTATCTTTATATAAGTTTGATTATAAAGACTAGTATTTGTTCCAACGGTATTTGGAGTTAGATATGTAATAAGTCCGGTTGGATCTACAGTAGTACCACCATTTCCAAATACCATTTCGTAGATTGTTCCTTGCCCTTGATTGGAAATAGCATTTACCATAGCAACGCTCATATTTTCGTAATGGATGGCGTTTCGTTTGTCAATAAACACATCACCCGATTCTGGGTCAAATATTTTGATATGACCTTCAAAATGGAATCCACCTGTTTCGTTGGGTGTTTTTTCAGAAGGTTTATTTGTTTGATTATCTGGCATATTGGTCTCTGTTTTATTCATGATAGTGTATTTATTCAGGCAATTCTGTGCTACTGTTTGCAATGAAATTAGCTACAGGGGTGTTGTTTGATAATAAGCTAATACCTTTACTAGGAGTATTTTGGCCGCGATCGTACCAAATTTTACCCTGTTTTCTGATTATAGTAATGCGGGTGCCAGCTGGTACTGATTCAGTTAATCTAATATATTTGCTAACACCGTCTACAGAAAATTCGGCTTCGATCATAATATCCGATGACGGACTAGAAATTCCTAAATCTTCATTATAGATAGACATAGGATTTTTAATCAATCGTTTGCCGCCAACAAATACTTCAACAGTATCACATGGTCCGTATCCTGTAGGAATCGTATCTCTATACCAAGTTGTTCTAGAACTTTGTGTTGGGATAAAATCTAACGGACCTACTAATATTGTGCTACCATCGCTGGTAAAATCTGCTCTTTCTTGAGTTTCAGTATACGGTAATGTTTCGGTAAACCCAACGTTGATAACAAAACTATCAGCATTGTGTTTTTCAGCAATAGCTGTGCCTAAACTACCTCTTCTTAATTGTGAAATAGTATTTTCTGTTTTTGCAAAATATTCAATCCTTTCATTATTAATAATAATAACTCCTGGAATATTTCTAATAGGCAACGGATCAGGTAATAGGGTACCATTTGTTACTTCAATTGTAGTATCGTAATAATTTACATCATTAACTAATTTAACTGAATTCTTTTTTGAATATCTCTTATAATGATAGTTGTTTAACATATCTTTAAAGATTTCAAAGGCCCTAGGTGGCGCATAAATGATATTACCAAACTGAACTATTTTAATCTTATCAGATGAATTTGTATTGTCAGTTAGATATAATACCGATCTAGGTGATGAAATATGATAATCCCTATCTTGAGTTAATCTAACACCATTTTTATAAACCCAGACATAATTTACACTTAATGGTGTTCGAGACAATTGATACTGTACTTTCCCGCCTGTATATTCGTCGGAAATAATATCCATAGTCGGATATTCGCTGAACCATGTTACATTTATAATGTCGTCTACTGCCAATGGCACTGCTGAATCTATAACTATGTTTCCACTAACTATTGAAAATTCTGTTCTGGTACTAGTCTCAATTCGAATAATATCTTCAATGCTTAAATTTTCTGTAGAAATTTCAATTAAATTCAAATTACCATTGTATGTATAGTCAATAACAAATCTCTGCAATATATTGTTAATGTAGACTTTAATTGCGCCCGATGTAATAGTACCGATGGCTTCAGCAGGATCAATTCCTAACTCAATAGCATTATTTGTTCCATTATAAACTGTGTAAGTTGTGTCAATTCCGGTTAATTGTACTCCGTTAACTTCCACTAACATTGCAGACAAAACTGAACCTCTAGATAAAGGAACAAATTTGTCTAAATCAAAACTTCTGGTACTGCCATCATATACAATTGTTTGTTGATTAATTCTAACAAAAGGATAGCCTGTTGAATCAGTTTCTGTACTATTTCCAAAACAAATAATTTTAACTACTTGTCTATAAGTAGGCATGTCACCAAACTGGACCATAGTCTTGTCTTGAGTATCTATAAATTCACCACTATTAACAAATCCTGTATCTATTGCAATGCCGTCAACTGTTACTAGTACCGAAGCAGTTTGAGAATATAGAGCTTTTGTTAAGAACAAACTAGTTGTGCCGTCTGCAACAAATTCTTGATAATCAAGTAGACCGATACCGCCTCTGCCTATAGATATGATTTCAATAATAGTACCTTGCGCCGGAGGTACTTCAAACTCTATAGTATTGTCAACAAAATTAATAATGTAATCTGTTGGATTTTCTTGTTTAATTTTATCTACATAAACGATAACCGATTTAGATTCAACAATTGATAATCCTATATTGAATATTTTTGTAGCACCGTTACTGATCAATACTTTAGATTGTAGAGGTGTTGACCCGGGATCAGTCGATGTAAAAACTTTAATGCTCAAGCTATCTAAAACTTGCCCTGGAACATTTTCTTCAGGAGCCGGAACTTGATCAGGCGTAACAAATTTATCACCGTCAATCACAATTTCTTCAGGAGTCAAACCAGTTGCTGTTACATACGCACCGCCCATGTTAGATAACGATCCGCCACTAATTCTAGTATCTAATAAATTAACATCAGTAATTGTTACTGATCCATCGCTATCTAGTTTTCGGAAAATTAATACATCGCCTGTAGAAACTGTAACATAAGGAAGATCAGTAATTGCATCATGTAGCTGAATAACATTTGTAGAACCATCCCCTACAAATGTTGGCATTAATGCAGAGTCGGGTGCAGTAACTCTGCCGTTAGGCTGAGGAGTTATTCCATCATACACTAGAAAGAATGGATCGTCAATACGTACTGCCCTAGTAGCATCTACTCTTTTTAGGTATATAGATATTGGTGAATTATTTTCTGGAATGTAAGGTAATACTACATAGGTAGTACTACCGTCTGCAACATAATGATAATCGGAATTACTTTCAACACTATCCCAGCTGTCAGTAAACCAAGGTAGGGCATCCCACCCGCCGGTAATATCAAAAGTTGTGCCTTGTACCTGAACACCGCCAAAATCAATCCCGGTCATTAATTGCCCGATTTCGTTCCCTTTCATTCCAGCAGTAGGAGCATAATACTTGTTAATTCTGTTAACAGCATCAAGATATTCATCATTTTTATCATAATCAATAATGATTATATCTCCAGCTTTTGGCGCTATATTGAATCCTAGTTTTCCTTTTAATACTGAATAACCATCAATTGAATCTTTGTAAAGAGAAATAGTGTATTCATTTTTTAAAATAATTGTGCCGTTTTTTATTACCTGAATTTTTGTTTTATCGTGCGTTGGTGCATATTTTAAATTAAAAACCGCACTGTATCCGGTGGCTATAAAAGTTTGAGACTGTGTGAATGATTTATACAAACCGGATTTAGTAATCCTGTCAAATTTCATTGTTAGGTCAAAAGATCTAACTTTAGTATCGCCTATAATAGCAGCAGCGGTAGCAATATCTTGACTTGTGCCGTTTCCACCAACCAATGTAACTATAGGGGTTGAAGTATAACCAGATCCTTTAGTATCAACTCGAATTCCGGAAACTTTTCCGTTTGCAATAAATGCAGTAGCAGTAGTTCCTGTTCCGTTACCTGTAATTATTACTTTAGGAGGTGATGTATAATTACTTCCTGCATTAGCTACTGCTATAGAAGTAATTGAGTATCCATTATTATCTGCCCACCATTTCCAGGGATACTCATTAAATCGATTGTACTGAGCACTTACTGGCAAAATTTTACCATCTCTTACTGAATAGGCAGGTGGTAAATCAAAGTCTATTGTGCCACCGTAGAAGTTTTCATTTTCTGTATATCGACTTGTGTATTCTCTTATAGTTGTTCGATAGGGTTTAACTTCTTCAATATAATTTCTAAATTGATCTAAATTATCATTTTTATAATTAGGGCGTTGATCTAAATCTCCAACATTATGTATCGCATTTAAGAAGCTAGTTTTAAACGCCCAATCAATGTATTCTTGCTCAGAGAAGGCATATCTTACAGAACTAAAGAATAATTTGTTCCATTCTACTCTTAAATCGTCAACAAAAATATCTTCTTTTGCAGCCTTTAAAATATTTCTTAATTCTGCAATCGGCTGTAAATCGTAATATGCAACATCATACGAACCAACATTATCATAACCCAATGCGGTAGTTAAAGCATTATATAAGCTATCTTTGATAAAAATAGTGCCGTTTTCTCTTCCAACTAAATTATAGTTGTTTAATAAATTACCTAAACCAGTTTTTGTTTTTTCTAAAACAGCCCATCCACCATTTGAATATTCTTTAACTCTAAGTAATGCTCCAACAGATAATGAAACTGTTGGTTCTTCGTAAAGACTTATAATTTCTTCTGCAATTCTTGAAGTTGGGTTAAATCCAGATGCCCACCAATCAGTATACTCCCAATATATTTTTGTATCGTATCCTTGAGTTCGGCTTCTATAAAATATTTTTCTCTGCTGATCCCAAGAATAGATGCTCCAGAAACCTTTATCACTAGAGTCATTATTAACTAACACCGAAAATGCTCTAATTTTAACAAATGCTGATAGATATTTTTTTCCTCGATTTGTAACAGTTATCGAATTAACTCTACCTTGACTATCTATTGTAATTACTGCTTTGGCTCCAGTTCCGGTGCCTTCGATTACAATATACGGTGTTGTTCGATATCCAAACCCGGGATCAATAATATCTATAGTATCAACTTCTCCATTAATAATATTAACTGAAAAGATTGCTTGACGTACTTTAACTGTACCTACTTGTTCTAAATCAATAAAATTATTAACTTCTAAATCATAGCGATTTAATAAGAAACTAGGAATTGAATCTGTTGCTGACAGATTTTTAAAATTAATAGTATCGACAAATGGTCTAGTTAATAGTATGGCATTAATATTATCTATAACAATTTTTAAAGCCTTTTCTCTATTAACAAACATTGTTTGTCTTGGTCTAAAACTTAAACCGTATCGTTGTTTTTCTGATAGATTGATGTCGGGAACTGTATTTCCAGCTTCGTCAAATCCTACCAAACTATCTATCCATTTTTTCTCTAAGAATTCTGCAGGAATATTATCTGCAACTCCTTCAGTCAATAACTGATATTCTCTGTGAACTGGATTTGCTTCTACAGAATTTTTATTATATTCTATATTAACCAATACAGAGTCTGTACTGATAATAGATGAAAAATTATAAAAAGCTAATTTATCTGATCCTAATAATGCAACAAACGGAATACCTGTACTAATAGGGCTATCAATATACGATGCAATTGTTGCTACTGATGTTCGTCTATCTTTATTAATTGGTAATACTGTTTTATTTTTAACCCAGTAATAGTACATTGTACTTGTAGGATTACCAGTTGTTGCATTATATAATATTTTTGTATTATAAACTGTATCGTCTGTATGCTTAGGTTGTCCGCTGATACTTTCTGCCAGTCCTTCAACAGTATCTGCTAATAGACTCCATTCAGACGGCAACAACGGTGTTTCAACCCATTCGTATACATCAACTGACGATCCGTGAACTTGTGTGCTCCAATTTCCAACTCTATAAGACAATTCATCTTGTTCAGCATTTATAAATTTAACTGTGCTAAGATCCCACCAAACTTCTCCAACATGATTTTCAAGCCATGCTTGGGTTTCATCGATAGTTTCGTTGTCAGTTGCCTTTATATAGGTTGCGGGATCGTATACAGTTTTAAATTTAATATCTTCTTCTGCAACGCTAAGAATTTTTAATTTATAATGATCAATAATATCAACATCTGCAATTTTTAAATTCTTTTGTTTATTGTATAGTTCAATATTTTTAATAGAATCTAAGTCAACTAGATCAGTTTGGCTTCTAATAATATTAATGCTGTCTTTATTTGCTGTTTTCTTGAATAATCTAACTCTACCAATTTCATCGCCATCAAGTGTATATGTAGGTGATCCTACGGCAATTACAGAATTTGTACAGTCAACAGAAGCACCAAACGATTCATACGCTTTAAATTCTGCTTCTAATTTTTCAGCTAAGAAATATCCTTGATCTTTTCTTTCATAAACATAAACTTGCCCTGGGAATCGTAGTCGACCGCTAAAAATTGTTCTTCTGCTGTCAAATTCTGTGCCTGCTCCGAATGTTGTTGGTAATGTATATCCAGCATCTTTTGCTCCGATAACAATACGTTCAGTTGCGGCACTTATAGATACACTTGTTCCAAAGTATTCATTAGTATAATTTTCGTAGGTTTGTAATTGTTGTGATAATTCAAATTTCAAAGATGTTGCACTATATTTAAAAACATAGGCTGCACCTTGATTCTCTCTTACTAAATCAGCCAACGGACTTGTAACAACAAGAGTAGTACCTGATGCATCAATGTCAATTGCTGTGCCAAATTTGTCGCCAGATGCTATAACTCCGTCGCCCAGTGTTTGAGCTGTGAGTGTTTGCGTTAAATTATAAACACCTGCTGTATTTCGACGGTAGACAAAAACTTTGCCAGTTGTAGTGTATGTGCTATCACCTGTAACTTCCCAAGGAGATCCTTCGTCAGGTCTTTCATTCTTGCTAACAGTTGCCGAGTCTCCGGTATCAACATCAAGGAGTATATAATAACTATCTTGATATTTTACAACATCATTAGCTACGTATTCTTGATATGTATTCCAAATACCCTTGTAATTATTAAAGAATTGCCCGTCGCTATTTGGCACGCCTACTACCAATACACTAGCATCGCGTGACATGCATAGACTGTGTCCAAAATTATCACCGTCTTTGACTAACTCGGCTTGTTGACTTGTAGATAATAATCCCATCGCTAAGGTAGAACCGTCATCATTAACGGATACATTAGTCGGCAAGGAACTACTTGTAGAAACTGGATCTAATTTTAACCAATCTACTGAATCAATAGATATAGAGCTTCCGTCACCAGCAGTTTCATTTACCGCTTGCCATAGACTATCTTCGGCCCACACAACACTGCCTGTTGGATACACTGTAGCTCCGGTTGTATCATAGATTCCTAGATAATTTGTATTTTCATGATGTGACCATGTAACACCGTTATAGTAATACATGTAGACTCTGCCACGACCAGTAGCAGCGCCGATTTGAGGATCGCACATTGAGCCGGTAGCTGAGACTGCCATGTAATATGTTTTTCCACTAACTCCAAAAGATACCGAACTACCAAATCTTTCATCAGTTGCTGGTCTTGGACTTACAAAATTATAAACGTTTTCCCATTGATCATTTTGATACTTGTACAAAGATATCATGCCTTGATTAACAAATCCAGTGCCTTGACCAATAGGCGTTGCATCAACTATTGTTGCAGGCTCCCATAGATGAGAACCAATAGTTATCCAGATAGAGGAACCATCGTCTCGTTCGTCTACCGGAACTCGAGGTACATTAGTAACTGCTTTCCATAACTTACCATCGCTTAATACGATCGATCCGGTGATATACTCAGAAGCAGGGTCGTACTCTCCTATATAATGTGACGGTACTGCGGTTGCCCTTGGAGATGCAATAGCCAACCATTTATAGTCTGGACTAACTGCAATAACTTCTCCAAATACTCCAGCAACTGGCGCACTAAGATCATCAACTGGTGCAACCATCTGCTTTAATCCTAATGATTGATTTACTGCTGTTCTATCAGTGTAGATCATCACATATCCAGACGCAGGCAACGATGTTGCTATTTGTTTCAACGGTTCAATATATGCAATTGCCGTTCCGGTATTTAACGGAGCAGTAATACCATAATCAACTAGATCATAAGTTTGATATTGTTTAATTTTTTCAACAACTTCCCATTTTCCCGCTTCATTTGAATCAATCCAAATCTTAGAACCAGTTGCCAACAACGCTGTTGTTCTATAATCTAAGTCCTGATAAGTGTTTGCTTTTGCCTCAGTAAAAATCCCAATGACTGCTGATGCACTATCTTCAATCGCCGGATTGTCACTGCTTGTTGTTTTAACTGTAATAGTTGTTGAGGTTGCTGCTGTTATTTTGTAGAATCCTGTTAGGTTAGCAACATAGATAATACCAATAATATCACCTATTGATAAATTATGAATTCTACTTAAAGATAAAATTACATCGGTTCCATCTTTTAATACCGAAACAATTCTTAAAGATAGTGCTTCGTTGTATCTTAGGACTGTCCATTTGTAACTATCAAATGTTACCCAAAAATGATCGTTGTCTGCAACTGATGCAATGTTGATATTTAAAATATCATCTCTAATCTTAACAACAAAATCAATGTCGTTGAGATGGACAGGTCCTGCGGAACGAGTAGCTTTATCAAAAGATGCTAACGGTGTAATGTTAGATGTAAATGGCAACGGAGCAAGTGTAAACTTAGTTGGATCAATTCTTAAATTTTGATCAACAATAACTGTAGATTTTTCAGCAACAATTAATGTAGGTTGTGGATTTATTTGTATAGACTCTTTAGAAATTTCAAACTCAATTTCTCTTAGTTGTTCAACTCCGCCCAATTCTCCAACTTTAAATGCCCATTCTTCGTTTAACACTACACTGTCGTCTGCTGTTCTACTAAGTTTATCAAATACTTTAGTTACAGCATTGTTTGTGCCTTTTTCTCTAATAAATCCCTGATATAATCTAAATTGACTAATTTCATCTTCTGCTAACCCTTGGAGGTATTCTCTTGGTTGGTATCCTATTGCATGTCTTGCTAACTCACGTTGGCTAGATCCTACGCCGTCGGCTTCAACTTCATAATAGTCTTCGAATTGATTAATTCTATAATCAAAATTAGCTACTAACCCTTTAGTAGGAGTAGAATCTAATTTTGTCCAGTTAGCGTCTATAAATTCTTGAGTACCTAATTGATTAGTTTTACTGGTCCAATTATATGACTTGTGTGCAACAATATCACCTAATCGATAATCAGTAAATGGTTGCCATACTGCGATATTGACATTGTCAAACAAGAAACCAGGACTGGTATAATCACCATCCCAATCCACCGTACGGAACCCTCGGCTCTTAATACGTTCTTGTCGATAGCCGGTTGGCTTATCATACATTACATCATTAAACACTGTTCTGTCATCAAATATTACAATGTGTTCTTTGAGAACAAAGTTTGCTCTTATAAAATAGATACCACGATTTGTATTAGTAGTTGATAATATTAAATTTTTATAATCTCGACTTACATTAATATATTGCGGGCCTAGTGGTGTGCCGTCATCTTGTAGAATCTGATAATCATAAAAACTATCTAAGAAACTATCTGCAACACCTAATGAAATACTAACATTAATTTTTTGAGAGTTAGGACTTAATGTTAATAACGATCCTTCACTCCAATTGTGTTTACTCCAAAACATAAATTCTTTTGCAGAGGTAAACCAATCCATAGAAGCCTGAATTGTTGTATCATAACCATCAAATACAAATCCAATACTAATTAAGTATTCTTGATAGCCTAACATAAAGTCAACAACTTCTTGAATTGAAGTCATTAATGTACCGTAATTCAATCGATTAGTTACTAATTTATTATAATTTCTTCTTTTAAATGCTTGAACTGCTCCGGTTACAGGCAGTGCAGAAAGTTGTTTCCATTCTGCACTATCAAATGTATTGTTACTAGTATGGCTTCTAAGACTTCTAAAATAAGTCTGGCCGTACTTAACAATTACACCGTTGCCGTAAAATTTGTTGGAAGTCCATGATAAGAAATTCTCACTAACTCCGCCAACAGCTATTAACGGATCACTCTGAGAGCTAATGGGTTTAAAATATGTAAAGAACGGATCTTTAGTATCATATCCGCTGATTTTCCAACCCCGAGTTGTTTTTTCAATAATGATACCGCTGTATGCTACAGAATATATTGGAGAACTTACATTAAAAATAATGTCATAGTTTTCTTGAGGAACAAAAACACTACTGGTTGTGGATTTAGGATTTTTACTATCTAATACATATTTTTGTTGTTGTTGATCAACAAATCCCGATAATCTATTTGAAAGAGCAACATCAATGTTAGTAAGTTTATTAACTAACGTAGAGACTGGTATTGTTTTGCTCTTTAAGTAATTTACCACGTAAGAAACTAAACCAGAAACTGGTGTTGATTCAGAATTTTCAAAAATTACATCACTTAATCTAGCAAACGATTTAGAAGTTTTGTTTATTGTTTGACCTAATAAATTTAGTGCAGTTTCTGATTTATTAAATGTATCGGTGATGTATTCAAACGGTTTCAATAAACACAAGGCTAGTACTACAGCAAAAGGCCATTCGGAACTAGCACTCCATGCAGCTTCTACAGGTCCCTTGTCGCCTAATATAAAAGTACCTTTATTATTAATAAGAGTAAAGTTACCAGCTAATCCGGAATTTAAAGGGCTTAATAAATTACCATCTCCGTCTACTGGAATGTGCTGCATTATCGACGGACGTTTGTATCTATCGCGTGTTCCGGCTCTTTCGCCCTGACGAATAACACCGTCACGCAAATCTTCCCAAAGAATTAAATTATTAGAAGTGTAAGGTGCTGGACCATATTCACTTTCCCACCATGTTGGTTTTTCTGAAAATCCTAACATTTCCCACGGACATGTATGTGGGCGATCGGTATCATAAAACCATTTGTAAACACCTCTCCAGTATCCAGGTAAATTTTTTGTCTTTGATGGATCTACCATATTAGAATACGTATAGGTAAAACTATTTTCACTATCAAAGAATGTATTATTTACATAGTCAATATTTGTATCCGCAATCCATTTTAAAAATTCAGGGGAGGCAATATTATCAAGTTCGGATTTGCCATACTCTGCATTTCCATAATATCCGCCCAAGATTGCATCGTTATCAAAAATAGTTTCATCGTATGTTTGTTTAATATTATTGTAAATTCTTTTTTCTAATTCTAATAATATATCATCTCGGAAATCGCCATAGGCAATAGTAATGCTACCGTCGTGTCCTTGAATAACTTCTTTTGGCACAACATACGTATTATCTAAAAATTTCTTAGGTTCGTATTTTCTATACAATCCTAATTTTGTAGGAGTCGGAGGAATAAAATTTGAAGAAGTAGAAACATATTCACGTATTTCTATCGTATCGCCTTCAACTAGCGGAATACTTAAACTAACAAATCCAAATGTTGAATTAAAACTATAATCTCTACCAGTTAATAATTGAGTATTATTATAATAAACATATACAGCCTTAGAACTTAATGTTTGTAAATCAAATTTTTGTGATAGTGCAAATGTCTTAATACCTTCGTCTTCAACTGTGTAGTTCAATACCGAATACGCCCCGCTTCCGATCATATCTGAATCAGAAAAAGGTCTAGATGAATTTTGTGTTTTACTAATTTCTTCTAATATAATATCTACATAATCAAGAGGTTGTTGATCATAATATAAACGATATGCAATATCAACAAATGTATTTTTAAAATCAGTATAAGATTTTTTAGCATATTGTATAGATTTTACAATATTAATTTCTTTATCACATAGTAACACTGCTGCTAACGGAGCAATATTACTGTGTTTTAAAAATCGTCTTGCTTTATTTTCGTACCCTGAAATATTTCTAAGATTACTAGTACCCGGATATATTCCAGCAAATTCGTCTGTTACTTCAATACCTGTTAATATATGATCAGACGCCTGACCTAAAGTAAAAGAAGTAATTTTGTCATTTAACGGATTTTTTTCTAATCCTAAAGGAATTTCATAATAGCCGGTTGTTGGATCTAAATCTGCAAATATTTTAATAGTAACAACATCCCCAACTTTAAATTTACTGCTAAATGTAAAAGTGTCTACTAATCGAGTCCATGTTTTTTTACTAATTATGCCGTTAACATAAAATATAATTTTATTAATATCAGTTTCTAATACTGATTCCCAGTCAACGGCGGTTGAAACAATAGTGTTAGTAATTTCAGTAACTATTGTCGAATCAATAATAGGTTGGCTAAGTGTACGATCTAAAACTTTCCATCCATTATCATAAGATACAATACCATTAAATTTATAGTATCCTGTAAAAATATTTTCTGTATAGATAGTCTGAGCAATTTTATATGTGAATTGATCTTTATCTAAATCAAATTCAAATTGAATGTCGCCTACATTATCAATATTCAAATAAGAAAGACTAAATCCTAATTCTTTATCAATAACACTGTTGCCAATAACATAACTTAATAATTCAGTACCCTGAAATGAGCTAATTGGATATTTGTCAACATCTGATAAACTAACTAATTCTTTATCAAATATATCAAATAACGGCGACTGATTTACTTTGGTTTTTAATTGACTTTTAATCCAAGCGGTTCCGTTAAAATGATACATTAACCCCTTGTAATTATTACCTCTACGAATTAACGCAGATTCACCAAGTATCGATTCAGCATCATCAGCTTTTTGTAAATTAATTTGTGTGACATTATTATGTCGAATAAATCGCACAACATATATTTTATTGTTTGCTAAACTATCGGTGTCAGCGGTAACTAAAACTCGAGCACCGTCAAATAGTTGTTCACCGTCTACAATATATCCTCTACTACCTTCAATGACTGAAAATATATCTGTTGTAAAATTGTCTATGTAATCAACTGTCTGTTTTGCAATACTACCATGATTAAATAATTGTAGATTAGATTTAAACTCAATAATAGGACGTTTTGCTCGAGAAGTCTCAGCAGCTTCAAAACTTGTACCGTTAAACGAATGTGAAAAATCTAAAGTTTCTCTGTGAAACCAACGATTATATCGACTCCATGGATTCGAGTCAATGCTTGATTTTGAAATGGTTGTATAATCTTTTAAAGCAGGATATGCACTAGCATCATCATACGGTTGGCTGTCAAAGCCGCCATTGTCAAATAATATTTCTGGGGCAGTTGCATTTAAATTTCCAGAAACGATCAAGTCTGAAAACTTGGTTAGAGTAATCTGTGTACCAACACCTTCAACAAGCCATCTATCATTATTGTTACTATATCGAGTCGGCGTAACTGATCCAACAAAATATAAAAGCATACCGTTAGATAACGATATGTTGTTACTACTAGTATACGATGCTTTGCCAATAATTTCTTTTTCTATGTCAATTTTCGTATTGGTCTCAATATTCCCAATTATAAATCTTCCAAACTTATTAACATCTGTACTACTTTGATAAAATAATACATCAGGGGCATCAAATGGTACTTCAAACGTAACTGTACCGTTTTCAATTCCGTTATTTGTTATTCCCTTGGTATAATCTAAAGAATTTGTTAACAAAATATTATCAACAAATTCCCAATCTTGATTTTCAAGATTAATTGTACTGCCGTCTCCTGAATTAATGTTATCTTTGGCTCTCCACAATTTTTCATCAAATACAACCAATTGTCCTTTGGTATATGAAACTAAAGGATTGTATAATAGAGTACCGGTATCGATTGCAGTCTTGATTAAAAATCCATTGTTTGGAGCATTAATTTGAAATTTATAAGTTTGACCTCTATACAAGGTTAATGTTGGATTATTTGTCAATCCGTCGGGGGTAAACAAATAAACACTGCCTACTCCTAATCCAACTCTATATGTACTAGTAACAGTCTGTGATTGTCCTAAGATTTTGATAGGAGGTGGTCCTTCAGGGACCCAATAATATTCTCTATAGTTAACAAACTTATCCCAATCGATTGGAGGATTCCAGGAATAATGTTCTTGATTTGTAGTAATTGCATCAAACTCTCCAGTATTTCCAAAGAATTTAATTTGATTTTTAAAATCAAGATAGTCGTAAAAATTCTTAATAACTCCGTCTTCTTTAATTATTACACCGGGTTCTAGCTGATATCGACTTCTTAATGTTGCATCACTGTCCAAGTAAATATCTTTGCCATTATAAGTTTTTCCGTACCTACGTCCAATATATCCAACAGTTTTTTCCAATACGCCTGGCTGTACCAGCGGATCAACTACTGCTGATAAAAATTTAGAATTGGCTTCTGTTTGAAAAATCTGTGGTAATAACTCAACAGTTTTTCTAATTGGTAGTTGACTTTCTGGAAAAAATTCTTGTGCCATATTAATTTGTACTTGTAATTATTGTGTTACTTGCTGCTCTAATTTCTGTAGCAGAAATTGCAGATACTATTTCTATATCGTCTACAGTTGCACCGCTAACGAATATTTCGTCTACTCTACTTTGAATTTCAAACAAACTTCCAAAACTTTGAGTAGCTTGTCTAGGCACTAACACCATGTTTGAAATGTCCGGAGATACGGAATTAATAACATACGTAATCATTTCACTAATATAAAATCTATCACCAAAATCCCAATTATTAACATCAAAAAATAGATTAATTGCACCAATAATTCTAACTTTTAAATCATTATCATTGATCAATTTATTTGTATTTTTAACTACTTTAAATTTTGCTTGAAGTTTTACATTGGCAGTTGCGCCGAATAAAACTTTATATGTTACTGGATGATAAATTATTTCATCGCTGATAGTTTTAATTTGTCCTAACTTAGTACCAAAACTAATTCTTAAACTATCACTGTTAGGTGCAGCTGGTTCAAGCAAAATTGCTCCTGCAAGATAATTTCTAAAATTAGTATCATAACTTCTTGTTAAAATATAAACGTCAATAATATTGCTAGCACTAGGATCGATTCTACGATCAACATTGGCATTATGAATATATTGAAATTTTAAATTTGAACGTCCATAATTTGCAAAATATGTAGGTTCTAAAATTAATGTATTCGTAGTCCTCGATACACGCTTTACTTGATCTTCATCGCTATTATAAAAATAAATTAACGCACCGTCGGCATAATTATTAACGTTAACTAAACTTTCTTTTTGTATAACGTCGATATGTCCATCGGTATTATCAATATATTGTTTAATTTTATTGCCTAAAGAATCGTTAATTTCTTTAAAGAAAATAAATTTCTTTTTATCTTGTTCTGTTAATATCTGATCGTTACCAACTAACATTTCAAATGCTTCGGGATTATCGATAACTCCGTCATCGTCGTTATCGAAAAATGCTATTTTAATATTATCAATACTTTGATAACCGTCGTCGTATCTAATAGTATCGCTAATTTCAAATTTAATATCTTGTTTTAAAGGTAAAATTAATTCACTGTTGGTATTTACTCCAAGTATTTTAATTTGATCTTTAACTACTTTTCCTGTTTTTCCATTGTATGTTTTAGACTTTGAATCAAAATAAAATCTATTTTGCTCAAGACTTCCAAAAATATAATCTAATCCTCTAATTCTTAAAATATATTCATCTGCTTCTTTTACAAATGCTAATACCCAAGATGCATCTAAACTACTATTTGTAACATCACCAGATTTACCTAAACTAAAATTACTCAATAGATTTAAATTAGAACTTGTGATTAGTTTCCAGTCGCCGTCAATAACGCTATATCGTAATCCAAAATTTAAATTACTAAACATTTGATTGGTTATTTCAGATTCTAATGCTGTTGATAAATTTGTAGAAAACTTAGGAACAATTCTACTTGCAATAGCCCCCGTAGGAACAACATCACTAAACTGTATTGCACCTAGTCCAGAAGTTAAAATGCCAACTCCGGCATTTGTACCATCTCCGGTAATTTTAATAGCCTTGGTCCATATCCTATCATATTGATCAGGATCAGAAGAATTTGTTACTACTATCGATCCTTTCTTAAAACTATAACCGGCCGGTGGAACAAACTTTACCAATGATCCCACCGCAACATATTTTAATGTGCTAGTAGTGTAGGTTCCTACTTTTAAGATTAAGTTTGTATCGTTTGCATTAATAAAATAACCAGTTGATAAATTAACATCTGTAGTAACTGTAACCCAGGACACTGGTTCAGTAAAAGTAATTTTATCGAATTTTGTTACAAAATAATTATAAACATCGGTATTGTTGATTGTTGGTTCAACAGTGTTCCTAATAAAATTTAAAATTTCAACTCTATTTGTGTACTTGAAAGATGCCGAACGTTCGATTTCTTCTTTATAAATTAAGCCGTCGTCGGCAAATACATTAACTGCACTATATTTTCCTGTAGCGTCAATAATTTCAAAATTTCTACTGATACCGCTAGATGTTCGATTAATTGCATTTATTTTTAATATATCTTGAGAAGTAGTTAATGGTGCTAAATTATAATCTTCACCTGTAACCATTCTATTTTGAGTGTAATATTGTGCAGGGGCATTGGCTCTGATAGAATCAATTGACTCAGTTGGTGATGAACTACTTACTGTATATTTTAAACCAAGAGTAATTGTTAACGTATGACTAATGCCTTGACGGTTAACGTACGGAACAGAAATAGTAATGCCTCGCATTTCATTTGGAGCAATCTGATAAGCTAGGCCGTTACTAGTTCGATAAAATACTCTAAAACTACCTTGTGGTAAATTACCATATACCCCATCGGCAAATGCTAAATCAACTCTGTCATTTTGTTTAGTAATTACAGAATATATATTTCGTATGCTCGATGTGACACTGTTATAAGCAATGTTGTTTCCTACTAGAGCTGATACTTTTGTCCACTCGTCTTGTTGTGCGCCGTTAGCGTTTAAACTAAACAGCCAAAGATCATCATTATTAATGTTATCACTGTCTACTGCTATAATTTCATTAGAAGAAGGCACATTTATCGAAAAGTCGGCAAGCTCTAAATTTCCTTGTTTAAACATTAAGAAGAAACCAGTATTCGAACTTGTGCCGCCACGTCCGTCATTTTTATAGACAAATCCTAATTGATTTCCAGGAACCGGCGGCTCTTCGTAGATCTCTTCTTTTCCTTTGAATGCAGTACTAATTAACTCAAAAGTCATTTGGCGTCCAGAAACAATTTTACTAAAAGTAAAAACAGGAACATCAGTAGATGCTGTTCTAAATCTATATTGATCAGTTTGAATCCCTTCGATTGTTGAAGTTCCTTGGCTGCGACCAAACTCAGTATTGTCTGCCATTGCTGCATTTAATACCGCTATAAATTGTTCTGACCAGTTTTGATTTGTTGGATCATTCCATACAATTGTTTGTTGTGAAAGATTTTTACCGTTGCTGTCTAATACACTTTCTGTTGTGCTTACAGTATCAAATTTCAATAATCCCTTGGCGGCGATATTTCGTTTGGCATTATAACTTAACATCTTTGCCAAACGTAATACGCTTTCTTTACGCTCTGCTAGTTCAATAAAGTTTTCTCTACTGGCTAAATCAATACGGAATGACAAACTTTGTCCAAGAAAAGCAATGGCGTCGATTAATGCTAGGTACTCCGAACTTTCAATATAGTCGTTAAAATCTTCGGGATAGTTTTCACGGAAATAAGAAATTACAACTCTGCGAAGATTTTCAAAATCGTAAGATTTGAAGTCAGCAGTTTTAAACGTCTGGTATATTCTTGTCCAATCCTCATTTAAAATAAGGTTGTTTTGTCTCGATGTAGTTGTCATAGATCCTAGTCCTGTACTGTATTTACCGGAGAAAATAAAGTGCTTAGTTTATAATATTATTTTGTTTATCAAAATCAAACGTCATGCGTTCATTGATATTAAAGGGCAAATATGTGATGTCTGCTTCGATTCTAATACCCATGTCGGTGCTGTCTATAACAACTCCATTAATGGCAATCCTAGGATCATAATTAATAATCTGCTCAACATCTTTTGTTATTAGTTGTTTAACTTCTTCAGTAAAGGGTTCAAATAATAAATCCCATATAATTGTTCCAAAATCAGGATTCATAAGTTTTTCACCTTTACGAATATAAAAGTGATTAATTAAATCTTGTTTTACTAAATCAATATCGTTTAACTTAAAGGTATTAGATGTTTCTTTACTGCTAAATCCTTTATAGGTAAATGATTGCTGACTGTCACTTACGCTTGCTGTGAAGGATGCTACTGATTTTTTATTGTAAATTTTAGCCATTTTATGCGTCCCTATCTGTATTTGTTGGTGTAAAGAAATCAGGTGCCTGATTCTCATGTAGTGCCCACGGTTCGTGCATTGGTATACGTTTCATTATGCTTTTTAATGGTTTACTAACTGCATATCTATTTTTGCCGTCCCATTTTTCTGTTGAGCTAGTTACAACATTTTCGTGTGTTTGTAACAACTCTGTTAACGCTGCATCTGCTGCTGCGGGAGCGGCAGGACCGTTAAGATTAATATTGCCACCTGAAATTGTTGTGTTTGTAGCACCGACTGAAAAATCTCCACCGGCAGTGATTTTTGCTGCGCCTCCACTTTTAATATCAAGTGTGCCAGCAGATGTAATTTTATTATTTCCTGTAGTGTTTATATCTACATTTCCAGTAGTAGTTATAAGCCCATCTTTACCGACTACTATTTCTAAATTTGTTGCAATGTCAGCGTGTAGTCTACCTTCTTCTGCTCTTAAATTTAAATTTCTTCCTGCTTCAAAATTGATATCTCTATCGGCTCTAAAATTTAAATCATTTTCGCTGTGTATACTAATGCTATCTTCGGCATAGATATCGATCTTACCATTGCTAGTCATTTCAATCCAAGTTGTTCCCCTAGCGTTTCCTATATAGATTAAATCTTCGCTATTGTGTAATAGTATCTGGTGCCCTGTTCTTGTACGAACTCTAAAGTATTCATTGTAGGGAATATTAGGATCACCTTTTTCGTTATTTAAAGTGTCGGCATAATCCATTGATCCGGTGCTTGCAGGTTTTTTACGTTGATATTGATCGTCACCATCGTCAAATACCATTGTTGTTCCACCAAGTCTACTAACAGGAACAGTGCTTGGACTCTTTGTTTGTTTCTTTCCAATAAATTGTTTTTTAGCGCCACTTCCTCTATCAAACGGACCGGGGGTGCTAATTCCAAATACTGTATTAGGTATACTACGTCTACTAGTCGATGTAGTGACTCCCCTAACATCGTCTTCTAATAAACCTTGTTCTAAAAATCTATCAGCAATGGGATGAACAGCTTTTTTAATCTTACCCATTTCTAATTTTTTTTCTAGATTATTAGTTTTTCTATTAACTTCCCCCACTGGCAGAGGTTGAGTAGTATCATACTTTTTCTTTTGATCAGCAGTTAGTTCAACTTCTGTTGACCCTGCAATTGCCGGGATCATATGATTTGCAAAGCGTCCGGGTACACAGGCAAACCAATATCCTTCCGATGGTTTACCATCTACAAATGCACACAACACTGTAGTGCCAATTTCCGGTGTAGGAAACCACATTCCGTAACTTTTTTGAGTGTCATTAAAGTCATCTTTGTTTAACCCTTGATACTCATAGGCAGTTACACCATAGAAGGGACTAGCATATTTTAAATTATATGTTTGTCCAATATCTCCTATTTCATTTCCGTTATCTCTTGTAATTGCTGCTTCAACTCCACCCATAAATGAAGGATCCAAATATCCAACTACCTTGGCCATCATGACCCCAGTACCCATTTTACCGGATGCTTCACTAACGGCTGTTCTTTTTTCTGTTGACATTTGTTATCCCATAAAGTCGCCAAGTGCGGCGTTGTTTGCTGCTATGTCTTCATCTGTTGGTCCGGACCTTGGAGGCTCAGGTGTAGTTGTATCGTATAACATCTGTGTTTGTTTGCTAATTGCTTCAGAACCGTCAATGTAATCGTTACCTTGGCCTTGTAATCTCATTAGTTCAAGAGTTTGCTGGAAGGATCCGCCGGAAAATTTGCTGTTGACATAGTTGACTTTGTAAATTCCGCTGAACGGACTAATCCATTCTCCCTTAGGAAAATTGTATAATCCACCTTCACCTGTAACTCCTAAATTAGGTTCTATAGGACTTCTCCAAGATATAAAAACATAAATTTCGCTAGCTTCCCAATTCATACTAGCATCTGTAGTGACTTGTGGATTACTACTTTCTTCTGCAAAATAATTAGAATTAATTCCGCTGTCAGATATAAAAAACGGATCTCCTAAAATATCAATGTTGACATTTGCTAAATCTTTAGAGCCGTTTAAGAATGCATGATTAAATGCATCAGCAATCACTTGTTCAACTGTTTTATCTCCAGAGGCAGTTCCTGTTTTAATACTGTAATCAGGCTTAATTGCGGCTCCTCCAGCTAGTGAAGTAACACCACTAGAAGCTTCGCCTTTTTGTATAATTGCTTGATTTTTTTGTTCATCGGTGCCTGCTTGAATATCTTTATTAGCAACACTACCGTGCTGATTAGGTGGAGTTGGCATTTGTCCTTGGAACCACAAAGCATTTAATTGTATATCAAACTTTAATAAATCATTATTTGTTCCTGTATAGATATAATCATATTTTTTTGCAATAATCTTTTGTAGTGCTCCTCGACCTGGAGGTGCTGCATTAGGATTTTTAAATACTGCAGAATCGACTTTGTAAGGAACTATACGATAAACGTATTTTTTTGCCCTTACATTTCGTAATGGATCATATTCTAATAGTTGTATTTGACAATCAATTCTATACCAATTAATTGCATTATCTACAATTGCCGTAGGTTTGATTGCATTTTCGGCAAACTTAGAACTTAAAATAATTCTATTAATAATTTGACTTATTTTTTCTCCTTGTGGAAAAGTAAATAATCTTAAATTAGTATCAATAGACATTTTTTCTTTAATTACTTTTTGACCCTTTTCATCTACAACATCGCTTTCTGATTTGAAAACATAATTACCACCGGAGGTTGCATCAAATCCCATAGTGTTAACATCACTACCTATTGCTCCACTGCCGAAGTCAACATCACTATCGTCTTCAGAAGTACCGAGATTTATAGGAATCTGAGCATTGGGGTCGGCGGTGGCTCTAAGACTATCTGTGGATGTTGACTTATCCTCTGTCCCCACCGGATCTGAAGCACTTACCGGAAATACTATCTGATACACGTCTGGATATGTTTGTTGTTTTTTAGCCACACGTTCTCGTTGAATTCTATTTAAAGTAGTGCATAAACTTCTTGCACCTGACGACAATACACTCTTACAAGTTTCGCCGGTGATTGATATTTCGTTAGGAACAACATTAACAAGATCACTAAATCCAGAATAGTGCAGTGGCATTGCTGTTACTTTGTATTTGCTTCCACCTTCATCTACTTTAAATTCTATTTGATTAATACGAACAGTAAAATATCTAGTTAGGTCGTCAGTTGATGAAAAGATTGCGCCGTTGTCTTTGAAACCTTTAAATTCTAACATTAACAAATATGGTGTTACTTCTAGATAACTAGGATATCCTGCATTAACTGCGGCAGTTTTCATACTCTGTAAAAATAATCCCATACTGTAAGGTTCGAATACATCAAAGGTAATGTTAAAATTATTTGTGTTACCTTCTTTAGCACCTGGAGCAACATTGTGCTTCATTTGTACGTTGTCTATAAAATACTCAGGGGCGCCGTTTACTGTATTTGCACGTTTGTCGTCAAACCTACCGGCCGATGATAAAATTACATTGTTTAGTGCTGATGGATTATTCCTATATAATTTAGGATTGTTAAATTGATTTGGTTCTAAACAGGCCAGTGTCCATAGAGGAGCATAAGAAGCAAATTGTTCTAATACGTTTTCATACGGGGGGCCGCCGGCAGGCGAGTTTACAAAAGCAGTTAACAATGGAGCAATTTTAGCAGGATCAGGTTCATAGTTTTGACCTTGTCCTGGAGTCATTGTTGCTCCACCGACAACGGCATTAGTCAATTGTCTTGCAGATCCAACCGCTAGATTAATTGCCGCTGCTACATTAAGAACCGGGTTGCCATCGGGTCTTAATACATTTCCTAGAGCTTGCCCGATATCACGAAAATCTGGCATGTTAAACCCCTATGTACTTTTCTATATTAGATTTTTTAGGACAATAGATTTGTGTGCCCGGGGAAAAATCATATATAGGATCTTTGAGAATGCTCATGTTACGCTGCACAAATACCCACCATAGTTTTGGATTACCGTATAAATCATAAGCTAATAAATCCGGTCTATTCTTATACTGAGTTTCAATTGTATATAAGAAATCATCTGCTTCTGCAGGAACTGGTCTAATTGTTATTAACTCTAGATAAAGATTATTTTGCTTAGAGTTATAATATGGTGATGCTCGATTGTAAGTTGCCATTTTAGATGTATCCCGTTAGTTTGCCGCCGGCATAATCTTTTAAATTAAATTGTCTTAATCGTGTTCTATTATAGATAGGCGATACAGTAACGCTGATAGTTGACATGATCGGAACCCATGTCGGTGCCCCGCCACTAGCAGGTGTATATTTCATGTAGTTTACATCGTCTTTAAAGTCTACGCTAAAACTTTTTACAATCACAGGAACATTATTAAAAATTCTTGCACCATATCCTGTTAAATTACAAACTACAGGAGGATTACCAACATGTTCGCCTTGTCCGAAAAACATTTTTGTTGAAGTTTTTAAGAATGTAGTCCCTTGTATCCAATATTCTGCATCCATTTCGTTTTCTACAGAAAACTCTCCACTAATTTGAATATCGTCTACCTGACTATTTTTATAAGCATAGAACGGTTGAATATTGTGTATCGGATCTATCTGCGAGTAGTTAGCTTTTGATGCTACTGTGATGCTTGGCAAATAGGGCCAAACAAATCCACCAGTTTCAGATAGTCGACTAAATGCGCCTCCAAATAAACCAAAGTTGCAATTTAATTTAACACGCCAGTCAGCTTCTGACCCCGCTTTTAACTCAACAAATGCTCCCTGTTGCTTAAATAATTCTGCACCACTAGGTAGATTCTTTCCTCTTGTCATACTGAGAAGATTGTTTAACATTCCAGCTGCCGATGAAATTTGTCCAGCTGCTGCTGCTAGACCACCGCCTAGTCCACCACTGGCTAACCCTAATTTGTTTAAACTTGCACCAATAGCTGCACTAGCATTACTGATTGCACCGGCGGCGCCGCCTAATGCACCCGCAGCACCCGCTAATGCTCCTTGTGCATTTGAAACCATACTTTGTATAGGGTTTCCAATGTTACCAAGTGCTGAAGCTGCTCCACCTAGCGCACCACCTGTCTTGCCAATTAACTCGCTGGCTGCAGATGTTGCTCCGTTCAACCCGCTACCTAGTTCGCCAGCTAGACTGCCAATTTTAGAATCCAATCCTGCTTTAAGAGATGCAAAATTTGTGCTGGCTATTGCACCGCTTGCTGCGGCAGAGGCAGAGTTTACCTGCGCTGACACAGAAGAAACTAACTTAGCCAAAGGATTTGTAGATAATGCCATTTTGAATGAATTTTCCTATTATTCAGTATTTATTCTTGACAAAATGTGCTATTATATTAACTAATGGAGAAACCACCGTCAATGACACCTATACCTAAAGTAAAATATCTAACGAACAAGGATCTACTAAAAGAAATACATTTAAGCAAAAATACATATTGTTCATATGTAGATCCTAGCTATGGAGATTATGATATTATTCTCCCTAGTCTAGAAAAACTTAATATTAGAACTGTAGCAGAAGCCAAAAGAAATAAAGCAATTAAAATGAGCAAGAAAGCTCACGAGATAGCGCAATCGGGAGGAAAGAAATTTCCTGCCAAAGACTACGAAGTAGATTATAAAAAAATTCAGAAAACAGACGTAGTATTTCGTATTATGACGTTTGAACATGTGCCATTGGCGCCCGGTCGTAAAAAGACTCTCAAGAATACTGCTGACAGTCATGAAAAAGTAAATTTTCCTCCATTCCAACATTGGAAATACGACGACAATGATAATTTGATCTTAGTCGGCAAGAGTCATTGGAAGGGAGACTTTGTTACTGGAACGTTTAATAAAGAACACGGAAAGATGACTAACAATCTTGCACGTATGTTTTTAAAACTTTGTGAGCGTTATGCTACTAGAGGTAATGTTCGTGGATACACCTACAACGATGAAATGCGTGGGCAGGCTATTCTTCAACTAACTCAAATAGGACTTCAATTCGATGAAAGCAAATCTGACAATCCTTTTGCTTATTATACTGCTGCTGTTACAAATAGTTTTGTGCGTATCATTAACATCGAGAAACGAAATCAAAATATCAGAGACGATATTCTCGAAATGAATGGTATGAATCCTAGTTGGACTAGACAGAATGCCAGTGGAGGTAGTCAATATAACGGCCCTGCTGCTGCTGGAGACGGCGGTGGTAGCGATTGGGATTGACCCGTGTGTTGTAAAATAGTACAATACTAAAGGAGAATCTATGTCATTATTTAAAAAAGTAGCGTGTTTTACTGATATCCATTTTGGTCTTAAATCAGGAAGTCGTACACATAATCAAGATTGCGAAGATTTTGTAACTTGGTTTTGTGAAACTGCCAAGGCAGCAGGTGCAGAAACTTGCATCTTCCTTGGCGACTGGCATCATAATCGCAGTACTACAGATGTTAGTACTATGAATTATACCGTTTCAAACTTAGAGAAGCTTAATAATAACTTTGAAAAAGTATATCTTATCATGGGTAATCATGATGAGTTTTATAAAGACAAACGTGAAATCCATAGTCTAGAATTTGCTAGACTGTTCCCTAATATTCAAGTTGTTAATAAAACACACACTGACGGTGATGTTACTATTATGCCGTGGTTAGTTGGGGACGAATGGAAAACTATTCCAAATATTAAAAGCAAATACATATTTGGACATTTAGAACTACCTAGCTTCTACATGAATGCCATGGTACAGATGCCGGATCACGGGCAGGTACAGAGTAGTCATTTTGTTAATCAAGAATATGTATTCACTGGTCATTTTCACAAAAGACAAAATTCTCAAAACATATGGTATATGGGTAATGCATTCCCACACAACTACGCCGATGCAGGTGACGATGATCGAGGTATGATGTTATTAGAATGGGGCAACAAACCTGAATTTAAAACTTGGCCTGGGCAACCAATTTATAGAACTTATAAACTTAGTCAAATTATTGATACCCCTGATGCTCTACTCAGAGAAAAAATGCATTGTCGTGTTACTATCGACTTGCCTATTAGTTTTGAAGAAGCAAACTTTATCAAAGAACAATTTATTCCACAATACAACTTGCGTGAACTAATGCTAATACCGGAAAAGGTAGAAGTAGAATCAAATTCAGTTCCTATAGATATTAATTTTGAAAGCGTAGATACAATAGTCATGAATCAAATTAATGCTATTGAGAGCGATAGTTATAACAAAGCAATGTTGTTAGACATTTACAAAGACCTATGATAAAAATTAAAAATTTAACAGTACGTAATTTTATGAGTGTTGGCGCACAAACTCAAGCTATTGGGTTTGACAAAGGAAATCTAACATTGGTGTTAGGTGAAAATTTAGATTTAGGTGGAGACGATAGTGGAGCTCGTAATGGTACTGGCAAAACAACTATTATTAACGGACTCAGTTATGCTATTTTTGGCACAGCATTAACAAACATTAAAAAAGATAACCTCATTAATAAAATTAACGGCAAGGGAATGTTGTGTACTGTTAGTTTTGAGAAAGACGGTGTTGATTATCATATTGAAAGAGGTCGCAAGCCTAACCTATTGAAGTTTAGTATTAACGGACAAGAACAAGAATCTACAGATCGAGACGAAAGTCAAGGTGATAGTAGAGAAACACAGAAAGCCATCGATGAGTTATTCGGTCTAAGTCATGATATGTTTAAAAATATCATAGCATTGAACACTTACACTGAACCGTTTTTGTCTATGAAATCTTCTGATCAAAGAAATATTATTGAGCAATTGTTAGGTATTACACAGTTGTCTGAAAAAGCAGAAGCATTGAAGGAACAAATTAAATTATCCAAAGATGCTATTGTAACAGAGAATACAAAAATTGAAACAATTAAAATTTCAAATGAAAAAATACAACAAAGTATTGATGCTCTAGAACGTAAACAACGCATGTGGGAAGAACAGCATGAAACTAATGTTACTAATCTAGCAAAAGCCATTGACAAACTATTGCATATTAACATCGACGATGAAATTCTGGCGCATCGAGCATTAGATGCACACAACGTAAAACGTAAAACTATTAACGATCTTAATAGTTGGATTAAGCGATGTGAATTAGATGAAACTAGAGAACAAAAACTAATTGACACTCTTAAGATAGAAATTGCTAGTTTAGAAAATCATACATGTCATAGTTGTGGACAGTCATTTCATGACGACAAACAAGTTATATTGCTAGAAAAGAAGAAAAAAGATCTACAAGAAGCTGCATTACAGGCATTAGCTACTAACGGTCAATTACTCGAACACTCCGAGGCGCTTGCAACTCTAGGAGAGTTAGATGCTATGCCAGAAGTAACTTACGATAATCTAGAACAAGCGTTAAATCACAAAAATACATTGAGTAGTCTAGAACGTGATTTAGAAGTTAAATGTTCAGAAAGCAATCCTTATCTTGAACAAATTAACGAACTTAAAAATACCGCTGTACAAGACATCAACTGGGATTCAGTAAATCAACTGGTTAAACTTAAAGATCATCAAGAGTTTTTATACAAGTTATTAACAAATAAAGATAGTTTTGTTCGTAAACGAATAATTGATCAGAACCTAGCCTTCTTAAATCAACGATTAACCTACTATCTTGATAAGATTGGATTACCACACATTGTAGAATTTCAGAACGATTTAACGGTGATTATTACACAACTTGGGCAGGACTTAGACTTCGATAATCTCAGTAGAGGTGAACGAAATAGACTCATATTGAGCATGAGTTGGGCGTTCCGTGATGTGTGGGAAAACCTATATACTTCTATTAATTTGTTGTTTATTGACGAATTAGTAGATAGCGGCATGGATTCTAGTGGTGTTGAATCCAGCATTGCGGTATTAAAACGCATGAGTCGAGAGCGTGATAAGAATATTTTCTTAATTTCACATCGAGACGATTTAGCTAGCCGTGTAAATCATGTACTTAAAGTTATTAAAGAGAATGGATTTACTAGCTATTCAAATGACGTGGAGATTGTTGCTTGAGTACAGATTCGCATGATAACATGATTCATGCATTTCAAGAATATTTTAAATGGCAGACCCGTTTTGAATACACAGGTGTAGACGAAGCGGGAATTAAGGCACGATATTGGTTATCAGAAATTAGAAACGAAGCAAGCATTAGGCGAACAGAAATCCAAAATAAGCGAAAAGATAGGCGAACAGCCAGAAATGGCAAAACAGGAAGGCCACGTAAACTAATTACGTGATGACATGGACTTATAAGAAGAAAGAAGTTACTGAAATCTCTGAAGATTACCTTGGTTTCGTATATCTTATTACTAATGTTGTCTCTGGTCGCAAGTATATAGGCAAAAAACTAGCTAAGTTTGCAAAGACAACTTATAAAACGGTTACTTTGAAGAACGGCAAAAAGAAGAAAAAGAAAATTAGAGGCAAGATCGAAAGCGACTGGAAGGACTATTATGGTTCTAGCGATGCGTTAACAGCAGATATACAGGCATTAGGCAAAGACAATTTCACCAGAGAAATACTATTCTACTGCAAAAACAAATCAGAATGCAGTTATATTGAGGCAAGAGAACAATTCAAACATAAAGTTCTAGAATCAACTGACTGGTACAACGGTCATATACAAGTTCGAGTTCACGGCTCACACATTATTAAGAATAAGCTACCGTAGGCACATAGTAGGCTCAATAAATTTAGGCAAGTTATCGCCAAACAAGCCCGCACAGGCGATTATATTGTGCCCAAAATCCGTTCTGATGTGTGACGGTAAGGAATCTCTTATTGGCGAAGAGTAGCAAATCACTATCCTTAACAGGACGACGATCGGATATGCCTTTCATAAAACCGGTTTGATTTGTAAGAGAATTCAGTAGACAAGGCTAAAAGAAGGGAGAAAAACCCTTAGACTAATGTATGTGTTAGCGTATGTATGTTAGTCCACCGTCAGTAATAAGACAAAGCTCGTGGTACCGGCTGACCGCCACTGTAATGCTTTAACGCTAAGTGTATTGTGCAACTCACATAATGCTAACTTTACCCTGCTCGGGTAAAGTGTGACTGAACAATCTACATAATACTTAAACTGCTTCGCAGTAAAATATCTCATCATTAAAGAAGAAAAAATTCGTTGAGCGTTAAGCGAAAACGAATACGAGCGTTAGCTCGTAAATACAATAAATAACACATATATCTTTAGGTTGAGCATGAGAATACAACAATTATCTACTAGTAAGCATTATCTCTATGAAGGACTGGACTATAGTAATAGAAAAACTATGGTTTTATGGGAAAGTGCTGGCTTACAATTAAAAGAAGCAGCTCTAACAGCTGATCAAATACAAAGTCTATTTGCTGAGATTGAGAAATCAGCAACAGATGCTGGGGGTAATCGTACAGCCCTAGGTATTGGCAAAGATGCAATGTCTGCTGTTAATAAAGCATGGGAAGATCTAAAAACAAAGATTCAAGATAGTGGTCCGATTAAAGCTGTTGATCAGAAATATGATGATGTTGTTGGGAAGATCGAAAAAGGTTTAGGTGGCCCAGACAATGCTGTTAATCAAGTAATTCAAAAATATCGTCAATTTGCTAAAGATCATCCTATTGCACAGGGTCTAATCTATTCAGCACTAATTGCTGCTGCTGGTATTAGTGGTGCAGGTCTAGGTGGAGCAGCAGTATTAGGACTGCTCAAGATGACAGACAAGCTGCTACAAGGTGAAAAATTTAGTAGTGCTGCATATGCTGGCGGTAAAACTGGTGCTATGGCCTACGGTGCAAGTAAAATTGGAGATTATGTCAAGGGCAAAATGGCAGACAAAGATGCCTATGATGCCATGGGTGATGCACAGGATCTAAGACAACAACTAGGCGATCCTAATGGCGAATTGCCTGGCGCTAGTTTAAAAGTAGGCCAAGAACTTCCGGACGGCGAAACTATTACTGGATTAGATTCAAGTAACCCAAATGCAGGTGTTACTATTACAAAACCAGATGGCGGAACATATACAGTTAGTCGAGACACTGCCCAGTCAATGACAGGTCAAACTGGTATTAGTCCTCAATCAACTGGCCCTGTTTCAACAGGTGCTGCTAGTGATCCTTCTGCAGGTGTTACTGACACTGTAGCCAAGCGTGGTAATTCGGGTTGGGACACAATGAAGGCAAATACAAATCCTGATGGTAGTCCATTGACAGTAGATCAAATAAATGCTGCTAAGGCTTCGTTACGTGCAGGTAATGCAACTGATATGTCCACCCCGACAGATGCTGGATCAACAGTTGCATCTAAAGCAGCAGATGTTGCTGTTGGTGCTGGTAGTCCGCCACCGGCCGGAGCAGCATTTAATTCTGCCTATCTACAACAGGTAGTAGATGCAGAAGGTAAAAGCGGTATAAGATTTAAAATTAGTCCCGAGGATGCACAAAAAGCTCTAGATTGGCAAGACTCAAATGGCGGACAACTTGTACAGGCTGCTAGTACCGCAGGCAAAGCTGCCTCTGGATATAGTAAAGACTACTTAGAAAAAGTCTTAAGTGGTGATCATCCACGCCCAATGATTTCAAAAGAAAAAGCTGCTGCCTTATTGAAGAGTATGGAAAGCGTTAATCGTAGTGGAAAACGATTAAGTGAAGGTCAGATTTATCTAGTTTTTAATCGTGTCTGTACTGTTAACAATTATATGTTATCAGAAGGTCGATTAGTTGAAGGTCCTATGGATTGGGCTAAAGGACTTGCAGGTAAAGCAATAGGTAAAGCTAAGACAGTTGGACATAATTTAACAACTAAAGTCACTGCCGACAAATTAAACTCAGCTTGGCAAAAAGCTGGAAGTCCAATGGACAGTGCCAAACTTAAGGCATTCTTAACACAGCAAGGTGTTTCACCGGAAGTAGTAGACACTGTATATTCATCTATGAAAATAACAGATGCACCAGCCGATCAACAAGGACAAGCAGTTGACTTTGAACAAGTTAAAGCAATGATTGCTAAATTACCTTTAGATAGAAAAGAAAGATTATTAAAATATATACAAAAGAATTCAGGATCTGCTGCGCCAGCAGCACCGAATAGAGATGCCGGAGACGGCCGCATAGAACCAACACTCGCATAAGGAATAACACCATGAGAATTAATGAATTTTTAACCGAATCGGAATTGCAAGAAGGCCCAATTCTAAATAAAATAGGAGCAGGCATCGGCAAAGCTGTTGGAACAGCAGCCAAGGGAGTCGGAGCAGTTGCTGGCGGAGTTGCGGGATTAGGTCGTGCAATCAAAAAAGGTTTTACGGCAGGTAGAGACACAGTCGGTGGAGCAGGCGACGATGAAGCAGATGCAGCACCAGCAGGAGGAGGTGCCTCAGCAGCACCAGCAGCACCAGCAGGTAATGCACCAGCAGGTAATGCACCAGCAGCGCCAACAGCACCAGCAGGTAATGCGCCAGCAGCACCAGCAGGTAATGCACCAGCAGGTAATGCACCAGCAGCGCCAGCAGCACCAGCAGCACCAGCAGCACCAGCAGGTAATGCACCAGCAGCGCCGGCAGCACCTAAATCACAATTTGGAAAATTATCAGCAGCAGCAAATGGCGAACCCGCAGCACCGGCAGCTAATCCTAAAGCAGATACAGCATATGCTCAAGCGCAAAAAGCAATTGCAGGATTAGATTCTAAACAAAAAGGTGAGTTAGTTGCAATGTTGCAGAAAGAAGTTAGTAAAAAACCGCCTGCTGCTCCGAAGACAAAAGCTGATCCAGGTGCAGGAGCAATGGGTAACATGGCAGGACAGTTAGCTAAAGGTGGAGCAGCAAAACCAAACACAATGGCTAATGCTCCAGTGAGCAAAACAAATACTGCCAAGCCCGGTAATCCAAATGCAGCACCAGCCGGTAACTACAATGGAAATACCGGAGCACCGGTATCAGGTAAAGCTAAAGCAGATGCAGAATTTGATGCTAGTCCAGAAGGTCAAGCAATGCAAGCTAAAGTTGATGCAATGGGAACTACTCCAACAAAACCAAAAAGAGCATCAAGAGCTAAAGCGCCAGCAGCAGCGCCTGTAGATCCTACAGCAGCACCAGGTGCTGAGCCAACAACTCCAAAGAAGAAAGGTGGACGTAAGAAGCCAGCAGCACCAAGTCAAGCAGAGATTGATGCAGACAGAGATCGTATCATGGGTAACTTTACCGACAGCGTTAATCGATATAAGAAAGTTATAGCAGAAAATGCTATTAGGTCCGGAGAGATTAGTATTTTTAGAAAGCGTTAAACAAAAAGGGCTCTAAGAGCCCTTTTTTATTAGAAGAACGGTAGTCCCGACTTTTTAGTTGTTTCAAGATTGTCTTTGATGATTTCACCAACTATACCACGTTCCTCACTACTGAGCATTAATGCATCCCAGTAATTCATGCCACGCATGTACCAGCATATCTTCAAGATATCTTTTTTAATTTCCTTAGCCTCTTTTTCGAGATGCTGCACATACAGTAGGATCTCCGGCTGAGGAAGAATTAAGAGCCTACCCCGAAAAAATTTGTTTGATCCATTGTAAGCTCAACGTTAAATTCGTGCTCACATTCTAGACATTTAACATTTTGAGATTTTAATGACATTAAATCTTTCATTTCGGAAATACGTTCGTTTACCATGTTGAATACTTGACTTGATGTATTCTCCATAAACTCTTTAATCATACCTTTGTCATTAACAATCCCTTCGGGAGTTTCAATACTAGCAATACAATTGACAACAATATCAACAGTAAGTTCTGTTAATTTTACAAAACTCTCACCAAACTTTTCAACTTTTTCTTCTTCTGATAAGTTTTCATCTGTTACCACTGCAATTAACTTTTGTTGTTCAAACGTCTTGATAGCAGCTTTGGTAATTTCTTTATAGTTGTAAGGTCTTAGATTAATAATCAATCCGTTGACCTCTAATCGACTATCATAATGGAACTCGGCAGCATGATCTAAATATTTTAATAAATCTAAATCGTATTCATTTCGATGCTCGCATGCAGGACAGTCTGTTGATACTTCCATGCTTTCACCATAACTGGCAATACGGATAGCAATTAACACAGTGTCCAAATCAATGCTGGGCATAAGCCAAGGATTTTTAATAGCCGGAATGCAACTTTTAATAACCTCAACAGTTGCTTGCCCGTTCATTAATGCATCCGGAGTCTTAAACATTAATTCGTCTTTAGCTGTCATTGCATACACAGCATATTCGTCGTTTTGACTTACATCTAACGATCCTTCTTTATAATACTCACCGTGACTAGGCAATCGAATAAACAATTTTGGTTGTCTAAAATAATTGGCTAGAGGGTTGCCAATAGGCTTATTAACTTGATCTGACATTTTTTTCTCCGATAAATACTTTATCTACTCGTGTATTTATATGCGTAGTTTTTGGGGTTTTATTAAATGGCAGAAGTAACCGGTGATTTTGGCGGACAGCCAATACAATTAAACAACGCAGCTACTGAAGCAACGTTGAAGCAACTTCTTGCGGCAATGCTGGCCAGTGTGGCGCAGCAGGGTAAGAATACCAAAAAAGATATTAAAATACAGCAAGACCTAGAAGCAGAATTACGAAAGATAGCCAAAGGCGCACAGGATTTTAAGAAAGCACAAGCCGATGCCGCTGCTGCTACTAAAGATAATACTAAGAAAATAGATGATGCTGCTGAAGCCACGAAGAAAAATACCAAAGCAACAGCAGATGCAAAGAAAGCACAAGAAGAATACAAAAAGAAACTAGAAGAAAACATTGCAATGATCGGAGCATTAAGCTCTGCCATTGAAAACGGTGTTGGACAAATTAACAAAATAACTAGTAGCTTTACCAACATGGGTAGCAGTGTTACGGCAGCAGCAGCGTCGTTAAGCGCAATACCAGTAGTTGGTAATATGCTTGCCGGAGTGTTTGGTACAGTTGCCGGAGCAGCTGAAAAGAGTTACAAAGCCTTTCAGCAATCTGCTAGTGTTGGTGCAAACTTTGGCGGTAGTATTAATGACATGATTCGTGCATCTAGTGATGCAGGATTAACCTTTGATCAGTTTAGTGGAGTTGTTGCAAAGAACGGTGAAGCATTAGCTTTACTAGGTGGAAGCACTAGAGATGGCGCAAAACGACTAGCAGAACTAGGTAAAGAAATTAAAAAGTCTCCATTAATGGGAGAACTTGCAGGACTTGGCTACAGCACAGAAGAAGTTAATTCTGGTATGGCCAAATACTCAAGTATGTTGGCCAAGACAGGTCAGTTGGAAGGAAAAACAAATGCACAATTAGTTGCTGGCAGTGCAGAATATCTTAAGAATTTAGATCAACTATCTCGACTAACTGGACAGAGCAAAGATGCATTACAAGCCCAACAAGATGCGCTAATGGCCGATGCTCAGTTTCGTTCAAGATTGCAAGGCATGGACGAAGCCGGACAAGCACGATTGAATAAATTAATGTTGAGTTTGCCTGCTAGTCTACAAAAAGGTGCTAAGGAATTTATAGCCTTCGGTGGTGCCACTACTGATGCTGGTAGAGAATTTGCAACATTCATGCAGAAAGGTGCAGGAGCATCTAATGCAGCATTTAGAGAAATTGAACAAAGTGGTACGTTGTCACAGAAAGGTGCCGATGCTGTATACAGTGCTATTAAAGAAGATGCCGATGCACTTAAGAAAAGCGGTACCGGTAAATTAATTGCCAACGTTGGTAATGGTGCGCAACAGGCCATTGCATTAGATGCAATGAATCTTTCCGCAAGAAAAACTACAACATCACAAATACAAAAGCAACAAGAAGAAGAATTAGCAGCACAAAAAGAAAGAACTAAGAAAGCTCAGGAAGGAATGAATCCTGAGGCAATGATGAAATTCCAACAGTTGATTGCTGAAACAAGTAATCGATTTACAGAGATGGTTGGTAATCATTTACCTCAACTACAAAGTATGTTTACAAAGCTAGCAGGCTTTGTCGAGTCGTATGTACTACCAGCATTTTCTTTAATTGCAAAACACATTGAAATTGTTGTTGCTGGTATGATTGCACTAAAAGTAGCACAGCTGGCTTATAAAGCTGCAATGTTTGTTGAGAAGATGAAAGAAGGTAAACGTCCAGCAGGTACCTCGGCTGATCCAATTCATACTACCGATGGTGGCAAAGGTGGTGGACTTGACGGCGGTAATGGTAAGGGCGGTAAGAAAGGTGGCAAAGCAGGTGGAATGAAAGGTGCAGGCGGCCTCGTAAAAGGGGTAGCAGTGCTTGGTGCAGTAACAGCACTAGTTGGTTTGTATGATGATATCAAAGATGTTAATAAAGAAGTTGATTCTGGAGATATCACCGAACGTGAAGGAACTGTAAAGAAAGGTGAAGCTGTTGGTACCGCTGCAGGTACCGCAGGGGGAGCATGGGCCGGAGCAGCCGCAGGAGCAGCTATTGGTTCAGTAGTACCTATTGTTGGTACAGTTGTAGGCGGCTTAATTGGCGGAGCCATTGGTGGTTGGTTGGGTGGAAAAGGTGGTGCAATGATTGGTAGTAGTGTAACAGAAGCTGTTACAGAATTATCAATGGACGATCTCAAGAAAGATAAAAATCTTTATAAACAATATCTAGACAAGTATAATGAATCGCTAAACCGCAATTTAAAATTAGGTAAATCCAAAGAAGAAGCAGATAAACTTGCAATAGCAGAAGCCAATAAAGCCCTCAATGTTAAGAAAGAAGAAATAAAAGTCACCAAAGCCAAAATTGAAGCAGATGCAAAAGCAGCAGATGCAGCAAAAACAGCAGCAGCAACACCAGCCGAACCTGCGCCAGAATTAGATTTTGGTGATCCACAAAAACTATTTGATTCATTTAAGAAGCGCCAAGATGCACTATCCGGACAACCGCAAGTTGCACCTCCTGCCGGCAACGTTCCTGCTCCGGCAGCAGTAGTACCACCGGGCGGCGCTGTTGCTACTCCTCCACCACTTAAGCAAGATCAAACTAAAAATATGGAGTTGATTAAAGCAGCTCTACAAAAACAAGGAATAACAGATCCTAAGTACATTGCAGCAACACTTGGCAATGTTATGAAAGAGACTGGCGGTCAAAGTAAGTCGGAAAATTTAGATTACTCTAAAACTAGTAATGATAGAATTAAATCAGTATTTGGTTCTAGAGCAGCAGGCAAGACTGATCAAGAATTAAATCAAATAAAATCAGACCCTAAACAAATGGGTGAGATGATGTATGGCGCAAGTACTAAAATGGGCCAACAGATGGGCAACACTGAACCGGGCGACGGTTGGAAATATCGAGGTCGTGGCTTTATTCAACTTACTGGTAAAAGCAATTATGCACAGGCATCTAAGGCAATTTATGGTGACGACAGGTTAGTTCAAAACCCAGACTTGGTAAATGACCCAGCAGTAGCAGCTGAAGTTAGTGCTTGGTACATGAAGAAAGGCAAGTCAGCAATGGCTGCTAAAATGGGCATAGACGAAAAGAATATGTCTCAAGGTGATGCTAACTTATTAGCAACTAGTCAAATTGCAGGTGGTGATGTCCGCAAAAAAGGTAGTTACCTAGCCGGCGAAGTAATGAATAAAGTTACTGCATATTCTGGACAAATGGCTGGTATTGCCGGAACAGCCCCAAGTGCAGAAGCAGCAACAGCGTTAGCAGCTAATAAAAAATTACCAGCAGCAGCACCGGTTGTTGCGGCAGCAGCACCGGTCGTTGCAGCAGCACCTCCAACAGATAAAAAATTACCAGCAGCAGCACCGGTTGTTGCGGCAGCACTGCCGACAGATAAAAATAAGACAGATGCAGCTAACCCAATGGCTAAAGATCCATCACAACAAGTAGCCACAGCACAACCAACAGATAAGAATAAGAAAGATACTGCACTAGCACAGCCAGTTGGACAGCAGACTGCTCCCGGTAATAATAACTATGATTTTGGAATGTCAGTTGCAATTGCCGGACAAACATTCCAGGCAGCGGTATTAAAAAGTGCTCAACTAATTGATACTACTTTTGGAAAATTTAGTGCTTCTTTTGATAAAACAAAATCAGTATCGCCTAATGAAACAAATGCAAAAGTAGCAAATGAGAATTTGCAGAAAAGTATTGATAGTACTTTTGGAAAATTTAGTACTGATGTTACATCAATGTCAACTGATGCAACAATGGCCAATGCCGCAAATCAAAACTTACAGAAAAGTATTGATAGTACTTTTGGAAATTTTAGTACTGATTTTGCAAAGATGTCATCAACTTCAACAATGGCCAATGCGGCAAATGAAAATTTACAGAAGAGTATTGATGCCACTCTTGGAAATTTTAGCACTGATTTTGCAACTATATCATCTGATAAAACACCGGCCGACACGGGACCTAGTAATCTACAAAAAATTATAGATAGTATTGTTGGAAATTTTAGTTCGTTGTTTGATAACACAAAAGTAGAATCACCTGATATAAATCTAGCAAATGAAAATTTACAGAAAAGTATGGATACTGCTTTTGGAAATTTTAGTTCGTTGTTTGATAACACAAAAGTAGAACAGCCTGACACAACAGCATTATCAGATAATACAAAAGAATTATTAACAAGTGCTCAGATGATTGATACTACTTTTGGAAAAGTTGGATCACTATTTGAAAAAACACAATTATCTTCACCGGACGCATCAACTGCAACCGCAACAGTTTCAGCAGATACAACAAAAGCATTAATAGAAAAAATGTTTGCAGACAGCCAAACACAATTAGCCCAACTACAAACAATAAAAGACTCAAAAGCAAGTGATACTGAAACTAAACCTGGACCAGGAACAGGAGCTCCGGGTGCCGGTGGAGTTTCAACTCTTAATGAAGTGGTAGCTAGTTTAGAAATGTTAAATAAACAGATAGGACAATTAATTGGTATAAGTAGAACTACCGCCGATTTAAATGAAAGTCAGCTACGTGTACAAAAGAACATGGGTGGTGACATGTTCTTATCAGCTTAACGGAATAACGCATGTCTTGGAAAAAATATTTTACACCAGTAAACGTCGATAACCAAAGGGGCAACATAAGCCCAATTGGCAGTGGCGGCCGCCCCGGCCCTGCTAGATCAAACTATTCTAGCTTTTTACCCGATGTATATGCCGGAGCACCGAATCGTGTTGACAAATATATGCAATACGACACTATGGATATGGACAGTGAGGTTAATGCTGCTCTAGACATTCTTGCAGAATTCTGTACACAAAAAGACAAAGAAAACTCAACAGCCTTTCATATTTTCTTTAGAGGACAACCAACTTCAACTGAAGTTAAATTAATCAAAGAAAGTCTTCAAAAGTGGAGTAAACAACAAAAATTTGAAACTAGGATTTTCCGTATTGTACGCAATGCATTCAAATACGGAGACTGTTTCTTTATTCGTGATCCACAGACTCTAAAATGGTTATTTGTTGATGCAGCTAAAGTTAGCAAAATTATTGTTAATGAAAGTGAAGGTAAAGTTCCCGAACAATATGTAGTTAGAGATATAAACTTTAATTTCAAAGAGTTAATCGCAGTAACGCCACACGGTACTACCAATACAGCACCCAGTGGTACTAGTTCTTACACTAGTGGAGGAGGAGGCGGTAGAGGTATGGTAGGTTCGGCAGCACAGCCTCCAGGCACTCGTTTTAGTAATCAAACTAACGAAGTTACAGTTGATGCTAAAAATGTTGTACATATTAGTCTAAGCGAAGGGTTAGATAACAATTATCCGTTTGGTAATTCGTTATTAGAATCAGTATTCAAAGTCTACAAGCAGAAAGAATTGCTTGAAGATGCTATTATTATCTATCGTATACAACGTGCTCCGGAACGTAGAATCTTCTATATTGACGTAGGTAATATGCCAGCACACATGGCTATGAGTTTTGTAGAACGTGTTAAAAATGAAATACATCAACGCAGAATTCCTAGTTCAACAGGTGGTGGCACTAATATGGTTGATGCTAGCTACAACCCACTGTCAGCATCGGAAGATTACTTTTTCCCGCAAACAGCAGAAGGCCGTGGATCAAAAGTTGATACATTACCGGGCGGCACTAATCTAGGTGAAATTACAGACTTACGTTATTTTACCAATAAGTTATTCCGTGCGTTACGCATCCCTAGTAGCTACTTGCCAACGTCAGTTGATGATGCAAGTAACACAGTAGCTGACGGAAAAGTTGGAACAGCTTATATTCAAGAGCTACGTTTTAACAAATACTGCGAACGTTTACAATCAATGGTTGTAGAAACATTCGACGAAGAATTTAAATATTGGTTAGTAAACAATGGTATTAACATTGATAACAGCATATTTGAATTAAAGTTTAATCCACCACAGAATTTTGCGGCTTATCGTCAAAGCGAGTTAGATACTACTCGTGCAGCTACGTTTGCTACTTTACAAGAAATACCGCATTTAAGTAAACGATTTGCATTAAAACGATACTTAGGATTAACCGAAGAAGAGATTAAAGAAAACGAAAAATTATGGCGTGAAGAAAACGGCAAAAATCTTAAACCTACAATAGATGCTAGTGGGCAAATGAGAAGTGTTGGTATTACGCCCGGTGGAATGGAAGCTGAAGTAGGCGGTCAAGATGCCGAAGCAGACATGGAAGCACCCCCAGAAACAGGGGAGCAGCCAGCTGAAGCAGCGACCCCAGATCAAGTAGTACAGTAATAAATACATTATGCTTCTACTAGAGTTCCTTTATTTTAATGATAACAACAACGACTTTGCAGTTGATCGTCGCTACGACAACGCCAATGATAGATCTGTGGTTAAGAAAAGCGACACCAGAAAAATTCGCTTGACTTTAAGACAACTAAATCAATTGAGAATGCAAAGCGAAGCACATGAATATGAGCAAGAAAGTGAGCTAGGCTTTGTAGGACAAATGTACGGGGCCCAAGCAAGTGCAGAAGAACAACCAGCAGCATAATCCAGCATTTGTGTTGGGGAATGGTACTAGTAGAGCTAATTTAAACCATCAGCTATTGTTAGACAAAGGCATTGTTTATGCCTGTAATGCAATGTATCGAGAGTTTGAACCGCATTATTTAATAGCTGTAGATGTTAAAATGGTTAATGAAATCATAGCTAGCGGCTATCATAAAACACATGCGGTATGGACAAACCCTAATAAAGGGGTTTCTACAAAACACCATATAAACATTTTTAATCCACATAAAGGTTGGAGCTCGGGTCCAACAGCACTGAACTTTTCAGCATCTCATAGCCACAAATTAATATACATATTTGGTTTTGACTATCAAGGTGTAAATGGAAAATTTAACAATGTATATGCAGATACATTTAACTACAAGAAAAGCACAGATTCTGCAACATTTCACGGTAACTGGCTAAGTCAAACAGAAAAAACAATTCGAGATTTTAGGCATACTAATTTTGTTAGAGTTATTAATTCTGGAGATTTTATACCAGATCAATTACATCAACAGCATTTACCTAATCTACGACACATGACTTATGAAGAATTTGGAAAAATATATCCGGAATGTATTTACAATGCCGAAACTCTTCAAAAAAGTACCATTTAACCATAGATTGTAATCATAGTGTTAAATAAAGACACAGCCTAACCATCTTGAAGGAGATTATAGCATGGCAGACAAATCATTATTAGAACAAATGCTTGAACGTTTAGTAAACGACGATCAAGCTAAAGCAGAAGAATTATTCCACGAGTACGTAGTAGCAAAGTCACGTGAAATCTATGAAAATCTTATCGAAGCCGAAATGACCGGCGATGAAGATGATACAGGTGAAGCAGACGATACAGACGTTGATGAGAATTTTGAAAATGCTGCATTTGAAGGCGACGACGAAGACACTGACGACTTTGGTGGTCCAAGCGGTGACATGGGCGACGATCTAGAAGGCGAGTTAGACGGCGAAGGCGACCTAGGCGATAAAGAGCCAGGCGAATTATTTCAAGACCTAAGTGCTATTGTAGATGAACTACAAGCTAAGTTTGATGCACAAGGCATGGGCGGCGATCACAGCGAGCCTGATATGGACAATATGGGTGGACCAAGTGACCACGATGCAGACAATGAAAATTTTGACTTAGCAACAGTACGTGAGTATGTTGACAAAGTTCCAGGTGGCCACGGTGCTGAGAAGAAAGGACAAGCTGAAGGTCAATTCAGCGGTACAGGTTCACTAAGCGACAAGCCAAGTGTAAACACTAAGCCAATCGTTGCAGGTAAAAACGACATGGGCGGCACAGCAGGTAATATTGCTCAGAGCAAAGAAGAAGCTGCAAAGTTTGCCGGTGCAGGTGGCGGACAACTAAGCGGTTCTAGCTTATTCAAAGGCACACCAAAAGAAAATAACGCAGGTAATATCAATGTTCCAGGCGGCAAGGCAGGTTCAGCTTTCTCTAAGAAAGAACCAGGTCACGGCGCTGAGAAAAAAGGTCAAGGTGAAGGTCAGTTCAGCGGTAAAGGCGGATCTGCAGGCAGCACCGAGACTACAAGTCTTTTCCGTGGTCGTAGATAATAGGACGCAGAGGTGAAAAATTACCTAAGCGAACATTTGAATTTCGACCAAGCCAAGATTGTTTTGGAGAGCGAAGGTGAGGGCGACGTAAAGTCGCTACACATGAATGGTATCTGTATCCAGGGTGATATCCGAAATCAGAACCAGCGTGTTTATTCTTCTCAAGAAATTGGCAGGGCTGTCAAGACGCTCAACGAACAGATCGAAGGTGGATATTCAGTTTGCGGGGAATTAGATCATCCGGCGGATTTAAAAATAAATCTAGATCGTGTTAGTCATATGATTACCAAGATGTGGATGGACGGTCCTAACGGCTACGGAAAACTTAAAATAATCCCGACTCCAATGGGTCAATTAGTGACCACAATGTTGCAGTCGGGTGTTAAGTTAGGTGTATCAAGCAGGGGTTCTGGTGAAGTAGACGGCGATGGTAATGTCAAAGGTTTTGAGATTATCACTGTTGATATTGTAGCGCAACCTTCCGCCCCGGGAGCATACCCAACACCAGTATACGAACATTTAATGAATACATTAGGTGGAAATAAGGCATATAAAATAGCACAAGAAGTTCAAGGCGACCCTAAGGCACAGAAATACCTAGCAGAGAGTCTGATGAGAATCATCAGAGGTCTCAAATAACAGTAGGAGAATCACATGCTAGACATCGTAAAACAATTGTTTGAGAACAATGTGATTTCCGAAGAAATCAAATCGGAAATTGAAAACAGCTGGTCACAGCGAATTCAAGAAAACCGTGAACAAGTCACAGCAACACTTCGTGAAGAATTTGCTCAGAAGTATGAGCACGATAAAAATACAATGGTCGAAGCCGTAGAATCCATGTTAACAGACCGCTTACAAGCGGAGTTAGGTGAATTGGCTGAAGATCGTCAAACTTTAATCGACGCAAAAGCACGTTACGCAGCTAAGATGGGTCAAGATTCCACCGCAATGGAATCTTTTATCTTGAATAATCTACGTAAAGAACTTAGCGAACTACACGAAGATCGTAAGGCAGTTGCAAATAATGTTGCAAAATTAGAATCTTTTATTGTGGATGCACTAGCGAAAGAAATCGCAGAATTCCACTCTGACAAACAAGACTTAGCTGAAACTAAAGTCAAATTGGTTCGCGAAAGCAGAGCCAAGTTTGAAACAATTAAGAAAGATTTTATTCAGCGTTCAGCAAAAATCGTTCAGGAAACAGTCGCAAAAGGACTTAAATCTGAAATGGTTCAGCTACGTGAAGACATTGATGCTGCCCGTAGAAACGACTTTGGTCGCAGAATTTTTGAATCGTTTGCTAGCGAATACGCTGCAAGTCATCTCAATGAGAAATCAGAAACAGTTAAACTTATAAAAGCATTTGCCGTAAAAGAGCAAGAGCTTGAGCAAGCTGCAAAGATTGTTGCAGAGTCACAAAAGTTAGTAGAAAGTAAGAATGCAGAATTACGCATCGCAAGAGATATGGCAACTCGCAAGGAAGTTATGGGCGAATTGTTAGGGCCATTGGGCGGCGACAAGCGTGTAGTAATGAAAGAATTACTAGAAAGTGTTCAGACAGAAAAATTACGTAATGCTTACGACAAGTATCTACCATCAGTAATGAATGGTGCGGCACCGGCGAAGAAAGCACTTACAGAAGGCAAAGAAATTACAGGCGATAAGAAGGCACAACAACTCAGTGGTGAGGAAAAAACCGCTGAAATTTTTGACATCCGCAGGCTTGCGGGACTTAAAGTTTAAGGAGAACTACAATGTCACAACTACTCGAGTCACGCTGGTCGGAAACCAAAGAGGCACTATTAGAAGGCCTAAATGGTAACAAGCGTACAGTTATGGCTACTACTCTGGAAAATACCCGCAAGTATTTGGCAGAAAGTGCTACTGCTGGAGCTACATCCGCCGGCAACGTTGCAACACTTAACCGTGTTATTCTACCCGTCATCCGACGTGTAATGCCAACCGTTATCGCTAACGAGTTGGTAGGTGTCCAGCCTATGACTGGACCAGTTGGTCAAATTCACACTCTACGTGTACGCTATGCAGATAGCTTCACAGGTAGCGCAGGTGGATCTGCCACTGCAGGTGAAGAAGCATTAAGCCCATTCAAAATCGCAGAAGGCTATTCTGGTAACACAAGCGGCAAAGCTGACGCTACTGCTGCTAAAGAAGGCGCTGCTGGTAACAGAATGAGCATCCAAATCTTGAAACAAACCGTCGAAGCTAAGACACGTAAATTGTCTGCTCGTTGGACTTTCGAGGCTGCTCAAGATGCACAAGCCCAACAAGGCATTGACATCGAAGCAGAAATTATGGCTGCTTTGGCACAAGAAATTACTGCTGAAATCGACCAAGAAGTTCTACGTAGCTTGGCTACATTAGCTTCTGGTGCTGGTAACACAGTAGCATACGATCAGACAGCAGTGTCTGGTACAGCTACATTCGTTGGTGACGAGCATGCCGCATTGGCAGTTGCTATCAACCGTGTATCTAACACAATCGCTCAACGCACACGTCGTGGTGCAGGTAACTGGGCAGTTGTTTCCCCAACAGCATTGACAATTCTACAAAGTGCTACAACTTCTGCGTTCGCAAGAACAACAGAAGGTACATTCGAAGCACCTACAAACACTAAGTTTGTTGGTACATTGAATAGCGCAATGAAGATCTATGTTAACACATATGCTGATGATGATACAGTTCTAGTTGGTTTCAAAGGCTCTTCTGAGTCTGATGCAGCAGCATTCTATTGCCCATACATTCCATTGATGAGCAGTGGTGTTGTTCTTGATCCATCTACTTTCGAACCAGTCGTTTCATTCATGACACGTTATGGTTATGTTGAGTTAACAAACACAGCATCTTCTCTAGGTAACGCAGCTGACTACCTAGGTCGCGTAACAGTAGCAGGTGCATCATTTACCTAATCTAAAAATTAGGTTAAAGTCAAAAAGGACCTTCGGGTCCTTTTTGTTTGACTTAAATATCTAAGTTATGCAAATAGAAAGCGATAAAGATTTTCAACAACTACGTAATCAATTTAATGCGTGGCGTAGTCGATTTCCTATGTTTACTCATGATGTACGTCAAATTGAAAAAATTATAGATTTTCACATACAACAGCACAGTAAAATTATGGTGTTGTATAGACAAACACACAACAAAAGTTATCTAGAAAAAGCCCAATTAGAAATAGATGCTATCAATCAAGTTATAGCTACAGTGGAAAAATTGGAGTTAGTGGCTATGCTGAGTCGCGGATAAATAAAGTATCTAGAAATGATTGCGCGGCGCCACCGTGCAGGACCTAGAACGTCACTCAACCAGGAGAAAATCAAATGGCAAATAAAGTAAATAACCGATATTTCGGTCAAACAGGCTCAGCAGCAACACCTACAATCCCAATCAGAGTCTACAACGGTTCTGCAAAAGAAGGTTATATTGTAGATCAAAAAGGCGCACGTAGATTTAAATGCGCAGACGATACAACAGTTAACGACGAAGATATGGTCGTTGGAGCACAGTATGTTATTGTATCAGCAGGTAATACTGATTGGGCAGCATGCGGAGCAGTAGATAACAAAGTTGGTAGAATATTCACAGCTACCGCAGCAGGCAGCGGAACTGGTACTGCATATCGGGTCATCACAGCTAAACTAGTACAAGGTACTAACAGCGATCCAACAGTGGCTAATACAGCTACCCTAGTTGGTATTAGTAGAAATGGAACCGGTGATCCTGTAGTTTTAAGAAAATTAAATTATAGAACAGCGTCTGACTTTAACGGCAATCGTTACAAGTGGACACTAAGCGACGACTCTACACAAACTTTGATTCTTTTAACAGCAATCTAATCTAGGATTTTAGCATGGGACAGTTTTTTCAAGTAAATGGTGATTACAACATCAAGACTAGTGAAGGGTCGACAATTACCCTTGACACGGGTCCAGGTGTTGGTAATACCAGAGTCACTGGAAATTTAGTAGTCGAAGGTGATACTTTATATGTCTCAGTTGAAAATTTAAATGTAGACGATAACATAATTACAGTTAACTATGGTGAAAGCCCAACACATGCTGGGGTAACTTTACGTTACTCTGGCATTGAAGTTGAGAGAGGTTCGTTAACTAATGTATCGCTATTGTGGGACGAGAATGATGCTAGTTGGAATTTTAAAGAAGGTGACGGCTATGCTTCAAGTCGATTACGAATAACAGAAATTTTAACAAGTTCCGATACTCCAAATCCAATAACAAGTCGAGAAGGTGATCTAACCCTCATCGGCACCGGTTCTGGAGTTGTGTCAGTTAAAGGTACTACAGCCTATGAATTGCAAGTAACAGACGATGACGATATTCCAAATAAAGCCTATGTTGATAATGCTATTCAAACAAATCCTACGTTTCAAATTTTAAGAAGCAACACTAGAACTGTTGCTTTTGATATTGACAATCCAGTTGATCCTGGATTATTCCCAGTCGGTCCGTACTTTGTACAACCACCTGAAAGTTTAGTAGCTATAGTTGTTAATGATTCAATCATAAGTCAATTTTATAACAATAGAGTGCAGATCGGGCAATTTATTTTCCAAGGAGAGGACCCTACTCCTGTAAATCCTTTAATCCCAGATGCAGCAGTAATTCAAACATTAAATACTAATGCTAACATTAAGTTAGAAACTAACGGTACTGGAAAAGTAGAAATTACTTATGCCCTCCAACTTAACAATAATGGATCAACTCCAGCCAGTGTTGCTGGTAGTAGCTTAGTCTATGGGGGCACTGTAGGAGTAGGCACAACTGGATTGTATGTTGCAAATACTTCAAAAACAGACGAACTAATAAGTAAAAACAAGGCTCTTGTTTTTAGCATGATATTTTAAGAGATAAACGATGATATACAGCACACGACTAACAACTTCAGGAGACACGTTAGTGTTCACTAGCACTAGTACAGGAGCACCAGTTGGCGCTGGCGTTACTGCACAAGACAATGCAATTACAAATATTATTGTATGTAATACTGGAACCCCTGACCTAACAGATGAAACTGTTAATAGTTGCACACTAACATTAAATTTAGTAGCAGCCGGCGCAGTAAGCTCAGCTACAAATACCATTGTTAAAAATTTAATTGTACCAGCTGGCGAAACTGTATTTTTTAGCGACGAACGAATCGTACTAAAAGGTGCATCTGGATATGGAACTGATTCTATACGTGCCACTGCCAGCACTAGCAATCTTTTAAGTATTACTGTGAGTGCATTGCAGGTATGAGATTCCTAAAACAGAAAACTCTCAGCAAGTATAGTCCCAGTGACAATGCTCTGTTTACCAATCATTATGGCCGTGCTGTAATGGATCTTACTGGAGGTCTTCGACTTCCTAAAGGCACAACAGCAGAACGTCCACAGGCTGCAGGTGTACGAAATCCAAACGGTGCTAACGGATTTATTAGATATAACACCACTACAAAATCTATAGAAGCATTGATAGATGGAGTGTGGGAAGTAGTAAGAGCACCTGGCGCAACAGCCATTACAAAAGAAACATGGGGTCCAGGAAACGATGTAGAAACAACGTTCGGACCTTTGATAAAAATTCCTAGTTCCGAAAATAACATAATTGTATTAGTTGAAAACGTGATGCAAATTTCTGATACCAACTTTAATTTAGTTTATGATTATCTAGGTACACCTGGTGATACTAGGATTGTATTCACTAGTGCTGTTCCTACAGATAAAAATGTAACTATATTTTACGGTTATGCTGATTAATTATGAGTCAACTAGGAAGAATCTCAGGACCGTTATTAACTAATAACTTAGTTAGAAATGGATCACCACTAACATTTCGCAACGGACCTTTAGATGCTGATCTGTTATTCATCGGAGTAACTAACGATAGAATTGGTGTTAATACTACCGGTCCTGCGTATTCGTTACACGTTAACGGTGATACTAGTATAAACGGTGGTGTAATTATCAACGGTATTTCTGCCAAGGTAGGAAATGTAATTTTTAATACTAACGGCACAGTATCTAGTCAAGTTGGCCCGATTATTATTGAGCCAACTGGCGCCGATGCATATATTCAATACGGAAAAGTTTTAAATACCGCATTAGAAATTAAAGACAATTACATTAAATCAACTACTTTAAATACTGACATTGTACTAGATGCAAATGCCGCAGGCAAAGTGTCATTTTTATCAGATACTACTGTAACAAACGGTCTACAAGTTAATGGTAACATAGGAGTGGATGGAGATGTTAGACTTGATGGAATGTTTTATGTTGGAGACAATCCATTAGATACTGTAGTTATTGCACCGGATTTTACGCAGTCAATTATTCCAGGCCAGAATAACACTTACAATTTAGGTAAGACTGATAAAAAATGGGCAGAAGTAAATGTCCAAGCAATCGGTTCTTCGACAAATTTGTTAACAACTACCTTGCTAGTTAGCTATCAAACTTCGTATTCTGGTAATACAATTACAACGGTACAGAGTAACGAAGAGTTATCAATAACATCTAATAGTGGATCAGTTCAAATAGAAAGATTAACTATTAATCAAAGTACTATTGAGAATCTCAATAACACTCCGTTAACAATAACACATAACGGAAACGGACATTTAAAAATAAATGATTCTAATGGAATGGTTATTCCAGTGGGCAATACTAGTCAACGAGTTGGATCTGAAATTGGAGAAACTCGATGGAACAACCAAATTGGATATATGGAATGTTTCGACGGAACTGTGTGGCAAGTGGCCACCGGCGGTGGTATTGTTGTTACGGCAGCAGTCATGGAAGAACTTGGCAACGTTTATGCCCTCATGTTCGGCTAAATCTCCAAAAAGACTAAATACTAATGATTACAGAAGATGACCAATTTTCTGTATGGTTAAACTGTGGTAAACCCGCAAAGAGCCTAAATAAAACTTAGGATGCGCACATAGGTGCAAAGGTGGTTAACCGTGAAACACGGGGTATTTAGGAGAGCAAATGGCTATTGGTCGCATTTCAGGTCCGCTCTTAAAGAATAATCTTATCAGAGATGGTATAGATTTAGCCTTTGAGACCGACCTTCTTTATTTGGACGTCAACAACTCCAGAATTGGCATCAACACGGCCGCTCCCCAATACGCACTAGATGTAGTAGGCACTACACGTTCGTCAAATTTAGATATTTCCGTAGACTTAACAGTTGGTAATTTTTTACTTTCTGGAAATACAATCTCTAGTAATTTACCAACTATCAATTTTATAGCATCAGGCGGCGAAGCTACAGCTTATCATTCACGTTTAATAGTCAACGACATAGAATTAAACGGTAACGTAATTTCAACAACCTCTTCTAATGCAGATTTAGAATTAAATCCCAACGGCACTGGAAAGGTAAACATTCAGGCTCCTGCAGAAATTAATGGCACATTAAATGTTACCGGCAATATTAATGCTACTGGAAATATCACAATAGGTGGTAATTTAACTATTGGAGATTCGCTATCTGATACTATCACTATTAATGCTAGTATTCGCAGCGATTTGATTCCAGAAACTACTAATGTTTGGGATTTAGGATCATCTGCATATAAATGGGGAACTGTGTATGCATCAACAGTAAATGCAGATACATTAAATATTGCAGATTTTAATGTTGGTAATTTACATCTGTACGATAACACAATTACAACAACCACCGGTAATTTAATTTTAGATGCTAACGGAACAGGGCACGTTCGCATTGGTAATTTAACATTTAAAGATAATCAGATAACCAATGTAGTTACTGATTCGGTTACTGAAATAACACAAAGCGGTACTGGATATTTTAAAATTACTGGTACAAATGGATTTATTCCTCCTAAAGGTAACACATCACAAAGACCGTTGTTTATAAACGCAGTCGAAGGTATGACTCGATATAATACAGACTCCAAAGCATTAGAGATTTGGGACGGTACAGTATGGGCAAGTCCGGCAGGTACAATCGGTGCAGTATCAGAAGCAACAGCTAACGAAATTGCTATTAAATATGCTTTGACACTAGGATAAAAGAAGAACATGCCAACAACATTTAAAAACACAGTTAACACAAATATAGGTACAACACCTATTGATGTTATACAAATGCCTGTGGGATTTAGAGCAACTATTATCGGTTGCAATCTTGCTAACACAACAGATTACGATACAATTAATGTTGACGTATATGTAATTGGTGAAGATAGCATTGCAGGGTATTATGTTAAGGGACTAACAATACCTCCTAACTCGGCAGTAAAAATTATTACCAACGGTGAAAAATTAATTTTACCAGAATATGCAGGATTACGAATTGTCAGCGATACCGCAGCTAGCGTTGATGCTGTTATTAGTTACGTAGAAATATCTTAAGGAATACATTATGAATAGCAATTACTATTTAGGCAATGACCCGCAATCACTATTAGGAGATACTCCTAGATTTTTCTACGGATTACGAAGAGGTCAAGACGGTTCTTTATACTTGATGAGAAGTGATCAAATTCGCGGAGACGATGCAATTCAACTTAACGATCCAGGCGAAGAAGCCGGAAATTACACTGAGTTCGAAGTAGGAATAGACTTCTTCGAAGGACGAGATGTTTATCATAATAAAGTTTTTGAAAATTTAAGATACGAACAATACCGCTGGGATGATCGTGCAATGTTTTATTATATTGATGATGACGGACAATTAGTTGTAAGAATTAATAACGGCTATCCATACGAAGAATTAACAGCACCTTAATATTGGAATTATAAAAAATGGCAGATTTTAAATTAGGTAGGATTAGATATAAATGGCAGGGAGCATGGACTTCTGCTAGAGATTATATCCCTGATGATATTATTGAATATCATGGAAAATCATACGTATGCTTGGTACAACATACTTCAGCGACAGATTTTTATACAGACATTAACTTTTTAAATAATGATGTTCCACCAGCAGCTGAGCCTAAGTGGCTTTTAATGATGGACGGATATGTATGGGAAGGCAACTGGGAAACTAACACATACTATGTTAAAGGTAACATAGTTAAGTATGCAGCTAATGTATACCAGTGTATTGAACCACATACTTCAGCATTAACAGAACAAGGATTTGTAGCAGATATTGTATCCTATTGGATACTGTATAGTCCGAGTAACATCTGGAAAACAGAGTGGGCTCCAGCAACGTATTATAAACTAAATGATATTGTAAAGTATTTTGGTATAATTTATAGATGTAAAGTCGCACACACATCGGCCGCTGACTTTGATTTAGGTATCGATTCTGCGTTATTATTAAACAAGTGGGAAATAGTAAGTTTAGCGCAGCAATGGCGCGGAGATTGGACTGTAACTACAAGATATCGAATTAATGACATTATTAAATATAACGGAATTGTGTATCGATGTCTAGCAGGACATACTTCTTCTAATGCAGTTTCTGGATTAGAAGTTGACAGCAATAAATGGGAGTTTGTTCGTGTAGGCATAGAATTCAAAGGAACATGGTCTCCGCAGGTATTATCCCCAGCATCTCCTGGAACTCGATATCGAGAAAACGATGTAGTTAAGTACGGAGCCGATCTATGGATTTGTGCAACTGCTCATACTTCGTCTACAAGTTTTAATACCGCACAATGGGAACTATATACTTCTGGATTTGAATACGAATATACCTGGAGTCCTACAACAGCGTATCAACCAGGCGATGTAGTTCAATACGGTGGATATTTGTTTGTTGCTAATTTACACAACACTAATGTAACTCCTTCACAAAATCTACTAACATGGTCTTACTTATATTTAGGTACTAGAATTAGAGGTGAGTGGTCAATTTCAACCCCTTACTTTGTTGGAGATCTAGTACGTCGACAAGGACAACTTTATGTTGCTATTGCAGATGGAGTTGGCCAAGATACTGATCTATTAGGTGACGGTAGTACCATTAATTCTAATTATTGGGATTTAGTAATTCCTGGCGAAAAATGGCAAGGTGTTTGGCAACCAACAACTCAATATGTTATTGGCGATGTTGTAAACTGGATTGCGCACACGTATCGATGTGTAGCAATTCATACTTCGGCAACATTGACTCGACCAGATAACGATACTGGAAATACATATTGGGTATTATATACCTATGGTACTAATAGCAATAGATTAAAAAATCCAGGCGATTTAAAAACCTATGGATATGATGCTGAAACATCAACTATTAGAACTAAAGCATTAGCAGTTGGTACAGGCGGCAAATTACTTAAATCTCTAAACGGAGAAGTATCATGGAACCCATTTTGGGAATCTGACAAAGTTTACTATGTTGGATCCGACGGAGTTGATGATGCAACACACGGTACTACTTTAAACTCACCGTGGAAAACTATTAGATATGCCTGCGAAAACATAACAGGAACAGCTACGGTATTTGTTAAACATGGTACTTACAATGAAGTGTTGCCAATTAGAGTGCCGGCATTTGTTTCAATTGTTGGAGACGAATTACGCGGTACTGTTGTACAACCTGCTACTACTTTAATTCCAGCAGCTGATGCAGCAAAAACTGTATCAGCGTTAACCTATATTACAGTTAGTATCATCGGTAATGTTATTAGTCATATTCCAGTTCTTGTTCTATATTCTAATGTTCAACAAGTTATATCTGGCAATGCAGGTAGCAATTCAGCAAAATTATTAGCAATGGATTTATTTGATAGTATTGCTGCAATTATTGAAACTCCGGAAACCGTACCGACCATTGTTGGTACTAATTCAGCTACACTTGACGCGGGAACTTTAGATACATTAATTAATATTGAAAATAATAGAGAATTTATTATTCAAGAAACTATTGCCTATATGCTTGCGTCTTATCCGTTATATAGTTTTAATACAGAGACATGCGCAAGAGATTTAAATCGATTCATTGATGCTGTTAAGTACGATTTGTTGTATCCAGGAAATTGGAAGTCAGTAGAAGCTGCAAATTATTATGCAAATGCTGCTGATGGTGCAAGAAATGCTCTTCAAAATATGTTCTTACTAAGAGACGGCACTGGTTTAAGAAATATGACATTAAAAGGTCTCAGCGGAGAATTCACAGAACCGGATCTTACTTTAATCAAACGTGTAACCGCAGGAGCATTTGCATCTCTTGATCCAGGATGGGGGCCAAACGACTCTACTGCATGGGTAGGTACAAAGTCTCCATACATTCAAAACGTCACAACATTTGGTACAAAGTGTGTCGGATTAAAAGTTGACGGTGCATTGCACAATGGCGGCAATCAAACTGTTGTGTGTAATGACTTTACACAAATTTTAAGTGATGGCATTGGATTTTGGGCTAACAATAATGGCAAATCAGAACTAGTTTCTGTGTTTACATATTATAATTATATTGGATATTTGGCTGAAAATGGCTCCAGAGTACGTTCAACTAACGGTAATAATTCTTATGGCACATTTGGTTGTATAGCAAAGGGATCATCGTTAACTGAAACTCCGATGACTGCATATGTTGAAAATCAGTATTACCAAGCACAGATATCACAAGTTTTATTGAATAACGGCAGTGTTATGAAACTGTTCTTTTCAAACGCAGGAGTTAATTATTCCAGTGTAAACTATACAGTAACTGGATCTGGTGTTGGAGCAGTATTAACAGGCGACGAATTTAGAGACAACGGTGTATACGAAGCTAGGGTAGTTGATAGAGGAGACTCTACCGCATTGGGTGGTCTTAGATATCTATTCAATACTAATAATGCTCAACAAGGTGATACTGACGTAATTCGATTGTCTGCATCAGATAATTTTACTGCTGCCAAATACGAAGGCATGCGAATTTTTCTACAAGAAGGTACCGGCACTGGTCAGTACGGATATATTGCAACATTTGATTTTATCAGTAAAGATGTAACAGTTGGTAGTGAGGAAGATGTACCTATTTCTGTAACAGCAACTATCGGATCCAGTAATCTTATAACAGTTGGTAGTACTGTTACTCTAGCAGTTAACGAAAAAGTTGTATTATCGGGAACTGCATTTGGTAATATAGCTTATGGTCAGATTTATTACATTAAACAAGTCTTTAGTTTAACGCAAATAACATTATCTGAAACATTGGGAGGAGCAGTATTAGACGTTATCGACGGTACTGGATCAATGACATTACATCATGTTGGATGGCACCATGTTAGTGAGGGAACTACTATCGAGTCAACTCTTGATACTAGCACAGTTTATTATATCGAACCAAGAGTACAATTTAGTAGTCCTGGATTTACAACCAGTTCTGGAACTGTTTCTGCAACGGCTGCTTGGAAATCAACAGCATACGGTAATGATATATTTGTAGCAGTTGCTACAAATATTGTAGCAACTAGCCCCGACGGACTAATATGGACCACTGGCACAATCCCAACAGGCAACTGGAGATCTGTAGCATACGGTAACGGCAGATTTGTTGTTGTTGCAGCATTGGGAACAACTGCACTATACTCTACCGACGGATTAAGCTGGACATCTGTAACTATTCCTTCTGGCGAATACAGATCAGTTGTTTACGGTAATGCTGTTAGTGCATGGGTAACTGTATCTGCAAATACTAATAAGGGAGCAGTTTCTCTAGATAACGGAGCAACATGGACTCAAACTACTCTAGGTGAGGGCGCAGAATGGAATAGTGTGGCATTTGGTAACGGTAAATTTGTTGCAGTTAGTTTAAGTGATTCGACCTTAACTCAAACAGCATATTCTGCAGATGGTACTACATGGAGTACAGGTTCATACATCGGCGGCTGTGAAGCAGTTACATTCGGTAGTGGTAGATTTGTAGCCATTGATGGAACTAGTTCTACTAGTTCGTTTATTAGCACCAACGGTATTGATTGGGTTGCTGGAACATTACCGGGAGCTGCTGCGAGTTGGAAAACTATTACCTACGGCGGCGGCGTGTTCTTAGCAACAGTTACCGGATCATCAAGAGCTGCATTATCAGATGATGGTATTCACTGGACTTCACAGACATTAACATCTAGCAGTGATTGGAGTGCAGGCGCATACGGCAATGGAAAATTTGTAGTTATTGCTGGAAATTCTGCTCCAAGCAATACAACAAGAATTATTACTACCGGCGCCACTACAAAAGCTAGAGCAGTTGTTGTTGGAGGTAAAATTTCCAGCATTATAATTTGGGAACCTGGATCTGGATATTCTGCTACTCCTGTTATTTCTATTACTGACCCTAATGCAACAGCAGCAGTGTCTATTGAAGTAAGAACAGGCAGCGGTATACTTGCTACCCCAACATTAACTAATCCTGGTTTATATTATGTAACTATTGACGTAAATTTAAACGGCGACGGATACAAAGACGAGTATCAACTAGGTAAGTATCTTGTTGTTAACTCGTTGTCTAGAGTTCCCCGCCCAGGCGATAATTTGTTTATTAGCGGCATTAACGATTATACCTATAGAGTTTTACAATCTGAAGTTTTAGAAGGAGTTGTTCCTAATATTACTGCAAAGTTAACAATTGCAAAAACTCTAGGAAGGGCAGAAAGTCCGAATCACGGTACCTCGGTGACAATTAGACAAAACTATAGTCAAATTCGTATCACTGGACATGACTTTTTAGATATTGGATTAGGAAATTTTGCTCAAACAAATTATCCTAATACTTTAAATCCAGAAGGTACTGTATTAGCACCGGAAAATGAGTACGCAGAATTTAGCGGTGGTCGTGTGTTCTATACATCAACTGACCAAGATGGTAACTTTAGAGTTGGTGAGTTGTTTGCTGTAGAGCAGGCCTCAGGAACAGTTACCTTGAGTGCAGATTTCTTCCAACTAGACGGTCTTGAAGAATTGCAACTTGGTGGTATTTCCGTAGGCGGCACTGGGACAGTTATTAGAGAATTTTCAACAGACGGTACATTTGCTGCTGATTCAAATAATGTTGTTCCTACACAGCGAGCTATCAAAGCCTATGTGTCAGCTAGAGTATCAGGTGGCGGATCGGATGCTAGAACCGGTACAGCAGTATCTGGTTTAGTTAGCGTTGGGCCTAATAGTATTACAACAACAACACTTACTCAAATTGATATACCGGTTCGAGTTAAATTTAACAAGGGCGTAGATGGTTCTATGCTAGCACTGGCATATTTTATGGACGGTGGAGGTGGTCAGTAATAATGACTACTACAAAAACAATATCTGAAAAAGATAATAAATATATAAACTGCACAAATGGAGTTATAGATGGCTGAATTTAAATTAGGTAGAATAAGATTTGTATGGCAAGATGCTTGGAATACCGGGCATACTTATTATAAAGACGACATTGTTAGATATGGCGGAAAAACATATCTATGCGTGATGGGTCACGTAGCAAATATTGACTTCTATGACGATCTTGATAATAGTCCAACACGTTGGAATCAAGTTACTGATGGACAAGAATGGAAAAGTAACTGGGTTCCTTCTAGATTTTACAAAGAAAACGATATAGTTAAGCATGGCGGCAATCTATACATATGCGTTAACGGTCATACATCGGCAATTGATGAGAGTTTAGGCCTACAAGCCAATCTAAGTGATTGGAACATTTATGCAGAATCATTCGATTGGAAAACTGAATGGGAAATTAACACCGTTTATAAAATAAATGATGTTGTTAAGTATGGCGGAAATAGTTATGTCTGTAATGAAGATCACACATCAGCTTCAAGTCCAGCAGACGGCCTAGAACTTAATCTTTCTAAATGGGATATTTACACCGAAGGATTTGATTGGCTTGGTAATTGGAATATCAGTACTCGATATAAAATTAATGATGTTGTAACATACGGTGGTACAACATACGTCTGTAATCAAGGGCATACTTCTGCAGGTACAATTACTGGTGGTCTAGAAGCTAATCAAGGTTTATGGGATTACATGAACCGGGGAACTGATTATAAAAATAATTGGAGTTCTAGTAACGTTCGATACAAAATTAATGACTTGGTAAAATATGGTGCAGGTGTTTGGATCTGTACACAATACCATACTTCAAGTGCTTCTCGGACATTTAAACAAGACGAAACATCCGGTTACTGGGCACAATATGTTGAAGGTTTAGAATTTGAAAATACATGGCTCAGCGGAACTGTTTATCAACCAGGCGACATTGTTGCCTACGGTGGTTATTCTTATCAAGCAATAACTAATCATACAGCATCTTCGGGTACACCTCCGTCGACAAATACCACTGACTGGAGTTTGTTTACCACAGGATTAAAATTCCAAGGCGACTGGAGTGCATTAACTTCTTACAGAGTCGGTGATGTTATTAGACTTAGAGGCTACACATACGTAGCTGTTCAAGACAGTTTAAATCAAAGTCCTCCTAACTTAACAAAGTGGGAAAGATTAAACAGCGGCATTCGTTGGCAAGGCCAATGGCTAGATGATGTTAACTATGTGTTAGGTGATGCAGTGCGTTACGGTAACAATAGTTATATTTGTATTCTAGCTCACTTATCAGAAGGCGACGACGGTTCCACACTCACTCCAGGTCAGGTTAATAGTCGTCCAGATCAAGATATTTCCGGAACATACTGGAATTTATTATCAGGCGGTCCGGAAGAAAGCGTACTAACAACCACAGGCGATTTAGTTTACTACGGTGGCGCAGGCCCAACACGTTTATCAATCGGTGAAGCTGGGCAAATATTGCAGGTTAGTGATGCTGGAGTACCAGAGTGGGGGTATTACGGTGTTGTTTCTAATTTAGTTTATGTAGCACCACATGGAATCGATACTCCTGCACCCGGATACGGTCTAACATTAGATCGTCCGTGGGCAACAATTCGTTATGCCTGCGAACAAATTGAAAAAGGATACGAAAATCCACAAGCCGCTGTTCTATTAAAGAACAATCGTGCATTCATTCAGTCAGAGATTGCAGAATGGGTAGATCGTCAAATTATCATAGGCACAGGAATCTGGGCTAGTTTTACCAATGATAGCAAAGCCTTATGTACACGTGACATGGGATTGTTAGTAGATGCCATGCTCTATGATATTACACACGGCGGTAATGCTAAAACACGTGAAGCAGCTCTAACATATTTTGATCCAATTACTGGAATTGTAATTGCATCATTAAATGATGAACAGGCTCAAGGTGTTGCAGCAATTAATTACGGCCTAACTTTGATTAATTATGTATTACTCAATGACGCTCCAGCTGTAAATTATCAAGTACTAAATGGTATTGGTAGTCCTGTATTACAATACACCACTGGAGTTGATGCTGAAGCTGGAGTAATGGCCACTATTACTTCATTGGCTTCAATTGTTACTACCGCACTTGCTGCTGGTGTTAGCACAGGCATTCCTGTAGAAAATCGTCCAGCATGGACTGTTACTATTAAAACAGGACAGTATAACGAAGTTCTTCCTATTATTGTTCCGGCAAGAACTGGTCTAGTAGGAGACGAGCTACGTGGTACACGAGTAAGCCCTGCAGGAAAATTAATTGCCACAACTGACAAAGCAAAAACTGTAGCAACATTACAGTATCTGCAGACAATCACCGACGAAGTTGTTACAAAAACAACAGTATCTCCTAAGAAAGGCACAGGAACACAAGTTGTTTCGATGAAAGCTGGAAACACTGGTAGTACAACTGCTGTAGCATCTGCCGTAGCAAATGTAACTGAAATGATTGACATTGTTAACAATGGTCTAGGCGCAGTCAATGCATTTGTTTATCCAACACCAACAGGCGGAACCGGTAATGCATTTACAGCAGGCTATTTAAATGCTGCAAGATTGATTCTTGCAAACAAGGCATTCTTACAAGCTGAAGTTAGTGCATGGATTGATGCACAAATTGCTGGTAGTATTAGTCCGTTCGTTGGATTTGTATACGCAGGCACCGGCCGTACTAAGTGCGAACGAGACGTTGGCTATATTGTTGACGCATTAGTGTATGATACTACCTACGGTGGAAATTTAGAAACTGCTGTAGCTGCTCGTTCTTATTATTCGCTTGGTGTGTTTGTTGAAACTGGCGAAAAGCAACAGGCTCTAGCAGTACAACTTCGTATTAAAGATATTATTGACAATATTGCCACTGGTAATACTGCTGGCTGGACAAAAACTCCAGCTAACGCATTGACTCAAGACGTCAGCGGAACAGCAGGTAGCGCACCGGCAGCAACATTTGCTCAAGCACGTATCCAAGAAATGTATGACACAATTAATACTGGAACTACTCCAACTACAATTGCTCCAGATACATCTTGGGTAAATGCTACATTATTAGATGTTAACGTTCGTTTACAGGCTGCTAAAACTACTATTCAAAGCGATGCCGTACAACACGTTAAGAAAACATTCCCAACATTGGTGTTCAACGAAACACTATGTTCACGTGATGTTGGATATATTGTTGATGCACTAGGCTATGATATAATGTTTGCTAGTAATTATAGAAGCATCAAAGCTGCTATGAGCTATTACAGATCATTAACATCTACAGCAGTAGTACTAGGTGCACAAAAAGCTGCTCAACTAAGCATACTAGCATATATTCTTGCTAGAGTTAAGCCAATAGTAGCCGCAGGATCTGTTGTAGCAGCTGACCTATTATGGACTGAAGTTATTAGTTACATTAATACAGGAACAGAACCACAAATTATTGGCACTAACAGAGCCACTGACGACATTGATATTCACAACGGCGCAATCTTATTAGAACTTAATAAAGATTTCCTTGCTGCTGAAGCAACAGGCTACATTACTACCACTTATCGGGCTACAGCAACAGCAACTAATGCTGGTACAGATGCAATTACAGTGTCAACAACTGCTTGGATGGTAGTAAACGATCCGATTACATTCTCAGGAACTGTATTTGGTAATATTGTTTCGGGCACTGTTTACTATATCAAGACTATTGGCGCTGGTGTAATTACTATTAGTGCAACATTAGGCGGTGCAACATTTGATCTAGCTGCTGGCACTGGCTCAATGACATTGAACTATAATTACGATACCACATCATGTGAACGTGATGTACGTACAATTATTGAAGCAATGGCTTATGATCTACGTTACCCAGGTAACTATAAGTCACTTTATGCTGCACGTTACTATAGAAATGCATTAACTGGTTCAAAACTAGAAAACATGTATTTGGTACGTAATGGTTGTGGTGTTCGAAATATGACTCTAACAGAGTTAGATGGAACATCTGATGGAAATACAGCAGGCGCTGGTGTTGCATCTGGATTAAGCTCAGCTAATGAATTTGGCACAAGTCGTCCAATAGCTGGTTCTTATGTATCTTTAGATCCAGGTTGGGGACCAAACGACAATCGTGTTTGGACCACAGACAAGTCTACATATGTACAAAACGTAACAACATTTGGTACAGCATGTATTGGACAGAAAATTGACGGCTCATTACACAATGGTGGTAACGATTCTATAGTATCAAACGACTTTACACAGGTATTATCAGACGGTATCGGTGCATGGGTAACTAACTTGGGTCGTGCAGAACTTGTTTCTGTATTCTCATATTATAATCATATTGGCTACTTGGCTGAAAATGGTGGTAAGATTCGTGCTACTAACGGAAATAACTCTTATGGTACATACGGTGCCATAGCAGAAGGTATTGACATTACTGAAACTGCGGTTACTGGTACAGTCAATAACAGAAGTACTGAAGCCCAAGTTGGTAACGTCTTTGTTGACGGCGATGCAATTTTAGCAATGGAATATACCAATGCTGGTGTAAATTATTCATCGGGCGCTTACACAATTAGTGGACCAGGATCAAATGCAGCGGCAGTCGGTGACGACATTAGACACGGTGGTGTTTATCAAATACGACTAACTGATCCAGGTGATTCATCAGGACCTGGCGGTGTCGGATATATTACCAGTTCTAATCTAGCTCAAGCAGGTAATACAACACAAATTACATTGGCTAACACAGAAACAGCAACTAGTATTGCCTATGTTGGAATGAGCATTTATCTAACAACTGGTACAGGTGCCGGTCAGTATGGTGTTATTGCAACATACAGTGCTCCAACTAAGATCGCTACTATTAATAAAGAAAGTACTGGTACTTCTGGTTGGGATCATGTTATTCCTGGAACAGCAATTGAAGCTGCGCTAGATGTTACAACTGCGTATACAATCAGTCCAAGACTATCTCTAACTGCACCGACCTACACAACTACTACTGCTTCAGTACTTCCAAGTTCAGATGCATGGAGTGCAGGGGCTTATGGTAATGCTGAAGGTTCCTACGCTTCTGTTGCAAGTACATCGGGAGATGGCGGTTCATTAGCAGCATTTAATGTTGCTCGCAGAGACGGAGTCTATACAGTTACTCTACAAACCGCCGGTATTAATTATGCAGTAGGCGATACACTAACTATTCTAGGTACAAATCTAGGTGGAGCAACAACTGCAAATGATGTTACAGTAACAGTTACCGGAGTTGACTCAACTAACGCAAACTCGATTACTTCATTCTCATATACTGGTACTGCTATTGGCGCACAGTTTGTTGCAGTACCGTCGTCAGGCACAGCAGCAGCATATTCTACAAACGGTACAACGTGGACTGCATCAACATTACCGAGCGGGTCTTGGTCTAGTGTAGCATATGGATTGATCAGCGGCATCGGAATGTATGTAGCAGTTTCTAGTACAGGTGGCACAGCGGCTAGCTCTTTAGATGGCATTACTTGGACTTCACGTACACTGCCAACTACTTCTGCGTGGTCTAGCGTTACTTATGGAAATGGTAGATTTGTAGCAGTGGCTAGTGGTAGTAATGATGCTGCATATTCTATAACTGGTACATCTTGGGTATCGATGGGGGTGTTACCAGGATCAAATGCACTATGGAAATCTATAACTTATGGTAAAGGATTGTATGTTGCAGTGGCCAGCGGCGGCACACAAGCTGCTAGTTCAGCAAATGGAACTACTTGGACAACTAGAACATTGTCTGCAAGTGCTACCTGGACCAGTGTTACCTACGGTAAAAACCGTTTTGTAGCAGTAGCCAGCGGTGGAACAGCAGCAGCTTATTCTTTAAATGGTACAACATGGACAAATTCTAGTGCATTACCAGCTAGCGCCACATGGAATAACGTCAGCTACGGAAACGGTATTTACTATGCAGTAGCAACTGGTTCAGTTGGAGCAACATCTGAAGATGGTATTACCTGGACTTCACGCAGCACAGCATTTGCAACACCAACTATTACTGCAACATCTAAAGATATCATTGGATCATTTACTGCGTCAACTTTGCCACAAACAGGCTACTGGACTAATGTATTATGGACTGGTTCAAAGTTTGTAGCAGTTGGACACAATAACGTTGATACAGGTTATGCAGCAAGTTCTACCGATGGTGCAACTTGGACCAACGTAACAATACCGTCACCTGGCGGATTATACGAATATACTGCTATTGCATACAATGGATCTAACAAATATGTTGCATTTATCAATAGCAGCAGAAATATTGTAACATCAACAGATGGAGTATCTTGGACTGCACAAACTACAAACGGTACTAACAATTTGCCAACAGCTAGAGCATGGACTGATGCAGTGTTCGGCGGCACTAGATTTGTTGTAGTTGGATCAGGCGGTGCTAATCCAATAGCATATAGCACCGACGGCACAACATGGACTACAGGTACACTTGCTAATACAACGTGGACCAGTGTTGCCTATGGACAACCTAGTGCAACTGCATACTTTGTTGCAGTATCCGCAACACAAGCAGCATCGTATTCAATAGACGGCATTACTTGGACTACTGGTAATACTCTACCAAGCAGCGATGTTTGGAGCTCAGTGGCATTTGGTAATACACGGTTTGTAACAGTTGCTGGCGACACTGCAACAGCTACTACAAAAGCAGCATATTCAACAGATGGCACAACTTGGACTGCGGCTACAATGCCGGGAGCTGCTGCTAAATGGATTAGTGTAAGCTACGGTGGCGGCACATTTATGGCATTTGCCTATGGTAGCACAAGAACAGCAGTTTCCACAAACGGCAGTACATGGGTCGAAGGTCCAACAATTGCGTCTGGTAACTGGAATACTAGTGCTTATGGTAGCAATAATTTTGTTGCTCTAAGAACAGGTGGATCTACAGCCGGTTCATACATTAATTACATTTTAAACACCAACTACTTGACAACTTCAAGCACATCAGCATTGTCGGCAGGTGATAGAATTATATTTAATGCAACAACATTCGGTGGAATGATTGCTGGAACTGTTTACTATGTACGCACTGTTGATTCAGCAACAACATTTACAATTTCAGAAACCAGCGGCGGTGGAGTGTTTACACTAAGCACTGGTTCCGGTACAATGACTTCTACTGTAAGTAAAAATTATGTAGCTGCTGTTTACAGTATTGGTAAATGGTTAGTTCTATCACCAAACAACACACGTATATTAACAACATCGTTTGGTGCACAGGCTCGCGCAAGATCTTATGTTAGTGATAATAAGATTACTGAAATTTGGATTCAAAGTCCGGGCGGTGGCTATACTGTAGCACCGACTCTAACTATTACTGATCCAAATAATACAGGATCAGATGCATCAACTACTGTACGTATTGGAGACGGAGTGCTGGCTAGCCCATCATTTACAAATCGTGGTACTGGTTATTCGTCATCGACAGCACAGGTTACTGGTAATGGATATGCAGATAGCTATCAAATAGGCACATTTGTTTACATGAATAATCTAACAGGTCGCCCATACGAAGGTTCCAATTTGCAAATTGCAGGTATCGACGATGTTTACTACAGAGTTGTACAGGTAACACAATTTACCGGAGCAATATCTGGAGAGTACTCTGCTAGATTACAGATTAGTCCTGCGGTTGCAGCATTAGAATCGCCAGAACACGCTGCTGCGGTAACTCTGCGTAGACGTTATTCACAGGTTCGATTAACAGGACACGACTTCTTAAGCATTGGTACTGGTAATAAAACGTTAACAAACTATCCAGGCTTACCATTACAAGAAGCACAACCTGCAAACGAAACTGTTGATTCCGCAGGTGGTCGTGTATTCTACACATCAACTGATCAAGACGGTAACTTTAGAGTTGGCGGATTGTTCAATGTTGAACAAGCAACTGGTGTAGCTACCTTAAATGCTGATGCATTTAACCTAGCTGGATTGAACGAATTGCAACTTGGTTCTGTTGCACTCGGTGGCGCAGGAGCAAATATTTCTGAATTCAGTACAGATCCTTTCTTTACAGCAGATTCAGACAATATTGTACCAACACAAAGGGCTATTAAAGCATACATCAGTTCACAAATTGGTGGTGGCGGATCTAGTTTGAACGTAAATAGCTTGACAGCAGGTGTTATTTACATTGCAGGAAACAGCATAACTACTACAACAGAAGTTGGAATAGACATAAATACAAAGGTAAATTTCCTTGGTGGTGTTGATGGTAGTCCAGTAGCACTAAACTACTTTTTACTAGGATAATGGAGAAATAAAAAATGGCAACAGGAAGATTAGGAATAGCTGATTTATCAGCAGCAACCAATACTACAGTATATACATGCCCTAGTGACAAGTTCACAGTTGCAAGTATATCAGTATGCAACAGAGGCACACAGCCTACTACTATTAGACTAGCGGTTGCTAGTTTAACTACACCAACCAATGCAGAATATATCGAATACGACACTGAATTATTACCAAAGAACGTTTTAGAACGTACTGGTATTATGTTATCGGCAGATCAAAAGTTGGTAATTCGATCAACAACAGCAACGGTAAGTGCCGTTGCATTTGGGATTGAGACCTCAGTGGCTTAACCTGCGATACTACATAAATAACAAAAGGACAATGAAATGCCAAGATATATATCAACTACACTATCATACGCAACTGTAACGGTAACAACCGCAATATCGTATGCTGCTGCTATTAACGATCGAGTATTGTGTACAGCAGGTGGAATTACAATCACATTACCGGTTTCTACTAGCTTAACGGTAGGTGACACAGTACAAATCATCGACGTTGCAGGAGCATCCGGCGGAAGCAATATTACTGTTGCTCGAAACGGTGCTAACATTCAAGGTCAAGCACAAGATTTAACAATCGACTCCAACAATGCTTCACCAGTACTAATTTACACTGGTGCAACATACGGTTGGGTAATAGCAGGAAGCTAATATGCCAATCAGTCTAAAATCACTTCAAAGTTCTTTAGCACCTACTGGTATCGGCCAAGTAACGTCAGTATTTTGGATAGGATCAACGCAAGGTACAAACGCGGCAAACAACGACGGCTGTTGCTGTCTATGGACAGTCCCTGCTAGCATCCGAAGTGTAACTTTTGAAGTTTGGGGTGCCGGCGGCGACGGCGGCGGCGGATGCTGCTGCCACTCAACAGCAATTGGTTCTGTAGGCGGGTCCTATGCAGTTACTACAGTAGATACAGTTGCCGGTAGACAGTTTAGAATTTGTTCAGCACCTTCGGGTTGCTGTACAGCAAGCTGTAACGGCCTAGGTACTAACGGTGCTCCATCTTATGTCTTTGACGTAAACGCTAGTGCGGTGATTGTTTGTGCATGTGGCGGCCAAGGTGCTAATATGCAGCCTACATTTACTGGCAGTGGAGAAGGATATACCTGCTGCTGGGGTCGTCTAGGCACTGGAGGATATGCATCATGCGGATATGTAATATGCGGCACGGGTGGCACGGGATTTAGAAATGTATTCTGCCACAGCGATCAATATCAAATGGTTGCCGGCGGATTTTCTTCAGCAGGTAGACTCAGCCCAGATAGGTGCTCAATTTGGGCTTGCCAAGGATGTGCTATTATGAAAAGTAATCCATCGTGGCCCAGCGGCAGCGGTGCAGACGGCAATGCCTGCGGCGGCGGATATTGTAGCGGACAATGGGGCGCACCTGGCTCAGTTAAAGTAACATTTAAATAATAAGGAAAAGTAAAATGCCAACGCCAATTACAAACGTAACAAAACAATTAACGTATAAAACACCTAACACGCAGTGGGGTACTGACGACTCACTAGGTAAAACTGCAACAGTGACCTATACCGGTCCCGATAAACTTTGGGTTTTTATTGATAATGACACTAAAAAAATAAGCCCTCCTTTTTATAATACCGCAAATGATGGTGATAGTATTCCGGTTCCTCCAGGGATGACTAGGGTAATGCTAACTGCCGAAGTTCAGACTGATTTAAAAGTTATGGCAATGTTGCAAAATTATCTAGTAACTGAGCCCGTGGGATTTACGTCAACAGAAGTAGCACTACCTAACGGCACTATTTGGTTAGATAGGTCCCCGTTGTTTGTTAGTGACATACACGATGTAGATACAGTAACATATAACTTAGAAACAAGTACTTGGAATTTTGGTTACAGAATAAGTCCAGTAACATGGGAAGATATCATTAATGCTAGAAATGCAAAATTAACAGCCAGCGATGGAAGAATTTCCCCAGACATGCCGGAAGCACTAAAGGCACAATGGACAGAGTATCGAGCAGCACTGAGAAATTTCCCAGTAACAATGGGTCGTGGAACAGGCAACGAAGTTGAAGCTTGGAAATGTCAATTACCTAACCCTCCGGTGGTATAAAAATGGCTGGATTAAGATCACTTTTACAATATACAAACACCATTGTTGGTGGAAGTAGTACCATTAACTATGACGAGATGGTAGTTTATAACACCAACATTGACACAATGTCTAATGGTGGCAGATGCTGTTTATGGACCGTTCCCTCAGGTGTCACATGGGTATATGCAGAAATGTGGGGTGGCGGCGGCGCTGGCGCTGGTGCATGTTGCTGCTTTGGCGGCTGGCCAGGCGGCAGCGGATCATATTCTAGAAAAATTATTACCGGTCTAAGTGCCGGTGCTACACTTACAATGTGTGCAGCTGGTTCTACTAGTTGCGTTGGAGTATGTTGCGGTGAAACTGGGTTTCCTAGCTATATCACAAATTCTGGTAGCACAACGTTAATCTGTGCTAGCGGCGGTAGTTATGGTGGAGCAAGATGTTTCTTCAACATTGGTTGCAGCTACAGTGGTTGCCAACAATATCAATGTGGCAGCTTTTGCGGAACATTTGGAATCTGTGGTGTTACTGGCAGTGCCAAAGGCAGCGCATATTGCTCGGGCAATAGCTATCAGTATATGCCATCTGCTCCATTCATGGGTCACAATAGACCAACCAAAGATGGATGTTCTGGCTACTGTGGCGGATGCTGCGTAGGAGGTTATGCACACTTCCCAGGCGGTGGCGGAGCCAGTACACACTCGCACACTAATCCAGGCGGCTATTGCGGCCAAAGTGGTGCCGGCGGACTAATACAGATATTCTGGGGCGCGGTTGTCTAAAATGGAGAAAAATTAATGCCAATAAGTTTAAAAAATTACGTCTACGGATTAGGCAGCGGTGCTGTTATTACCCCTGGTGAATTTACTGTATACAATACTAGTACAGATCAAGCATACAATGGTGGCAGATGCTGTTTATGGACAGTGCCACAAAATATAACCAAAGCTGTATTTGAAATATGGAGTGGTGGCGGAAGTGGTGGCGGTGGCTGCTGCTGTATGCAAGGTGGCGGAGCCGGAAATGGCGGATATGCAGTTAAAACTTGTACTGTGACTGCTGGACAGACAATTCAAATCTGTGCAGCAGGTTCAATGTGCTGTGGCGATTATTACACTGGAAATACTGGTTGTCCAAGTTGGGTTTGTGCAACTAGCGGAAGTACATGGTTAACCTGTGTTACTGGCGGTTATGGTACTGCTCGATGTGTAACTTGCAACTACTTCGCAGGCTGCTATACCTGCTGCTCAAGTTGCTGGTGCTGTGGTGGTATTGCTACTAATGCTGATTACTTTATTCCAGGAACAAGCATGACTGGACACAGTTCACAATACTGCTTTGATCAAGGCCATCAATATTCAGGAAATTCCTACGGAGTACCGGGTCCGAGACTTGGACCAAACGGTTGCTGTGCTCAAGGCGGCGGAACCCACTGCGGTATGTTCCCAGGCGGTGGTGGTCTAGCTGCTCAAGTCTACGGCGGCGGTTGTTGCTGTGGTGGATTCGGCGCAGGTGGTATGGTATATGTACTGTTTATGTAACTAGGAACCAATTATGGAAAACGAAATTAGAGTACAATTTACATATGATATTGCTGATGATCAGTATCATACTACAAACAATTTAAAACAAACAGCTACAGCTGAATATGTAGGCCCTGCGAAACAATATTGGCAGATCGATGTTGTAACGGATCAATGGACAGGCGCCCATATACCTTATGAATTACATCAAACCTATAACGAAAGATTAGATGATGGATATTATTCTGTAGAATTAGACTGCGCAACAAACCCGTTATTGTGTAGTCTTGCAGCTACTGGTTATCTTGATAGAGACAACTGGCCAACTTCCTCAGAAGAGATTCCAGAAAGCGATCCATATGTAAGAGATAATCCTGCTACTCCTGATCATACATATGAGAAAAGTCAAATTTTTTACAATAAAGAAAAAGGCGAATTTAAACCATTAGAATGGAAACTATCCAGTCAAGACTGGGATGTTAGATTAAAGCATAGAGATAATCAACTTGCATTAGCCGACAAGAATCTATCAGAAGATTTGCCACAGGCGTTATACAACAAAATGGTAGAATATAAACAATACCTAAGAGATTTTACTACAATTTTTGGAGTATCTTGGTTTGTGACTATTGACAATGGTGGTAGTGGTTATGCAATCGGTGATAGATTAGCCATAAGTGATCCTCGTTTAAAAGACGGAGAAGCCACTGATGATGTAATGGTTACTGTTACAGCAGTTAATAATGGTAGTATCACTGCTGTTAAAACTTCAGGTAGCAGAGCATTTCATATTAAAGAAGCAATTTCTATAAGAGATGTTTACTTTACTACTAATGGTAGTGGTGTAGGTGCAAGGTTTACTGCATCCAAAAATAAGTTAATTGATCCTTGGAAAATAACTCTAAAATCAAACCCCCTAGCTTGATTTTTAACTAACTAACAAAAAAGCATCGTTTATCGATGCTTTTTTTTGACTCAACTTTATTCTTGGTACAGACATACATTTATAAATATCCTGTAATCATTAAACTAGTGGTTAATTACTTAATAGGAATATACATGTCTAGAGACACAGCCTTTTTTATCAACGGCGGCGCTGGCCGAGTTGTTTGCTCAATACCTGCATTAGAAAAATTTCAAGAAGAAAATCCCGACAATAACTTTATAATTGTGTGTGAAGGCGGTACTGATTTTTTCAAAGGACACCCTAAGCTACATGCCAAAACATACGATCATTGGCACAAGAACTTGTTTGAAGACAAATTAAAAGATATGGATATTGTAAGCCCGGAACCCTATAGAGTTTGGGAATATTATAATCAAAAAGCAAGTTTATCACAAGCATATGATATAGCTATTAATAATAAGGGTGTAAGAGAACTGTCTAGACCAACTATTAAATTAAGCAAAGGCGAACAGCTTTCTGGTTTACAGGTAATCAATGAAGTAAAAGAAAAAACTAAAAAAGAAAAAATTATTGTTTTCCAACCATTTGGCCGAGGCGTTTTTGAAGATAAAGGAATGGTAACAGATTTTAGTGGAAGAAGCTTTGAAGCGAGCAGTGTTGTTAATATTATCAAAGAATTGAATAAAGATTACGGTATTATCTTTATGGGAGAACTCGCAATAGACTTCACAAAACACGGAATATCAACTCCAGTGGCTGTGCCTAAAAATACAGATTTAAGAACATGGGCTGCAATTATTGCTAAAGCTGATCATTTTTTAGGCTGTGATAGCGTGGGACAACATCTTGCCTACGCATTTAATAAGACTGCTACTATTGTAGTGGGCAGTACATTTGCAGAAAATGTATCGTATCCTAACTGTACAGATTTTACAATATTTGACATGGGAGAAGATGCTAGAGTGTATAGCCCTATTAGAATTACCATAGATGAACTTGCAGACAGAACCAACGAAGGCGTTATGGTAATGAATGATAAAATTGAACAAGTTATAGTTGAAGATGTTTGCAAAAGAGTAGAAGGAACTGTAAAATAATGAAAAGACTGTTTACTTTTGGCTGTAGTTTTACAAGATACGGATGGCCTACATGGGCAGATTTTTTAGGGTTAGAAGTAGATTATTTTGAAAACTGGGGGCAACACGGAGTCGGTAATGTTGCAATAGCAAACAGGGTAGCTGAATGCCATTCAAAAAACAAATTCACTAAAGATGATGTGGTTATAATACAATGGTCGTCACATATAAGGAATGATTTTCATAATTTTAGATCTGCACCAAAAGGTAGAAACTCAATGGGTTGGAAAACTAAAGGTAGTATTTTTAACTATTTCAATGAAGAAACATACGATAAAGATTGGCAAATGAAATTCTTTGATGAACGATCATATATCATGTATTCTTTAAATTCTATGGTACTTGTAAAGAATCTTTTAGATAACAGCGGATGTACTTATAGAATGACTAGTATTGGTGATTTTAGTAAACTAGGTAGTGATATGGAAACTCCAAACGGATATGCTGAAAACATCGGAGATGAAAAAGATCTTTGGACAGGACAAGGCTTGGCTCCTCTAAGAATTGGTAATACCCTTCAGACAATTGACTTTAATCACTATAAACAATCAATTGGATTCGATGATTGGATTGAACCAATAGGTAGTTATGCATGGAAAAATCATGATAAACAATATACATGGAAAGATCCTAGAGATATTAAATCATGGATGGATCCACACCCGTCAACTGAGAATCATGTTGGTTGGTTAGACAACGTGCTAAAACCTAGTTTAAAACTAGATGCTGTAGATACTATTAATAGAAAACTATGGTTGGATACAGTCCAACAGGTAAAACAAGAAATAAACGAATTAGATAAATTTGAAAGTGTTTTAGAAAACCGTCAATTACCAAATTGGCAAAATTATTATATAGGATATTAAGAATGAGCAATAAACCATTATGGATTGCAGGTATAGCAAGAGGACATAATGCAGGTGTGTGTCTATTAAAAGATGGAAAAGTTGTATTTTCTATCGAAGAAGAACGTCTAACACGTAGAAAGTACGACGGCGGACCATTAGCTAGTATGTTAAAAATATTGGAATATACTAACAAACTAGATTTTTTAGTTGTAGCACATACCCAAACACTGCAAGAAGTTGCTGGTAAATTAGAATACTCTGGAGAAGATGTTTATACAGGGCTTGCTAGAAAGTTGGGACTAATTGAAGAAAATCGTCAGCCTGGTCCTCACCCGCAGGTAATCGATATGGCCATGATACATCATAAGATGCATGCTGCTGCTGCATTTTATAGAAGTGGATTTGAAGATGCTGTTGCTGTAATTATTGACGGTGCTGGAACATTCTTTAATATGCGTATAAACGACGATCACTTGACTGCATGGGAAACTGAAAGTATCTATCTGTGTGAGTATCCCGCTAGCATCAAAACATTGCATAAGACACTAGGCACACGAAATATGGTAGTAGCTGCCTACTTAAAAAATTGGGAAGCAGGCGATTGGGAACCCGGTGCTTCCTATGATATCTTGTTATCTGATCGTGCAGGTATTGTTAAGGCATATGAAGCAGTTACAGAGTATTGTGGATTTAGCTCAATTGAAGCTGGAAAAACCATGGGACTATTTCCTTACGGTAAGAAGAATGATGCAATTACAAATATAATTGATAAAAATGATTTGCCAGTACCAACAACAAATAGAAATTTAATAGTTCCAAGATATCCTAACGGTGCTGTGGTTAATTCTGCTATGTATGAGTTTTTAAATCAGCACAATGCCGATGATGTGACCTATCTTGAAAATAGAAGGGACCTAGCATATGCTATTCAGACACAGTCACAACAGGCAGCAGCTGATATTATCAAACATGCTGTAACAATATCTGGTTGCAATAATGTAGTTATTAGTGGCGGATATGGTCTAAATTGTGTTGCTAACTATTTTTATCTAGATGAGCTTAAGGATCTAGGAATTAACATCTATGTTGAGCCAGTATCAAATGATGCAGGCACAGCTATGGGAGCTGCGTATCTGTGGCATCATAACGTAACTAATGATATCACCGTAAGATCTCGTGCTGACGATGTGTATCTTGGACCAGTATACAATTACACCGAGAAAGAAATTACTGATCTTGTAACTGAATACGGTGGAGAAATAATGTCTGCTGGACCCAACGATGTTATTGACTTATTAGAGAAAAAGAATATCGTTGCTATGTTCCAAGGTCGAAGCGAAAACGGTCCACGTGCTCTAGGTAATCGAAGTATATTATTCGATCCAAGATTTAAGGACGGAAAAGATTATGTAAACAACATCAAACATCGTGAATATTTTAGACCGTTTGCTGGTAGTATGTTAGCAGAATATGCGCATGATTGGTTTGATCTTCGAGGGATGGAAAGTAGTCCTACGATGATGTATGCTGTAAATTGTAAGCCGGGTGTTGCTGAAAAAATTCCTAGTATTATTCACGTTGATGGAACTTGCCGTATTCAAACTGTAACTCCTGAACAAAATAAACACTATTACGATCTAATCAAAACTTTCTATGATAGGACTGGATTTCCAATCTTATTTAACACCAGCTTTAATTTAGGTGGAGAGCCATTAGTAGAAACACTAAAAGATGCATTATGGACGCTACAACAAAGCGAAATTAACTATTTGTATTTGCCGGAATATGGTAAAATAATTAAAATAGACAAAAAATAAAAAAGCCCGAAAGGGCTTTTTTCGTTTCTGATAAATATAATTATGATTAACTTTGCTTCTTTCTTTTCTAAAAATGTTAAAAACACCTTGTTGTTTAAGAACGGTACTAACATTGCATATAAAGGTCCCTGGATACTAGTATATCCGGATACTGTTGTTGACGAATGGTATGTTGGGGACTTTATGAGTGCAGAATATACTATTTCTGTTGATTTTGGAAATAATGAAAAAGAAATAATTAAATGTCTGTTAGTAGCTGGTCCTAATTCAGCAGCAGTCACAGTGTTTGGACGTTCTAATCTAAACAGTAATCTTGTAGATTTTACTGCAACAGTGAATGCATCTAGAGTATCGTTAATTGCAAGCCCTGTTATTAATCAAGACGGTTCGAGCACAGTAATCGGCAGTAAGCTAATCTATAGTGCAACATACTACCACACAATAAATAATCTAACTCCCTAATGGGGCTATATCCGTATAAATACAATTACTTTGTAGAAGTTGTAGTTGGATTAATAGCGGAGGTCTTTAATGACAGTTAAGTATATACCCTTAGAATCAAAAAGTGGTTTTAAGAGCCCGGGTTTTTTAATCACTCCCGACGGCAGGATTCAAGCAGAAAGTCTAACTCTAATCGAAGCGTTAGAAGTCCCTAATATCTTAGTAAGCGGTGTTGAATTAATTTCAGGCGCCGACTCGACTATTAGTCTAAGTGACGGCATTACACATAGTTACTTAGAAAAACTTGGCACTCTCCAATATCTAAATATCGACGGTGACTTTACAGTTAGTCAAGCGTCAACTCCGTACATCTCGGTAATAAATGGCGAGATTAGAATCACAAATCCTGTAAGCCTTACTACACAAATATATGAAAATATAACGCAAACAACAATTGGCGTAACAGATGATACTATAGCAGGGCAAGGAGCAGCATTTACAATAACTAGATACAACGGTACCTACTCAGCTATAATTGTAAATCCAGGCACGGGATTTGCTATCGACGACACCATAACCGTTCCAGGAACATTATTAGGTGGTGAAAGCCCAACAAACAATCTTGTAATTACTATAGCGTCAACATTATTAGATCCGACTAAATTAGATGGTATTGCAACTGTATTTGTAGAGGGCACCGCGCTTTCTGGATCACACGGATCTATGAATAATATCGATGTTGGATTAACTACCCCTGCAAAGGGAAAGTTTACAACTGTAACAGTTACCAACTCTATTAAGGTAGATACCCTACCAACTGAAGTGTACCATGCTACTAGAAAAGACTATGTAGATCAAAGAATATCCGCATTTAGTATTGCGCTGGGCGGTTAAGGAAAAAAAATGGCAAAGAAAAGAATATCAGAATATGTTTTCAGAGCAGGCTTATCAAAGACTGCTAACTTGTTTCCCAAGGCTTACGCATTAATTCAAGCAAATATAGATTTTATTATTGCTGAAGAAATTGCATATATTAATTATAACATAGCAAATAACGTAGCACCTTATATAGGATTTCAATACGATCCTAGTACATGCGAACGTGACGTGGGATATTATTTAAATGCATACTTACACGATTTGCGCTATGGCGGAAATATTGAAACTAGAAATGTTGCTAATTATCTTTGGATTGACGGTATTCCTCAAATTGGAACAGCCGCAAAGGCTCCAGTACTTGCTACCCATGCATTTATTAAGACATTGATTAACAATTATGTGTTAACAAATATTGCGCCAACTACTCTTTATCAATCAGTTGACGACCAAGTTTTTATACCATCATCGACCGGAGAACTAGGCGCTGCTGCTAGAGTCAGTAGTTTAATCGATGTTATTACCGGAGTTATATCCAACGGGACTCCAGCAATACCAGCAGCAGTACCGGGAGTAGGACAGATTAGATTGCAGGGAAAATATTCTGCAGCAGAATTATTACTGGTAACAAATGCTACAAAAAATGAAATTATCTATAACTTTTCAGATCCAGCATTGGGTGCTGATTTTAGTTACAAATTTGGAACTAGTTCGGGCGGTGGCAGCACTGGGGGAATAACTGATTTAGACTTTCCTAGATATCTTCAGACAACTGACGGTATTACAACTATAAATTTATTAGTTGATACTAGCACAATGTTGTCAGTTGATGACATTCAAATTTTTGTCGAAGACGATGTAACAACAATACGTCCTTGGGACTTTGGTACAGATGCTATTGAACGTATGCGTGTATCGACTCCGCAGGCCATGCTTGATGCTGACTTTGAATATGGACTACAACCTACTAAGTGGCAGGCAATTGCTCTACAAAGAGGATATCCTGCGGTATATGAAATTCCAGGATCAGATACCCCAGTTACTACGGTAACAACTGATGCAAGTGTTACTACAGGATCAGTAGGTAACTCATTAATTACTGTAACAACTACGGGCCCACATGGATTTACTGTAGGACAGCCTGTCACTATCAAAGCATTGGCCAGTACTATTAATGGATTTAGTCGTGCAGAAGGTTCATTTTTAATATTCTCTGTACCCAGCGATGTTTCTTTTACCTATTATGCTTCTGCAAAGGTCGGAACTAGTAGTGGACAAATTCTTGCAACAACTTATACACAACTAAGAAAAGCCGCATTTTATACCGGTGCTTCAATAGGCTCACCGACACTAAGTGTCTACAGCAACGGTGTCACATCGACTATAACCTCTCGGGGAATAACGCCATCGGGATCTACAAGTGTTTCGTTTACCGGCATTGCACCAGCAATTGGAGCAAGTGCATCTGGTTTTGGTCTAGTTGTAGGTAGTCAAGTTACGGGTGTTATTGGGTCTGGTGGACTTATGACTACTAATTCTGTTAATACTGCATTTACTGCTGGAGCAACTGAAATTACATTGTCAAGTATTTCTGGAGTAATCGAAGGCGCCTCCTTAGATAACGGTACAGGAACATCGTTGTTTATTACTAACATTGTTGGAAACACAATTTCACTTTCAGGAGCAATGACCGTAGGTAAAGAGGGAGATACTCAAACATATCCAGGAGTATCTGGAACAAATATTAATTCTATCGGAACTGGTGCAACTTTTGATATTACGCTGTCGGGAGGCACATACAGTGCTATTATAAATGCTGGAAACCTCGGTGCTAATTATGCGTTAGGTGATACTATTTTAATAGTAGGAGCTAATATTGGCGGTGCAACCCCCGCTAATAATCTTACTCTTGTGGTATCATCGATCGGCGTTGGTGGTGCAATATCTACAGTAACATCGTCGGGTACTGGTGTAAGTACCGATGGACTATATGCTTTTTTAACCTACGATTCGTCTACTACAGTCGGCGGCACAAATTTTACACCTTCAGTTATAAGGGAAGACGGCACCGGGGTATACACTATTAACATTGAGGTTGCTGGTACCGGGTACTTACCAACTGAAACTGTTACAGTTCTTGGAACTCAATTAGGCGGAACATCCACAGCTAATGATTTAGTTATTACTATCGATACAATTGACGTTGTTGGGGGAGTTGTAACATATACATTAAGCGGAACCGGTATAACTGGTAATCAAACGTTTACAAATCAGTCAGGAACTAATCAATCGCCAACGGGAACTAGTGCAGTATTCTCCATACAAAGGAGTGGCGGGGCATATATTGTGACCCCAACAACTTCAGGATCTGCATATATTCCAAATGTTAGAATTCGGATATTAGGTTCACTATTAGGTGGTGTTAACACCACAAACGATGCCGTTGTTATTGTAAATTCAGTAAACGGTACAGGCGGAATCATTACAGCGTCAGCTTCGGGTGCAGCAGTTATAGGTGGAACAATAGCTTTCTATTCAGTGGTTGAAATTAGTGAAGCAACATCTACTAGTATGCCTTCACTAACTGCAATTAATGTTGGAGCAATACCAACATTGCAGGCGACATTTGCTAGTAATCACGGACTGTTACCAGGTTCTGGAATTTTAGTAAATATTACATCAAACCCACCACCGGCATTTATTTCGGCAGGTACAGTGACATTATCGAGTTCGGGAACGTGGACTGGGGTTACATATGCCCTTGGAAAATGGATTGCTATTCAAAGCGGCGGCACTGCTGGAGCAAGTTCTACAGACTTAACATCTTGGACACCGCTTACGATATCTCAATCTGCTACTTGGACTTCAATTGCTAGCGGACTTGTTGGAGCAACTACCTATATTGTAGCAGTTGCTAGCGGCGGCACTGCAACAACTTATTCAACAAACGGCACTAGCTGGACCAACGGAGGAGCACTATCAAGTAGTGGTACATGGACAGCAGTGGCATATTCCGGTGGAGTTTTTATAGCTGTACGATCCGGTAGTAATGCAGCATCTAGATCTGAAAATGGCGGCCAGCTCTGGACAGCTGGCGGTACGCTGTCAGCTAGTACCACTTGGACTGATGTTGCAGGAGGAACAATTAACAGTGTTAACATGTTTGTAGCCATTGCTAGCGGTGGAACAACAGCAAACTATACTTTAGATCTCGGAACAACGTGGACAGCAACTGGGGTATTGCCATCATCTGCCACATGGTCTAGCATTGCATACGGAAATTTTAGATTTGTTGCGATCGCCAGCGGTGGAACAGCCAGTGCATATTCTACAACTGGATTAGCATGGGTCGCTGGCGGAGCATTGCCAGCATCGACTACATGGTCGTCTATTGGTTTCTATAACGGATTGTTCGTTGCAGTAGCTACCGGCACTAACAATATAGCAACATCATATGACGGTGTTACATGGACACTACGCACACTTTCGACCAGTGCTAACTGGGGATCCCTCGCAGGAGCCACAGTAAACAACGTTGACAAGTGGGCCATAGTTGGCAACGGTACCGCAGTATCAGCTGTTACACTAACTGCAAATAATCACGCAGTTGCAGCTGGTCCGTTTTTAATAACAGACGTACCAAATGAAACAACAATTAGATGGGTCGCTAGAGCACAACTAGCTGTTGATACTAGTGAGTTAGGGTTATCAGGAGTAATATATGCCAGACCAGATAGTTTCTTTGTACACAGACCATATGATGGTGGTGTTCAATTAGGAACAGGTAGTCCTCAACACGGTGCTCAAGCAGTTCGTCAAAGTAAAAAATATATTCGTTATCAGTCTGGTAAAGGCATGATGTATACTACTGGTGCATTGTTTGCGCCTAGCTATAGTCTAGCAAGTGGTACTGCTGAAAGTCTGGCCCTTAATAGTTTAATTACATTTACCACAGACGATACTGATCACGGATGTCAAATTGGTGGAACTGTAGAAGTCACTGGATTTCAAACTGCATCCTATAATGGAACATATGTTGTTGATAGTATTGTAAATGAACGTGCTTTTAAGGTTAGAAGTTTAAGAGCATTAAGTTCCCTTACTGCGTCTTTAGGTAACGATCCAAAAATGTCTGTTAGATACTGGCACGGTGCTACTGTTCGCTCTGGACCGTTTGACGAACAAAACGGTATTTTTTATCAGTACGACGGACAAACATTGGCATTGGGCAAACGTTCAAGTACATTCCAATTAGCTGGGGTTGCTTCAGTAAACGTTGATTCTAATCTAGTAACGGGAACAGGAACTCGATTCCGAGATCAACTAAAAGCAGGCGATAGAATAGTATTAAAAGGTATGAGTCATGTCGTTACCAAAGTTACTAGTGATACTTCAATTACTATTAATCCTGATTATAGAGGTGTAACAAATGCTACATTGGCAAAACTTTGCCTAACTCAAGACACTCTTATACCACAGAAAGATTGGAATTTAGATAGAGGTGACGGTACTGGCCCAAGCGGTTATAATATTGATCCTACAAAAATGCAGATGATCGGTATGCAGTATACATGGTATGCTGCTGGTTTTATCGAATTCATGCTACGTGGCAGTGACGGTAAATTTATTTTCCTACATAGAATTCGTAACAGTAACGTAAACACAGAAGCTTACATGCGTACAGCTAACTTACCAGTGCGTTACGAAGTTATTAATGAAAGTGCTAGGGACAGATTAATTTCAGCAATTACTAGTAGTCAAACAACTATCCCATTATACGATGCTTATTATTTCCCCAATGATGGCACTATCATTATAGACAACGAGATGATTTCTTATACAGGAAAGTCTGGTAATACATTAACTGGATGTAGCAGAGGCTCAACTTATCAGAATTTTGCAAGTGGATCTAACAGAACATATAGTGCAGGCGTCGCAGCAAGTCATCTTATTAATACCGGCGTTATATTAATCAGTACAACAATTACTCCAGTTATTAGCCATTGGGGTAGTGCGCTATTAACAGATGGACAGTTTGATCAGGATCGCGGCTATTTGTTCAGCTATGCATCTACTGGAAACGAGGTTAGTACTACAAAGAAAACAGCATTCTTAATTAGACTGGCTCCTAGTGTTTCTAATGCGATTGTTGGTGATCTAGGTGAGCGTGAATTGTTAAATCGTGCTCAGTTGTTATTAAAAGAAATTGCAATTGCTTCAGATGCCGTAGCAACAAATACAGGTGGTATTGTTATCGAAGGAGTATTAAATCCTCAAAACTATCCTATAAATCCAGCAGATATTTCGTGGAGTGGTATTGCAGGACTAGCGCAAGGGGGACAACCGAGCTTTGTTCAGATTGCTCCAGGCGGCTCTGTAAACTGGGCATCAGGTATAGTACAGACTACAGCAACAGCAACAACCGCAGCATCGATTAGTTTAACCAGAACTAACTATTTGTACTTTACACAAGCGTCATGGAACGCTATTGGTGCTAAGGTAGGTACTGAGGTTAGCGATAGTAAATTCCCAGCTGGTACTCGTGTAACTCAAGTATTCGGGCCTGCTGATTATATCGGCGGAAACGCAGGTAATGAATTCTTAGTCTATTTTAACCAAAACTCAAATACTACTGTTAACGCCAGCTCAACAATTACGTTTACATTTGGTCAACCACCATTTGCATTACCGGGCGAAACTGTATTCTCGTTTATTACAAATCCGGGAGAAACATCATCTTTAGATCTTAGCGATCTAAAAGAATTGACTAATACAACATTAGGCGGACGCGGAACTTATCCAAACGGTCCGGACGTACTTGCTATTAACGTTTATAAAACAGGTGGTACTGCTACCGTTGCTAACATTATTCTACGTTGGGGCGAAGCGCAGGCTTAAGATTTTAGAGAGGTAACAGTCCTCTCTAATTCTTGTCTAATACTAGTAAGGGATGATCTAGATTCTTCAATATGCGAAGGCATCCCGGCACCGGTTGATAACTCGTTGTAGAATTGATCAATTCTATTTGCTTCAGAAATTAATTTTTTTAGCAAATTAGATATTGCGTCTTTTATCTGCGGCTCAGTGGCATGCTCGATTGCTTCTCTATATCTTGTGCAGTCGGATTTGAATCGTTCGTTTTGGCTAATCGATGGCAGCATTTTCTAACTCCAAAATTGTATCTAATTTAGTTCTTATAATAGGATTATTCAATGTATTTTTTAATCCAGTATGCAGTTGTTTGGGCAAGTTATTTAAACTGCCCCATGAGATAGTAGACGAGACTGTGGTTAAAAACTCATCTTTGACTAAGCATACATATGTGCCGTATTCAAATCCTTTATCTTCTGATAGATAAAGTTCTATAGGTAATACTCTTGCCGGTTTTCCATAATATGAATCTATTAACGGATGAGCATCTTTTAATAGATTATCCAACCTAGGAAAAGTAGGCACAGTCCATTTGGTGTCTTCTAACACCAAAAGAACACGACCTGTGTTTGTTGAAAAGAAAAGTAGTCCGGCACGCTTCTGCATGCACATACTTATGCTGGATCTAATTCAAGACGCCAAAATCCTGATGCGTACTCACCTTCAAAACTCTTGTACCATTGTCCCGATGCGTCCCAGCGATACTGTATTCCAGTTTTTAAATTTTGAAATACTACACTTGTTATTTCAAGTTTTAGATTTTCTTCCGGAATTACAGTATTCTCAGTCTCAGTAATATCTGCTAGAACTCTATAAGTAACACCATCTGCTACAATAATCTGTCCTTGACTGTATACTACAGTGTTGCTAATACTAGAAGATATTGCCCACAAGGGTAATAAATTAATCCATGCGCTACCGTTCCATTCAATAATGCTATTAGCAGGTATAACTGGATCGGAACTATTTAGATTTTTCCAAGCATCGGGACCATCGTAATTGTAATACGGAGGAGAATCGATAGTAGTGCTAACATTGGTACTATTATTAATGTCATCCAATACTAAGTACCTAGTACCGATAACAATAGTTTGATCAGAGGCTTCTTTATTTGGACGCTTGGGATTAAACTTGTAAGGATCAACAATGGCATCTATAGTTGTTTTTCCGTTGGGATATACCCCACTAATTATTATAGTATTAGAAGGCTTGTCTTCAATAGTTACTAACATATATGTCGGATCAACTTCATTAACAATAAATGTGCCACCAATTTCATTACCGTCTGGTTGTAAGAAATAAATTTTACTGATACCACCAATGTATCCACCGTAGATTTCTAATATTTTTGTCCAGTTTATTCTCTCACCAGCTTTACTAGGAGGTGTTAGTCCTGTAGATGTTATTACTTCTCCGGGACTAACAATTGATAAATCATAATCATTTGCTTCACCGTTATTGCTTTTTAACAATAATACACGCCAGTTACCTTCTACTTGCGGTAATTTAGCTGTGGGATCGCCGCCGTAGACTAAACTGTCTAGATTTAAAACATCCCCAGATTCACTAAAAACGTTCATAACTAAATTTCTAATAACACCAAGTTTTTTAACTTTCGACGGAGGGCTAATATATATTGGCATCTTAAATTCTAAACTACAGATATCAATATCACTTTCAGTGCCCATTGGTATTGTTCTAGAACTAAAATTTACAGATGATAAATCTATAACGCTAAGACTAGTCCAGTCGATATAGTTGTCAGTGGTTTGAATTTCTAAACTAGGATTGAACAATACTAAAATTTGTTCAGTTAGTTGTAATTTCTGATCAGTGTTACTGGTCCAGATATCTGCTTTCATTGTCAACTTAAACGGAGTAGGCATTAATCGCTCAACAGTGTATCCACCACCTTGTACATTTTTGTATTCGATGTTTCCGTTGACATCCTCCCCCCAAGCACGTTCTCTTATGTTTAATTTACTAACAAAACTAGCATCTGCTAATCTACTAGTATCCATTTCTAAACCGCTGATGTAGCATGCTATCTTCGGAACAGTGGCTAACTTATTCTCAGAATTTTCTTTAATAATACTAGCTACTTGTCTAGTCATATCTCCGTACATAACCGGTACATGGCGCAAAGTGCCGTCACCTGTTTTATATTTAAATCCTATGAACACTCGCATGAACTGTGTAACATATCGTCTTATTTGTCCGTCGTAGAAAAAATCCATTATTGATCTGCCTCTGGTCTAAGAGCTTTCGATAAGCTCTGTTTTTCTTTAATCTGTTTACCGTTGATAGTATTAACTTTATCATTGTTAATAAACGATGTTTTGTGTGTTAATCTAACATCCTTGCCCAAGAACATATCATTAGGCGATCCACCTGCTACAACATCTTCGTTGCCCAAATTGCTCATGGTCATTCGAGTTACATCTTCTACTTTAATCCATCGTGACCCACCAAATCTAAATAGTCTCTTTGGTAGATAATCAGTTCTTAAATGATATTGTCCAACAACTGGTTGTAATGGGAATGATATACCAGCAGTAAACGCAGCGCCGTTTGGCGGAATGCCGTCACCGTCTCCGATACTAGGACCATCGTAGCTTGGACTTTGATAAATTGTTGATGCTGTAGATCCTACGTATACCGGAGCACCGTTGTTATCAAACAATAAATTACCATCAGCATCTGTCGCCTGAGTCTGGACACTGGCATCTAAGGTTGTTGAATCTACAGTTACTACTTCTACTAGACCGTTTTCATCTTTTTGCAGCATGTAGTGACGTGTGGTATCATAACCGCTACGCAATACATCTGCTTCTGCCTGCTCGAGAACCGCTGATGTAATCTGCATTTCCTTTTCATACGTTGACATAATGTCTCTTAACGTAGTAGTTGTATCTCCAGTAATTCCATCAGCGTCTGCAACACCATCAAGAATCTCTTTAAACTCTTGACTATCAACTAGAGGTTTGCACTTGGCACGATATAAATGCGGGTACCAAGTTACTGAAAATCCTTCTGCTGCACGATTAACTTCTTCTACTACATAGAATCGCTTTAGAGCAAATTGAAAATCGTTAAGAGCATACTCGTCTTTCAAGTGAGGTAACTCAATAACATCACCAGCTATAATCTTACGACCAAGTTTTTCTATGGTATCATTAATATGGAATGTGATGAAAACAGTATCATTTTGTAAAAATAATCCAAATTGACTTAGATTAAAGTCCATGTCTGTTAGACTATAAACTCCTCGAAGTTGATAGATATCTGGATCATATTTTCTGTCACGATTTTCTAAAAATAGTAAATCTTGAATTTGTGTAGGACTGGTAGTATTATATACAGGTGTACTCGGAGTAGCACCTTGTACAGATGATCCAGGCCCTAAATATTTGTGGACAAGCGTGTCAGTACCGCCAATCTGGAACATTTCCCAAATGGATTTATCTATAAATTTGTAGTCGTTGCCCTTTTCGGGCCTATAAAGAGAGAGTCTTGGCATAGTAATGTATTTACCGCATAAATACTAGCATGAGCCAAATTGATCAATCCAGACAAACTGTATACAACTACTGTAAAACCATGCTAGGCGATGGCATGATTGATGTAGAACTAGATCCCGTGCATTATCAAACAGCACTAGATCGTTCTCTAGCAGTATTTCGCCAACGTAGTGATAATGCTGTAGAAGAAAGCTATGCATTTTTAACACTGGCTGCTGATAAAAATGAATACATACTTCCCAAAGAAATACAACAAGTACGTCAAATCTTTAGACGTAGTGTGGGTAGTAGAAGCGGAAATGGCAGTGGTGGTACAGTGTTTGAACCATTCAACATGGCCTATACAAATACCTACTTGTTAAGTTCAACTAACATGGGCGGCCTACTAACATACGAACTGTTCAGTCAATATCAAGAATTAGTAGGCAAAATGTTTGGAAGTTTTATTAATTTTACATGGCAACCACAAAGTCGTAAACTAATGATTCAACAACGTCCTAGGGGTGATGAAGAAGTTATGCTTTGGGTTTACAATACTAAACCAGACTTTGCTATCATTGAAGATACATATGCAGGGCAGTGGATCAAAGATTACTCACTAGCTAATTGTAAGATGATGCTAGGGCAAGCTCGTGAAAAGTTTGCACAAATTGCAGGACCGCAGGGCGGCAGTAGTCTAAATGGTGCCGCAATGAAATCTGAAGCAGTTGCAGACATTGAAAGATTAACCAAGGAATTAGAAACATATATCCCCGGTGGCACCGGATATACTTTTGTAATTGGATAATTAACTGTTGACCTTTAAGCCATAATCATTTAAACTATATCTAGTGAGGATATATTATGATTATTGGAGTCTGCGGATTCATAGGTAGCGGTAAAGATACAGTAGCTGACTATCTACAAAATTTCCATGAATTTAGAAGAGAAAGTTTTGCATCTACATTAAAAGATGCTGTAGCAGCCGTATTCGGCTGGGATAGAACTATGCTAGAAGGGCGAACAAAAGAAGCCCGTGAATGGCGTGAACAGGTCGATCCTTGGTGGGCACATAGATTAGACATGCCTACATTAACTCCTAGATGGGTATTACAATATTGGGGTACTGAAGTATGCCGCAAATCTTTTCACGACGATATCTGGATTGCTAGTTTAGAAAATAAACTTCGAACTAGTAAGGATAGCGTAGTAATTAGTGATTGTCGATTCCCCAATGAAATACAAGCCATTAAAGATGCTGGCGGCAAAATTGTTTGGGTTCAACGAGGAATATTGCCAGACTGGTATGATATTGCAGTTAATGCAAATCTAGGACATAACTATGCAGTCCAGGAATTAAAAATGCGCAAAATACATGCCAGCGAAACTGCCTGGGTTGGAACAAATTTTGATGTAATTTTAGATAATAATGGATCTATTGATGACTTATACAAGCAGTCAGCAGCACTAATAGTCAGCGACGAGATCACCCTGACGCCAAACAATGCCCTCTTTGCTTAGTAGTTGAGTACAGTTACAGCATACCGTTTTTAAATTTGTAGCACGGCAGTTGTCAAGATTGCCGTCTACATGAAATACTCTAAAAACTTCTTGGTGCGGGCTTTTAAACCCGCACTTATCGCACTGATTTTTAATCTTGTATCCGGATCTAGTCCATCTAGGGATTCCGTGGTACATACCGTTAGCCAAGCATATTTCACAACAAGATCGGTAATAAATTTTTCCGTTTTTCTTATAATTTACTGCTCTAGGGCGGTATCCGCACTTACAAAGGGGTCTCATATTTTTATTTAAGCCTTTTCTTTCCCTTTTACTGGCGGTATAACAAGCCGATTTTAGTCGTAGCCGCTAAATACATTGAGCAAACTATTACCAGGAGATCAGGGAATGGCACTAACATCACCAGGCGTACAAGTTACGGTAATTGACGAGAGTTTTTATACACCAGCAGAACCTGGTACAACTCCGTTGATCGTAATTTCAACCGCAGAAAATAAATCCAATGCAGCAGGCACAGGCACTGCGGCTGGAACGACACAAGCCAACGCAGGCAAAGTGTTTAAAGTTTCGAGTCAAAGAGAACTCGTGGATACCTTTGGTGTCCCGTTCTTTGAAAAGACAGCGAGTTCAACACCGATTCACGGTAGTGAGCGAAATGAATATGGTCTATTAGCAGCATACAGCTTTTTAGGCGTTAGCAATTCTGCTTTTATTATGAGAGCAGATGTTAATCTAGATGAACTAGTATCTCAGGCTACCGCCCCGGGAGCAGAGCCAGTAGATGGCGCTTGGTGGGTAGATACATTAGCAACATCATGGGGTATCCAAGAGTGGAACGGTGCTGCTGCAACAACTACTGGCGGACAAAAGTTTTCAGTTAAAACTCCACTAGTATTAACTGATGATGACGAATCTAAAGTTTCAGCTAATGCTCCAAGAGATTCAGTTGGTTCAATTGGTGATTATGCAGTTGTATTCCAAACAGTTTTAGGCACTGGAACTTATTCTGCAGGTAGAGAAAATGCCACAGTATGGTTTAAATCTGCTGGTAACACCTATACAATTAACGATGGCTTAACAGCTCCCGGCACATGGGTATTGGTTGGTAGTCCAGCATGGAAAGCAAGCTGGCCAACATTATCAAGTACTACAACAACTACGCTTCCTAGCGGAATTTTACGCTTAAATGGCACTCCTGTTACTGTCGGTGCTGCTGTAACTAGAGCAACATTAGCTGCTGCTATTAATTCTGTGTGTGCAGCACAGGGTATTAGTGCTAGAGCAGTTGGTGGTGGTTTACAAATTTATACAGACGGTGAAGATTCATCCGCTGGAGATTCATCAGCAGTTTCTAAAGGTATTTTAGCTGTTAGTGGTGATGCTGGAGTATTAACAGCACTGGCTATTACAGTCGGCGATTACTATCCTCCATCATTACAACAAACCCCACATACAAATGTTCCTACTTGGAAATCAAGTAGCACAACTCCTCGTCCTACAGGCTCTGTATGGGTCAAGTCAACTGAGCCAAATTACGGTGCTCGTTGGATTGTTAAGCGTTGGAACTCTGCAACTAAAACATGGCTCGAGTACAGTGCTCCAATTTATGCAACTACAGCAGCAGCTCTATATTATCTAGATCGCTCAGGCGGCGGTGTTAATATTGCTGCTGATAGTTTATTTGTTCAATCAAATTCTAATGAAGAACTAGGACAAGATGCAACAGCTACATTTAAGGTATGGAAAAAGAAAGCGTCCGGAACAACTAGTGCTACTTCTGCTGTAATTGTTGATGATGAATTTACATCTGCAAATTACGGTTTCAAACTAGCAGAAACATTAGCAGGAAGTTTAGAACTTAGCGGTTATACTGATGTTGAATTTTTAGGAACTGCAAGTGCTGAAGGTAGCGGAATTGTTACAGCTAATAGACTTGCATCTGCTATCAATGCAGCGGGATTTGTACATGTTGTTGCAGAAGTAACTGCAACTAATCAATTAAAGATTACACACAAAGCAGGTGGCGATATTAGAATTGCTTCACATGCTACATATCCAGATCCAATTGGCGCTATTTTTACAATGTCAAGTTTATCAACAGGCGAAGGTACTGCTAACTTCTATGATGCTAATGCTTTTTCATCAACATCAACAGACTACTATGTTATTACAAACTGGATTCCATTAGCAACTGATGCATTTAATGCAACATCTAATGAACCACTAGCTGAACCAAGTGATGGACAACTATGGTACAATACTAACTACGGTGAAATTGACTTGTTAGTTCACAACGGTGAAATTTGGGTAGGTTACAAAGATGCATCAAGCCCATACACCAGCACAGACGTTAATGGTCCAATTGTTGCAGCTACTATGCCAACAAAACAAAGCGATGGAAATACGCTAGTTGAGGGTGATATTTGGGTCAGCACTGCTGATTTAGAAAATTTCCCAAGTATCTATAAGTTTAATCCTGATGGCGGAGCATCTGTTTCTGAGAAATGGATCCTTGTTGATAAAACAGATCAAACTACAGAAGAAGGTGTTTTATTTGCTGATGCACGTTATGGATCTTCTGGTGCTACAAGCAACACAGAAGCCACTATTAAAGAGTTACTAGCATCTAACTTTGTTGACTTTGATTGTCCAGATCCAGTACTATACCCTAAAGGTATGTTACTATGGAATCTACGTAGAAGTGGTGGTAACGTTAAGCGTTATAATAACAACTACATTGACACAGCAGCAAAGAATACACGTTATGAAGCTCTTTATAACGATGCAGGCAATACACCAGTAACTGGCGACGGCCAAAGCTCATACGAAACTGATCGTTGGGTTACAGCTTCACCAAACAACGAAGACGGCTCAGGTAGCTTCGGACGCAAGGCTCAACGTGCGTTAGTTATACAGAAATTAAAGAGCGCAATTGACACAAGTGAAGAAGCTCGTGACGAAGAACGCAGAAACTTTAACTTGATTGCTTGCCCTGGTTACCCAGAAGCAATGCAGAACTTGATTGGTCTAAACTTAGATCGCGGTATGACAGCATTCGTAATTGGCGATAGCCCACTACGTTTAAGAAGTGATTCTACATCGTTATTAGCATGGGGTACTAATGCAAATGCTGCCCTAGATAATGGCGATACAGGAATTGTCAGCTACGACGAGTATGCAGCAGTGTACTATCCAAACGGATTTACCACTGACCTAGGCGGCGCTAATGCTGTTGTTCCAGCATCACACATGATGTTGCGTACAATTGCTCTAAGCGACCAAGTTAGCTATCCATGGTTTGCACCAGCAGGTACAAGACGTGGTGGTATTACTAACGCTACAGCAGTTGGTTACATTGATGCACTAACTGGTGAGTTCCAATCAGTTGCATTAAACGAAGGACAGCGTGATACATTGTATGACTTAAAAGTTAATCCAATTCCGTTCTTTGTTGGTGTAGGATTAGTTGCATACGGTCAAAAGACTCGTGCAAAAAATGCCAGCGCATTAGATCGTATTAACGTAGCTCGTTTAGTAGTATATCTACGCAGTCAGTTGAATAAACTAGCTCGTCCTTATATCTTTGAACCAAACGATAAAATTACACGCGACGAAATCAGAGGCGCAGTAGAAAGTCTATTGCTAGAATTGGTAGGTTTAAGAGCATTGTATGACTTTGCAGTTGTATGTGATGAGTCTAATAATACTAACGCTAGAATTGATCGTAATGAATTGTATGTAGACATTGCGATTGAACCAACTAAAGCAGTTGAATTCATCTACATTCCATTGCGTGTTAAGAACACAGGGGAGATTTAATTAAATGGCACTAACTTCATTAAACAGAATTTCGATTCCGCCAAGTAACGGTAACTCCGGTACCGCTTTACTAATGCCTAAACTAAAGTATCGCTTTAGGGTGATACTATTAGGCTTTGGTGTTGAATCTAGTACTGAGCTAACAAAGCAAGTAGTGGATGTAAAAAGACCAGTTGTAACTTTCGAAGAAATGCCAATTGAGATTTATAACTCAAAGATCAAGCTAGCTGGCAAGCCTTCGTGGGAAGACATCACTATGAATTTAAGAGATGACGCAAACGGTCAAATCCAAAAATTAGTAGGACAACAGATCCAGAAGCAATACGATTTCATGGAACAGGCTTCTGCACGTTCTGGTATTGATTATAAGTTCCAAACTAACATCGAAGTATTAGATGGTGGTAACGGTGCTCTAGAACCAAGCGTACTAGAAAAGTGGGAACTATATGGTTGCTTCTTAAAGAGTGCAGACTACGGTGATGCTAACTACGGCACCAACGAGCCAATGACAGTTGCACTTTCTATCACTTATGACAATGCTATTCAATTCGCCGGTGCAAATGGCACAGGAGTTGAGCGTGGTATTGGTGCGCTAGTTGGTAGAACAATCGGTGAAGCGGTAACTGGTCGTAGTTAATTTACAACTACTCAGAAAAACCCAAGATAATCTTGGGTTTTTTTGTGACATAAATATTGTATGTCCTATTTTACTAGATTTCTCAAAGGCGTTGGCAGTGGCCTAACAACTCCAAAAGGCGGGTTAGCAGACTGGCGCCACGCCTCTAAAATATTCATACCTAATTCTTACAGACTAGCACCTAGAACTAAGTTTATGTTCTATGTTAAGTTTGAACTAAACAAACATGTAATAAGCTCAGGGACATTTACTAATAAACATGCCGACGAAGTAGGATATCTTATTAAGAGTACAGACTTGCCTAAGTTTAAGTTTGAGACAGTTACTAAAAATCAATACAATAGAAAAAAAATAATTTACAAGAACTTTACCTACGAACCTTTATCGATGGTATTTAGAGATGATAGTGCAGGTATTATGAATGCCATGTGGGCATTATATATGAGTTCATATGTTCAAGATCGATTAAATCCAGAAGGTGCATTTTCAAAAACAAACTTAAGACCCGGTGGCGAATCTAGAGATAACTTTAGATATGGATTAGATAAAGCAGGTCGTGCTGACGACTTCTTTAAATCCATTAGCATCTACACTATGAGTCGTAGAAGATTTCAAGGTTATACATTAATTAATCCTAGGGTAACTACTTGGGGACACGGTGCCAGCGATTATACATCAAACGATTTTAACGAAATGTCAATGAACATTGAATATGAGTCAGTGACTTATTCATCAGGTGAAGTAAAACCCGACACTCCCAAAGGATTTGCAACACTATATTATGATTCGGTTCCTAGTCCGTTAACAGTAGCAGGCGGCGGTGTTGCTAATCTTGTAGGCGAAGGTGGAGTGTTAGATGGTTTAGAAAGTATCTTTGGAGATGTAGCTGGTGGGTCTGCATTTAGTAGCCCAGGATCTTTCTTAAGCACCGCAATTAAAGCAGTTAATACAGCAAAGAATATTGGAAAATTAAGTGGTGCCAGTCTTAAAGCTGAACTTACAGGATTGTTAACTAGCCCAGCAGCAATTGGCGGCATAGTAAATACTGTTGGCGGATTAGTAGGTGCAGCCTTTCCAAAAAATAACGGCGGCAACGCTGCTACAGAAGCAACACAAAAAACAATGATACCGGGTTCGGGAGTATAATATGACAACTAGTTTACCAATCCCAACCGTTGAAGACAGTGGAGCAGGAACAAAACTATTTTTTGATACATATAGTAAAAATCCTTTAGAATTTACAGCCAATGACGTTGATGCAACTACTGGATTTTTTACATCAAAGGGATTTGATAAAGATGCTGCACAGTCTACTGCATTAATTTTGCTCAAGCAGGCAAAGACTGATAAGATACCAGTATTTCAAATTTTAGATACTCTTAAGGTGCTCACCGGAATTCAGTTAAGTGCCCTAGTTGGTGAAATTTTAAACAACAATCGAGGTCCTAGTAGTACATTGGGATTTAAAGTTAAAAGTGTTGAAAAAGAAAACCAAACTAGAAACATCTACGCATAATGGCTAAATTTGCACAAGGTAGATTTGAAGTTAAAAATCCCAGCAAGTATGTTGGGAAAAAAGTTCCCTTGGCTCGCAGCAGTTGGGAATTTGTATTCATGAAAATGCTAGACGAGCATCCGGGGGTTCAAAGTTGGGCTAGTGAAAGTATACAGATACCTTATCGTGATCCATTAACAGGAAACTATACAATTTATGTTCCTGATTTCTTTATATGCTATGTTGATAAAAATGGTAGTAAACATGCAGAAGTTGTTGAAGTAAAACCCGAAAGTCAAACAGTATTAGAAAAAGTAGGAAAAAGTCAATATAACCAACAGCAATATGTTAAGAATATGGCTAAATGGGAAGCTGCAACTGCATGGTGCAAACAACAAGGTATTAGATTTCGCGTAATCAATGAAGGTGATATTTTTCATCAAGGCTCAAAACGTAGATAAGTATTCGTATGACAAAGAAACTAGAAGACCTTTTTAACTTGGACGAAAAAAATAAGCCCGAAGTCGAAAATACACCAATTAGAAAAGCTACAGAAGTTGCTGATTTAAATAAACAGTATGAAGCAGTAACAGCTATCACCCAAACATTACCAGATATTCAAGAGCTTAATGAGCTAGACGAAGCGGAATTAGACAATCTAGCAACCAAGGCAGAGCAAGCATACGATGACTTAATGGACCTAGGAATGAACGTCGAAGTTCGATATTCGGGTCGAATTTTTGAAGTTGCTGGAACTATGTTAGGCCATGCAATTACAGCAAAATCTAACAAAATTGAGAAAAAATTAAAAGCTATTGATATACAGCTAAAGAAATATAAAATTGACAAAGATAACAACGAAGACCCAAATGATGTTATTAACGGTCAAGGATACGTACTTTTAGATCGAAATGAGCTACTTAAGAAATTAGGCAAAAAAGAATAAATATACATATGAAAACTTTTAAAGAATATCTCACCGAAAGTAAGAAAGTCTATAACTTTAAGATTAAAGTAGCAGGCGAACTGCCAGAATCGTTTCAGGAAAACTTAAAAACAAGTTTGGGTCGATGCGGAGTCTCTAAATTAACAAAGATCTCAACTACTCCTATTCAAGCATTGCCTTTAGATTTTCCAAATCATCCAAATACAGAAGTTCATGTATTTGAAGTTATTTGCGATTATCCTGTTACAGCTCCAGAGCTTGCAACTGATGTTAAGGCATTAGGATTAGCCGAAACATCTTTTAGAATTAGGGGCATTGATGAAGACTCTGAATCGCCTCTAGTAGAGCCAACTGAAACAGCACTACTCGACGAAGCTGAATATAAAGATTTAAAAATCAAACACAAAGATTATTTCGGCGATGATTTTAACAAAAGTTTTCTGAAAGATTTAGATAAAGCCGCCAAGGCCCGTAAAAAGGAAGGCGTACAAACAGAATATAAACTGCCCAAGGGCAAAACAGATAAAAACGGCACCAAGAGTGCTCTAGGGAGTTAATACATGGATTTTAATCAATTAATGGCAAGGATGCGTGAGCTGGATGCTCCAGTTCAAGCACCACAAGCAGCAGTACAAGAATGCGGAGATCCTATGGGCATGCCTAGCCCAATGCCTTCGTCTATGAATACTCAACCTCCTCCTGCACATCCTAGCATGACGGTTAATCTTAATGCACAAGGTATGGATAGTATTGAAAGTTTACTAAAGTTAATGACTAAAGTAAATCCAGATATGATTAATCAGCCGATGCCTGCAATGCCGCCGATGCCTGGATTATCATCTGAGCCTAGCATGATAAGCATTAAGCCTGAGTTACCTCCATTAAAGATGTTACCGGATTTTGATAAAGAACCACACAGCGAACCAGATGCTGATAACATGGGCAGTCCTAGCGACAACGATGCTGACAATATGCCTCCGATGGGCGACCTGGATAGCGACAGCGACGATAATGGCATTGATGCTATTCAAAAGTCTATGGGTGACAATGATGGTGACGGTGATCACGACATGCATGATCATGAAATTGAAAAGAAAGAAAAAGATGAAGCATTTGGTAATTCTTTAAATGATTCAGAGTCAGATTACAAAGACATGAGTGCAGCTATTCCTAGTGGGAACGATTTAAATAAACCTAAGAGCACATTCCCTAAAGTTGCAGGTGGCGACAATCCAATGCAACGTACTCAAACTAAAGAAGCTCTACGTGCAAGTATTCGTGCAGAATTATTAAGCAGACTAAACGAAGTTAAAGGAGCCAAATAATGGGAGCAGTAACAAGAGTAAACGGTCTACGGAATACCGTTGGTACATTGTATACCGATAATTGCAACATGTTTGTAATTCAAGTACAAAACGCTGCTAACAGCAACAGAGATCTACGTGCAGAAGATGATGCAGTTGATGAAGCAGTGGAATACATTGTTAAGGAACTAAATCCATTAGCATTCTTTGTAGTTGATGCAGCTACAGGTCTTATGTATGTTGTAATGGATAAGAACAGAAGTAGCGCAAGCGAATTGCAGGTTCGTATTCGCAATATGGGCACAGCAGTAGGTGTTAATAGTATCGATGTAACAGGTACTGATGTTACATTAGCAACCGCATTAACATTAACTTAATTTTTAAATTAAAATCAAATAGGCTCTCCGGAGCCTATTTTTATGAGTAAATAACAGTATGGCAAAATCACTAGACGGTAATTTAATTAAGAAAGCGCATGCTCCTCAACGATATACGTTAGAGGAAGTTAAACACCTTGAAGCCTGCATGGATCCTGTAACAGGACCATTATACTTTGCCAAAAACTTTTTGAAGATTCAGCACCCTACAAGGGGAAGTATTCCGTTTGAGCCATACGAATATCAAGAACGATTAATTGACTCTTATCATAACAATAAACAATGTATTGCTATGTTGCCTCGTCAGATGGGCAAGACAACCTGTGCCTGTGCATATCTACTTTGGTACACAATGTTTGTACCGGAATCACAAGTACTGATTGCAGCACACAAGTATGAAGGTGCGCAAGACATTATGAATCGTTACCGCTTTGGTTACGAGAACTTGCCTGACTTTATTCGTGCTGGTGTGTATTCATACAATAGAAATACCATCGAATATGATAATGGTTCACGTATTCAAGCAGTGACTACAACAGAAAATACAGGACGTGGTAAATCTCTTTCATTGATATATTGTGATGAGTTTGCATTTGTGCAACCTCCAGAGAAAGCCAAAGAGTTCTGGACAGCATTAAGTCCTACATTATCAACCGGTGGTAAATGTATTATTACATCAACACCAAACTCAGACGAAGATCAATTTGCGCTTATTTGGACAGAAGCTAATAAAAAGTTTGACGAATTCGGCAACGAACAAACAGTAGGTACAAATGGCTTTGCTTCATTCTTTGCACACTGGGCAGAGCATCCGGATCGTGATGAAAAATGGGCTCAAACAGAACGTGCTAAGATTGGTGAAGAACGTTTCCGTCGTGAATTTGATTGTGAATTCTTGATCTTTGATGAAACATTAATTAATGCAGTAAAGCTAGTTGATATTAAAGGAGTTGAGCCTAAAATGGTCATGGGGCAAACACGTTGGTACAAAGATATTGATCCAAGGGCAACATATCTTGTGGCACTAGATCCTAGCTTAGGTACAGGCGGAGACTACGGTGCTATACAAGTCTACGAAATGCCCAGTATGACTCAAGTAGCAGAGTGGCATCATAATATGACTCCTGTTCAACAGCAGGTAAAACACCTTCGAGAAATTTGCAAATATATACAGGATCGCGGTACCGAAAAGGGAGGAATTCCTCAAATATATTATAGTGTTGAAAATAACACTGTTGGTGAAAGTGCATTAATATGTATTACAAATATTGGAGAAGAAAACTTTCCGGGATTGTTCCTAAGCGAACCAATACGCAAAGGACATGTTCGTAAATTCCGCAAAGGATTTAATACAACGCACAAGTCTAAAATTTCAACATGTAGTCAATTTAAACATATGTTAGAAACTAACAAGATGACAATTTACTCTAAGCCCTTGGTTTCTGAATTAAAGACTTTTGTTGCACACGGAGTAGGTTTTGGAGCCAAGTCGGGAGAACACGACGATCTAGTCAGTGCAACATTACTAATTATACGCATGGCAGGCATCTTAGCAGACTGGGATCCTAGAATATATGAAAAAATGACAGATAAATTGACAGAGGATCAACTGCCTATGCCTATATTTGTCAGCAGTGGGTTTTGATAAATATAACTATGGACGCAACAAACAATATAGCCACAGATTTATTCTACAAAGTTAGAAGCCGTTTTCAAGGCCTAAAATTAGGCAACGAAACAGGTGAAATTACCATCAACCCAGAAGAAGCACGTTTCTTTGACTTTGATTACATGGAAGGGCAGAATCCAATTGGACATGTTAGCATTAGCCTAGCAGAGCCTAGTTCTATGAAAGTATATTTCAGTTCAGGTATCACTGAAGCAATGGATGGTGGGCAAAAAACCAATTGGTACAAGTTTTTAAAAGAACTTAGAATGTTTGCCAAGCGTAGACTAATGGCATTTGACACTAGAGATATTGCCAAAGACAACTTAGATAAAAGAGATTATGCTTTTCTAAGTCAAGCAAACAATCCTCAAAAGCAAAACCCTAATACAATAGTAAACCGAGTCGGAGAATCAATTATGAGTGAAAGCCAATTATACGGTAGCAAAACAATGAGCTACCAAAAATTAATGGACACCAGATTAATCATTAAACACAGTCATGCACTGACAGATGATATGCAACCTGGTGCAAGAAGCAGAAATATTTCAGCATTGTTTGTTGAGAATCAAGATGGTGAACGTTTTAAATATCCATTCATTCATCTAAGTGGTGCTAGAGCTATGCAACGTCACGTTGCTAACGGCGGTGTGCCATACGACGATATCGGTAAGAGTATTACATCAATGAGTGAAGAAATTGCTCAATTAAAAAGTTTTAGCAATTATGTTGTTCGTAATGATTTAATGAATTCAGGCAATAACGGAATTGTTGAACGTAGCCAGACTCAATTGGCAAACTTAAGAGAACAGATGACTAAGCTGGCCAAGCAAAGTCATTACGAGGCATACAAAGAATCCTTTCAGGTACAGGCACCTATGGAAGTTCCTGAAGATGTAGTTGAACAGTTCACTGATCAATTTACAGTTAGAAATTTCAAAGAAGATATTAGATCTGTATTCCCAGTTCTGTATAGACTAATGAAGGAATCAGAAATAGGCTATAACGACATAGTCGAAATGACATCACAAGATTTTGTAGAGGCCGATGCAATCGAAGGCAATGATCCTTTTGATAAATTTGAATCATGGGTAATGGAGTTAGGTGAAGCTTCGGCAATTGCTAGTCAAGACCCAGAAGAGCAGCAATTAGCCTTACAAAATTTGCAAGAATTAGTTAAACAGCATTTTCCAGCAGGCGTAGATGGACAAAATGCTATTGAAAGTCTAAAAGGCATTATAGAAGATCCACAATTGTTTCAAGCAATTAAGGAACAATCAAAACAAGACCCGGACAGTTGCGTAAGAGGCCTAGTAAAAGAATGGTTACAACAAAATGCTCCAGATACTCTAGAACAATTAGACTTTGGAGATTTTGTTGAAGAACCTGCACCTGAAGATCCAATGCAGTATGCTAACGACGCAGCTGATGCTGATGCAGAATACTACGGACAACAAGGCGAAGGTCTTGATGAAGCAGCTAGCCCCGGCGATTACGAAATCGACGGTGACATGGCTACTGTAGAATTTGAAAGAGACGAATCAGGCAGACCAAAAGTTACAAAAGTTATGATTGGAAGTACTGACATCACAGCTATTGTTGATTTAGAAGCTGTGGCCGACGGTGTTGACTATGAAGATGCAGAAAGTCCAGCTGAAGATGTTTATATAATGTTAGATATTGATATTGAATCAGATTATAATCCAGCAGAGCGAGGTTCAAGAGAACATGGAACTGGCCTTCAATTAGAACCAGATTACGATGCATATAGTGAGATTACAGGTATTACAGCATACGGTAATGGAAAGAAAGTTTCTATATACACTGATGATTTTCCGGAAAGTGTTCAAGAAAGAATTCAAGAAATTGCAGACGAGATGAACAGCGGCGACGATGATGACGGGTATGATGATAGATACGAAGGTATGGAAGAAGGTCCGGACAAAAAAGATATCCCAGCAGCACAGCGTAAGGCAAGTGGAGACGCAGATTGGAAAGTTTCTCAACAAGATTTAGAAAAAGAAAAAGACAGCAGAATTAGCCATAGGGATACATTAGCTAAAAACAGAGGCGCAAACATACAAGAGTTGGCAGAATTTATTCATAGCTTTTACGATAAAGATTCAGGTACATTCCCTAAAGGCCCAGAAGGCGTTTGTACAATGGTAGGCAAGAAATTTGGCGAACAGGCAGAACAAGTTGCTCGTAAATTTGTAGAAAGAATGGCACCACAACAGAAAGATCCACAGATTGCAGAATTATCTCGTATTAAACAATTGTCAGGCATTAGTCAAGGCATAGGAATGTAACAATTTCGTCGCAGTTAGAGTCTAGTTAACTCTATTAGATTGGGCACTTAGGTGCCCTTTCTTTTGGCTAAATTGATTGTCAACGAAATCTGTCTCTAAGGCGTTGTATATGTATGCTAGGAGGCATTATGTATGAAACGTTTAGCTACTACACTGATTGCGAGTCTGACACTACTAAGTGGGACAAGTCAAGCAAATCCGAATCATTGGAATCATCATGGTCATCGTCAAGGTGCGCCTCGTGTAGAATGGATTGCTCCGCTTGTGATCGGAAGCGTAGTAACGTATGCTCTAACAAGGCCTACGCCACAGCCAGTAATAGTACAACAATGGCCAGTACAAGTGTATCCTAACACCCAACCATTTGCACCAATAGGTTATCATTATGAGAATATTCTCGATGCTAATTGTAATTGTTACAGACTGGTATTAGTTCAAAATCAACCTTAAAGGAAATATCATGAACAAACTTATCGCAACTTTAATCGTATCAACATTCGCAGTGTCTGCTTTCGCCGCTGAGCCAGCTAAAGCTCCTGCTGCTCCTGCTGCTCCTGCTGCTCCTGCTGCTACAGCAAGTGCTCCGGCACCGGCTGCTGCAACACCGGCTAAGAAAGAAGAAAAGAAAGCAAAGCCAGAGGTCGCAAAAGCTGATGCCACTAAAAGTGCAACACCAGCACCTGCCGCTAAGGATACCAAAACAGAAGCTGTTAAGAAGTAATCCACTTAGAAAGTCTTTGATACTCGGAGGGAGCGATCCTTCCAGTACCATTGACGATGAAGATCTAATAACAAGTTATCGTCGTCGTGATTTAGACAAGTCAGATAGAATCCAACCAGATGATATTAGTGATTATGTACTAGTTAGATTGGCAGTAGCCAGAGCAAAAGCAATGGCAGCGTATAGAAAGGCCCACGCATAAGTGGGCTTTTTTATTGGTAGAAATATATTCAAATTTAGATAAGATAGTCGTTGACTTTACTAAATAAAAAGCACATAATAAAACATGTGCATAAGGCATATAAACATTTTAGGCATATACAGGAGGCATATAAAATGGCTACATTAGCAGAAATTCGTGCAAAACTTCAAGAAGCACAAGGCAAGTCCACAGGACAATCCACCGGCGGTGGAGACAACGCAA